AAATAAAGCAGATAGAGGGGAATCATGAGAGATAGAGATCGAATGGAGCAAATCTTAGTTAAAATTATGAGAGGTTGGCGAGGTGTTCCTGATCTTAGACTCGGACAATTATTGCTCAATGTAACATCATTAGCAAAGAAAGATCTATATTATGTAGAGGACAAAGAATTAGCTAACCTTGTATTCAAATTTTTGGGAGGTATAAAAGAAAGCGATGGTGGATAAAAAACAGATTGTGGTTAGTGATGAAGAACTTTTTAAAAAAATCAAAATAGTAGTACAACATTTAGAATCAAAGAAATCTGAAATTAAACTTGTTCCAGCAATAATGGTTATATTGCTATTCCTAAATCTTGTAGCTAATACCTGTATGATCTTGATATTAACTTCTTATAAAAAGCATATTGTGGACTATGTAAAATTCGAACATATTGTGAGTGAAGCAATTCAACAATCTGCGATAATAGCAAATAAAATTGAAGCTGTTGAAGGTAGAACTTACACATTTAGTGATCATTTAATTTTTAATACAAATGAACTCTCATTGTTAAAGAAAGACTATGAGAAAAGATTTGGACTTATCGGGGACGACCAATATGCAAAACCAGACGCAACCCCAAAAGAAGAATGATATCACTATAATAGCAAATATGGATGGTAACATTCATTTCGTAAAACAACTCAAAACTCCGGCACAATTATGGTATTATTGTACAGTCTATCCAGAAGATGTAACTATCATCTATGCAGAAAGAAAATATAGAAATCGCGAAACAAGTTACCAAGATGATGGTTACTACGAATCAATATTTAGATTAATATATGATATAAAATGGGAAGGCTCTAAATTAGAAAAATACATAAATAAAAAAATGGAGGAATACGACCGTGAACAAGAGAAGGGAAATAAAACGATTAGCCGAAAAGGCTGTGGGTGACATAATAGAAATGTTATACAAACATACGACTCCTATTGGATCAATATGCATTCAAGTAGCAACAAATGAATTACCACCTGATGATATTCCTATCTTACACTTAGCTAATGCAGAAGTAACTGTTGATAAATCGATTGTATTATCTCCAGTGAGATATGTTTTAGCGCCTGAATATTTCGGTGAAAGAATTCGTGATAAGATGAAATTAGCTGCAAGAAAAGAGGAACTCAGAGCTAAAAGTATAGAAGATGCTGCTCAATATTTTGTTGATAAATTGAAGACAGAAGGAATTGATAAATCTATAATATATTTAGAAGAAACTGGATTCAATGATTATGGTATTAGACAAGTATTCAGTTCTGTACTGGATAGAATTCAACAAAAGAATCCACCTCGTCCGGAACCAGTTAATATAGATTTAGAAGAAATAGAGCCTATGCCTCCACCTTCTCCTCCACCAGAACCAATCGCAGAACCACTATCTACTCGGGAGGAATTGATATTACGTGATCAAATAAGAAGAAGACCAACTCGGACTATTGTTGAAGATCTTGATTCGATAATTAATACGGAACTTCGAGATTCTCACACAGGGGATACGTTGAATATACCACCTATATATGCTGATGACGAACAAGTTCGAGCATGTAGAGTAATTAGATCGTATTTTGATGATATCACTGATACTAATTTCATTGGGTTTGAGGATAAAATAGAAATTACTACTCGTGCAAGAGGACAAAACATATCAGTTGATGTAATACGATCAATGATTGCTATGTTTAATAATATACGGCAAATTGGACAAAGACATACTAGACTTAATACTAATCATAGAGCCCAAGCACAAGCATTAGTGCACTACCTTTTTGGTAATGACACAGTTATTAGTCTTAGAAACGGTGGAAGACTTACACTCTGTGGCCAATTATTGGGAGTATATGAACCATACGTGATTGAAGAAGTGGCAAAACACAATACAAAAGCGAATCGAATACTTAATGCAACAGATGCGGTCAATTCGGTAAGAGAGGTCGATACAGTAGACGAAGAGGATCTTCAAGCTGCAGCAGATGTTTACGATCGAGTCGTAGAAGATGCTCGAGGGGATCTTCCAATCCCAACAGCATCTCAGTTAGATGAAGCTCGAATAGTTGATAATGAAATGGAATGGAGAGAACATACTGAATTTCGATTAGGACAGATAGATCCAAATAGAAATTATGTCCAAGTAATCGAAGAGTATTATACTGATTTCATTCATAACATTGGATGGATTAGTGATCCGGACAGATCTTATTTGACCCTTGAACTTTGTCGTCAATCAGGGCCAACAAGAACATCACGGACTCCAGCAATTATGCACGAGGTTATTAACATTCTTAATTCTCGAGAGCATCTTCCTGTAACGCCATCTAATGATTTATCAGATATTGATAATGAGGATTTAAGAGTATCAATTGATCAATTTAATGACTTAAACAGACAATTAAATCATTTAGATCCAAGTGGCGGTTGCCGTGTCGCTATTCAAGATTACTTTAATACTTTTCTATATTCTATTGGATGGATTTCCTCGGAGGATCGAAGTCAACTGATAGACCCTATTTGTGAAGAACGAGATATTAATCCTGATCTTATGAATCACATTGTTACATTTCTTAATAGTCGTGAGAATCTCCCTGTAGGTAGATCTGTTCCTACTCGAGGTATTTTTAATAGACCCAGTGAAGAAGTTCCAACACCTGCTCGAGTAGTATCCGATGAGGAGGATGATGAAGAGGAATTACCAGAAGGGTTTACCCCTGAGGAATTAATCATTGATATAGATGATATACCTCCTTCAAATGAAAGGCACGTTGCACATAGGTTGATTATTGACTATTTAAGAGGTGAAAATATAGATGTTGATTATATTGATAATGCTCATCGCGGAGAACTATTAGAATTGGCAACATTCGAAGAGATAGAACATAATGTAATGACTCAAGCGATTAATCAGTTTAATGGGGATGAGGAGGATCGCCGTAGACTTTTTGATGAAATGGAAACTCGACGAGAATCTGCTGAAGAACCAACAATAACGATTACTTCTGAAACAGTTCTTGATGGTACTATGCAGAGGATTAATGTTGATGTTGCGGCGTTACAATTATTTGCCCGTATAACTGGGACAACAAGGGATGATGTAGATTCAATAGGGCGACGAGTTAGTGACGAACTAACAACAGAACTATTCGCTCGTGCAGATGAAAACAATATTCCTAGGGACAGTATGTCTTGGGCTATTCGAACGTACAATTCAATACATGGGAATGAACCGATGAGCACTTATAATGATGAGCATAGTAGGCAATCTGTTATACTTATAAACTCTAATTATGAGTCAAACTATATTATTAGTGATGACGACAGATTAGACATGATACACAAAGCAGAATTATTTGGTATAGACTCCCACATATTTATATCAAGACTTGATATACATAATCGCGCGGCACATATACTTAATGAGGCAAGTGAAGAGGCAAGTGAACCTGAAACTATTCCGAGGCATGAACGAATTTAATATTTAAACATTTAATAAAGAAATTATAATTTAGGAGAATGATAAATGTCTCATGGAGGGAACATTTGTCATTTCTCTGTTAGTGGACACTCTCCGGAGTTTCACTTTTAAGTTGGCTGGGGGTAGAGAGAGATCTTTGCCCCCACATCTTTTATTTTTTTCAACTAAATGTTTGGAGGCGACTATGGGCGAAGTAAGATGTCCTAAATGCAACAGTTTCGATTGTGTTAAAAAGGGCAAAACAAAGGATAAACAATTTCAAAGATTACAATGTAAATCATGTAAAAAAGGATTTCAAGTAGAAACAAGTATTGTAAATCGGCAAACAAACTCGCCACATGAAGAATTAAGAATTGTTAAGCATCCAGATGGAGCATTTAGTATTAATACAGTTAGATTTGTTGATGCTGGAAGAAAAGATAAGATAGCAGAGAACAAAGAATATATCGTATCCAAAGTATCAACATACAAAGATATTGTGTCTTTTACAAAAGGATTTGCACAATCTGTTAATCCACACGAAATTATGTTAAATAGATTATTAACTGATTCATTAATACATGAAATAGAATTAATATTTCAACCAAACATATCTCAACATATTATTAATCTTCTTGAAAACATGGCGAGAGGATTGAAATGGGGTGATAATGTTTGAAATTCTTACGAACTTCAACAATATGTCGTGGTGGGAAGGAGCGACATTATTCTATATATTTATAGTATGGGCGATATCAACATATAGTCTTATTAAATATATAGTAAAGTCTTTAATCGCAAGAGGGGAAAAACAAAAACGATGAAAACAAAAGATTATCAATCATTTATAGAAGATATTAGAACTGGGGTAATCTCCCCATATCAAATGTATAACACTGATATTGATTACCCACAATATTTCGCGGCCCAACATTATTTAAATCACCCAAATGATACGATTGACAAGAATATGCCCGTTCCTATATGTTTTCTTGATATTGAAGTGTATACTGGTAATGCTGGCGAATTCGCTAAACCAATAGAAGCTAAATATCCAATGAATGCGTTTACTTTGAGAAATTCGTTTGAGAAGAAATATGTATCATTTTATATGCTAACAAATAGAAATGCTAGCAAGTTTCCGCATGATGATATTAAGATTGCTATAGATTATTACAAAAAAGAATTGGTAGAACATGGATATCTACAAGAAGATGAAGATATTGAAATTCATTTATTTAATCAGGAACTACCAATGTTGAAATCATTTTGGAACTATATACATAGTACAGACCCTGCTGTAATAAGTGGATGGTATAGTAGTGAATTCGATATTCCTTACATGTATCATAGAGCTTGTAAATTGACTGATGATGAAAGAGGATTTGAAGCTGCACAAATAATGAGTAAATTCGGAGTTATAAAGAAAACCAAATTTAAGAATAAAGTATTAGTCAATATTAGTGATTATACAGATATGGATTTAGCATATCTTTATCGTCCTCGCGACGAAGGCGGATTAAATTATGGGAAGAAACAAGCATCGTATGCATTAGATTGGGTAGCGGACAACGTTTTAAAATTGAAGAAACTGGAGTATAAAGGGTCTGGTATGACACTAGACACATTTTATGATCGAGATCCAGTTAATTTTCTTTTGTATAATATTATTGATGTTGTATTAATTAAATTATTGAACGAAAAATTAAGGCATATTGAATCCCACAACATGCTAAGGAGATTAATGAAGACTCCTATTGGAGTTGCAATGAGAGGTCCTGCAATGTTGTTTGATACAATGACTCAATATAACTTATCCAAAGAAGGGAAATATACTCGATATGGATTAGTTAATGAAACGACACAACAAATAACTGCTCCTCAAGTATCACAATTGCCTAAACCGAAAGATAGTTCTGTTAAATGGTCTATCGAAGAAGTAACTGAGGAGAAATATAGAACTATTGTTACTCGATATCCTGGAGCATATGTTAAAGAAGGGTTAGGAAAAACAATCTCTCTTAAGGATGGTATTACAATTGATATGGATGCTACTGCTCTATATCCTAGTATGATGCTTCAATACAATATTAGTTTTGATAGTATGTTCGGTAGAGTGATTGATCCCATTTGTTATGATTTCTTACATTTGATCGATAAACATATTGGTACAGGTGTGCCCTTTCCTCCTGGGTTATATAATAAATTTCTTGAGTATTCTAAACATTATACTCAACGAATTTCTCCTCAGAACAAAGGTGACTATACACAATATGTATATTATATCTTGTCACATCTAGTAACTAAATTGATTAATTCTAGAGTTCACATAAATAAATTATTGGTTCCTGAAATTAGAGAACATTATATTATATTAAAACTATATCTATTACCACTAATTGATTTATTGACAGAAGTACATGATAAATCAGAAGAATATAATACGTTTTCACACGACTATCTTCTGAACGGCAAAACGAATGTACATCATGTATGGGTTGTAGAGAATATAAATGAACCAACAATTAGAATTACTAGAGTTCTTGTATCAGAATTTCAAGATTATTTAGTTAAGAACAACATATCGTTAAATTTAGCAGGAACTTTACTTTACACGCATCAACATAAGCTTGGAGTATTTGCAGGATTTCTTCATGAGATTTTACAATTAAGAGGCACTTATAAAGATAAAAGAGACACTTATCCAGAAGGATCTGATGAATACAAGTTCTATGATATGCGGCAGTTTGCGACTAAGACCACTGCAAATTCGACTTACGGCTTGATGGGGCAATCAACCTTTAGATACAGTGATAAATGGGTTGCTAAGACCATTACTGTTAATGGTCGTCTAACATTAAAAATATCACAGATTTGCGGTGAACTATTTCTAAGGGCACAGAGGGAACAAATGAGATGATATTTGACAAAGAAGACGTAGAAACTATATTGCTTGAATACGTTGAATATGGAGTACTAGAAATAACAGGACAGAACTCAGAATTACAACCATCATTCAGATTTACAGAAGCACATTTAACAAAAATAATTGAAGGTGATCCTTCTTATATTAGATTTATAGAACGAAGATTTAACATTGAATGTGATAAAGAACTTGTTGAAATTTATAAGAAGATGTTAAAAAGTCACGCGAAACAAACGAAACTAAATTAATTATTCATGTTGTGATATATCAAATATTTCTAAAAATATAAAGAAATATTATGATATATAATAAGGAGTAAAATATGGGTAACAAATCTGATGATGTACCACAGGCGTTTTCTATACAAACAGGAAACACAAGAACAGTATATCTCGGTCCAATACACGAGGGACCAGGGAACATTTTACAACAAAATCAATCATTGCCCGTTGAAATAGGTCCAGAGCCAACTCATATTACGGATTATCCAACAGATGCTTTCACTCCGCCACCTCTTTCACATCAGGAAATTGTGATATCGAGTGAAGCATTAAAACAAGGAGTCCAATTTGATTCTACATCAAATATGAATTCAATGAAGCAAAAATCTCAGTATCACATAATAGATTTATTTTGGTTAATCAATCCAAAATATGGGCGATCTGAGATGCCTCAAGACGAAGCGCATTTTTGTCAAATCTCATTTAATATTGACTTCGGCAATTTAAAGATTACATTATATAAAATCCCAAATGGATCATTACAAGGACACATATTATATTTAATGTCGTTACACAGATTGACGTCCGGTACAATTTATCCGTCGTCTATTTTTAATTTAATTTATAGCGATAGGAGGTTTCAAAAGAATAAAGCAACCAATAGTATTGATACAGAAAATATAGAACCAATTAAATTTACATGTCTAGAACAATTAATACAACATACGGGCGAGAATTGGCAGAGAAATCGCCCGCTTTGTCATTTTACTATTAATGACACAATTAAATTACATATACGCGATCCACTAAGTGGAGCATTTTACTATGATTTTAAAGGTTGGCAAAAAGATGCAATATTACATTCAGCAAAATTTGTTGTTGATAACGGGTATATCTTAACAGGTAATCAGAATATCAACAGTGGTTAAGGAGACACACAATCATGTTGAATTACAACAAAGTTATTCTTTGTGGTGTAGTTTGTAACACTCCGACACTTCGTCATAATGGTACTGGAACAAGTGTAACGAATTTCACCTTAAAGACAATCGAACGATGGAAGGATAAAAAGACAGGGAATATTAAGAAACATTCCAAATATCATAAGATTGTCGTTTGGGGATTGAATGCAGAGCAAACAGTTAAATTTGTTAAAAAGAATGTGATTGTATTAGTGGAGGGGTGTCTCAATTACCATAAGTACCCAAAAAATGGGGATCAAAAGAATATTGCAGAAATTAAAGCATCAAATGTAGAATATCGTGGCGTATTAAAGATTAAAAGATCTAATTATAAAGAAGAGATAAATCGTGATGATTTACCCGTTAACAAACCACAGGAGATAAACATACATGACCTCGATAACTGATGTGCAGAAATCTAAGCCATCTATAGATTTACCGATACAAAGAGTGGGCATTACAGAATTGAAAGTTCCAATATTTATAAGTGAGCAAGATGGTAGCTACCAACACACAGTTGCTGATGTCGACGTATTTGTTGACCTTGCTGCAACTTCTAAAGGTACACATATGTCTCGTCTCGCAATCGGTGTTCAAAAATTTATAGATCAACGATTAAATTCGAATCTACTAAGTGACATTGCTGAATATATAAGAAATAAATTAGATGCACAAACAGCACAAATCATTTATAGGTTCCCTTATTTTATTAAAAAATTAGCACCTGAATCAAAAGAACCAGGACTCATATATCACAATGTAGTGTTTGACTTAACTCGTACACATAAGGAAGATACAATATTTAGAATGAGTACAGAAACAACTGCAACAAGTTTGTGTCCTTGTTCGAAAGAAATATCTGATGATGGCGCACATAATCAAAGATCAAAAATCAAATTAACTGTTATCCCTAGAAATTCTTGCTTTGTGTGGCTTGAAGATTTAATTAATATTAGTGAACAAAATGCTTCTTGTGAAGTATATAGTTCTCTAAAAAGAATCGATGAAAAACACGTCACAGAAAGAGCATATAATAACCCGATGTTTGTTGAAGATATGGTTCGTCAAATATATCAAACTCTTTCTAAACGGGATGATTTGCAATGGTTTATGGTGGAAATCACAAATGAGGAATCAATTCACCAGCATAGTGCGTATGCGCGTATGTCAAACTGGTAAAAAATGGTGGGGAGAAATCCCCACTACATCATTAATCGAGAGAAATAATAGATCAGTTTAATATTAAAGGAGGAAAAATGAAAGGATTAGTTGTATTATTAGTATTAGTAATTGGAGTTGGAATCTCTTTTGGTCAAACACCGGGAGATAATGAAGAATCAGGTAAATTGATAGTTACAATAACGGATGAAGATGGAAATTTAGTCTCGTTACCTTCTGAGCCTCATGTAGCACCTATAGTGACTAATGATTCTCTTTCTCCACCAAATTCTGATCTTCCAGCACCAATAGATTTAAAAATTAATAATGTGCAATACAATGAATAAGAAACAATAGACTCACATATAAAAGGAGGTAAAAATATGGAAAAGAAGTGGTATTTTGCAATAGGTTATATGTTAAGTATTGTGTTGGCGAATTTGACAGTCGCTTATTTTGGTTTAGTTACATGGTTCGGATGGCTTGTATTCCCCGCTGGAGCAATCTGGATTGGACTTTGTTTCTCTCTAAGAGATTTTGTTCAACGGGAATTTGGGCATAAAGATGTTTGGTATTTCATGATAGCAACCACTGTTATTACTACAATCATGAGTATCATTTTATCACACCTTCCTGTACCATTATGGAAGGTTGCTGTAGGATCTGCATTAGCATTTATTGTGTCTGAAGCTATCGATTGGTTGGTTTACTATTATCTTAAGAAAGATATCATTTGGAGGATATGTGTGTCCAACTTATTTAGTGTACCAATTGACTCTATAATATTCGTGGGAATAGTCTTCGGAAGTTTTAGCTTTCTCGCGCCTCCAGTATGGGGACAGACAATAGTCAAATATATAAGTGGGCTGTTAGTTATACCGATCATTATCTATTTTCGCAAAAAAACAGCAGAACCTGTAACAGCATAAGGAGATTTAAGAAATGAAAGTTAAACTGAATTTCTTACTAGGGCAACCTACAGTTAATGGTCGATTTTACGAACCTACGATGTTGAAAGAACAAATAGATAATTTAATTAAAGTAAACGGTTGCATATTAGTAGGCCCGGATTCAAAACAAATTAATGAAGCAGATGGGTCTGTTGCTGAAGAAGTTATTGTCGGATCTGTCAAAGAATATGAGATTCTTGAAACCGGAGAAGTGATCTTTGAAGTTGAAGGAATGACAGATCAAACAGAAGCTTATATTTCTAAAAATCCTGGCGTAATTAAACTTTCAATATTTGGTTTCGGTAACATGGATGAAAACAAAGTTGTCCGAGACTTTACACTCACGTCATTATTTATGACAATGGACTAGGCTATGCATGAAAAAAAATATTCTACAACGGCTTGCCGAAAGAGTATTACCTGTATCTCTATTAATGGAGCTAAATAAACGAGAAAGGCAAACATTTAAAGGGGAAAATATGTTTAAAGTTGTAAAAGATGTGGATGAAATACAGTCAATAGCTTCTCAGGCTAAATTAGAAAAAAATATTTTCATTTGTACCCGTTCGAATGAACGATTGATCCGGCAAAACATAGACGGAACTCTCAGTCTGATTTTAAATCGTGACGAAAACTTATCTACGGGGAAAAGTGCCTTCGGTGGGAGTATGTCAGTATTTGAGTATTGGCCCCAGATAAAGATGTCCATTCCGCAAGGAATTAAAATTCATATAGACGACCCATCATTCTCCTTTAATTTCTTTGATAAGATTTATCCAGACTGTAAAATGTTTTATGAGAGTAATAAAGAAACAGACTCAAAGTCGACATCGTTTAATGAATTGCCACCGCATTTTATAATGACAGATTTTTATATCACATTTTATATTGATCTACACAGATTAAAGAACATCAATAAAACATTTCTTCTTAAAAAAGGGCAAAGTATCGCGAATATATTCTTAAGCGAATTGCCACATTTTAGAGATTATGGTGGTGAATTAGAAAACATATATCTTATCATGAATGATGAGATATTTAAAACATTCATTGACATATTTTAATAATTTCAATTTATATAAAGAAATTATATAGATAGTTGTTCATGTTTTTATTCTGCTTTAAACATGAACATCTCCTTCTGCGGGCGCTCCCTTGTCAGGGGCGCCCCAACTTTATATAGAAATTGTAAATACAAGTTGTCTCAATTATAATCTTTTATTAGGGCTACATAGGGTGAGATAAAAAGAAAATATAAAGGAAACACCATCTCATAACCCATAACCCTAAACAAAGGAGAAGTATTATGAGTGCAGACAACGGAGTTTACATTCTAATCACCCCGGTATCTTTAGATGATTTAGAAAATGTCTTAGAATATCGGGTTGCTCATTGCCGGGCAATCGAAAATATTTATTCTGAAGAGAATCAAAAGAAATATCTTCAGATGTATTTCGGTGAATGTCAACCAACTACATTACGTCTGGCAGCAATAACAGAGGCACACGATCTATATGATTCAATTGAAAAAGATGGCATCGTTGAATACGGTGTCCAAACTATCCGATTGAATATTATATTTCCTACCCTCTAGAATTGCAAAGACTGGGTAACTCTACCTTTGGAGTTACCCAGTTTTTACCTTTAAGAAAGGAGGACAATGAGCGAAGAATACATTATAACATCTTACGCTAAGATGCGTATGATTCAAAGGAGTATTCCTCGCCTTTGGATCAACACAGCATTCAAGTATGGTTCAAAACGCAATGGGAGAACTAACACCATACAAATCTCTTTCGGTAAAAATTTATGCCAAAATGTAATTGATCACATTATTGATCAAGTCTGCGAAAGAGATTCTATCGAGGAAAACGAATTTAAAGAAGTAGCGGAAGAAATAAAGTCGATAAAAAAACTTAAAGATTTGGGAGGATTGCAGATCATTTTTAATAATTATACTAAAGAGATCGTAACTCTGTATACAACAAATGATACAACGAAAAGAGCACGATTTCGAGTGTTTTAGTTTTTAATCGTTATGTATAGAAATAATATAATCTATACTAACCAAACTAACCAACTTAAAAGGAGATAAAGATCATGAGTTTAGCAGCCATGGGGTTAATCACTTTCGCAACTGGCGGATTGTTAGGTAGCGTATTTGGCTTTAAATGGGTTGTATATACCGCTTTGCTGCTAACAGCAGCAGAAGCATACAAACGAGCCACAACAGATGAAGAAGAAACAACCAATTAACAACAGTGGCCCTTCGGGGCTGCTCAATCTTTTTTTTTGAAAGTAAACTGGTAAAAATGGAGATCGAGGGCAAGGTTCTCGATCTCCATTTATGCCTGACAACATTGGGAGGCGAAGTCAATGATTATCTGGCACTACTCTTTATGCTCCTGCTGGAGTAGGACTACCACCACCAAATACAGTCTCTAATCCGTTCTTGTAATTCTCATATGTGTTGAATGTTTTAAAGTCTGAGAACCACGCAGCTGCATCTTTTCTTTTTATTTCAGCAGAACCTAATGGTGCTCCGTCAAAACTAAATGTAACACTTAGTTGAACAGTATCATTACCTGTAATATCACTTGCTGCAGCAGTATCAACAGGGATAGTTGTTGGAAAGACTCCCTGATAAACATATAATTCTTCAATATCATCCGCATCAAAAGCAGCCGCTTGAGATTTAACGGGTTTTGTTTGTATAATACAGGCAGCACCTTTATAATTATTCGGTATAAATTCATTACCTTTAAGAGGTGATACACCAGTGAACGGATCGAAAATTGCGGCCCACTGCCTCACAACACTCAAAATAGGCATGTTCTGGTATTCCCTAAAGGTACATGTAAACTCACGAGTTGTAGCCACTGATGATATAAAGCTCGACCCAACTTGACCCTGTCCTGCAACATCAACTTTATTTAATGTTTGGGTATGCGGAGTAAAACCTTCAACAGTAGAATGCAACCAAGTCGCCGATTGTCCTGCATTCTCCTTAAACAACTTTTGAGGTAGTGAAAACAATACTTGAAAATAACCAGAGATATAAGGTTGGTTCATTCTAAATTGCCCGCCAATATCTCTAGTTGCAAGGTCAGGCATCGATGAAACTTTATCACCGTTGCTACCACCAATCTCTGTGAAATTAGCACCTAATCTAGTTAGGATATTTTCTGAAGCCATTTGAATCCTCCATTAATACTATAATTAGTGAACAATAATATAAACATTAATTCTTTCAATTGCTCGAATTGGCGTAATGTTACAATAAATATTCAATTCTGATCTAATATCATCAAACTCAACACTAACATTGAAAGATTTAAGAATACTGTATCTTTCCAAAGAAGGATTCTCAACAAATTGACCTAGGAATTCAGTTACCCTAAAATTCGCCTGATTAATCCAGTACGTGGTTGCTTTTCTTTGGAGAATATCTTTCAACAATGTCGGGATAACTTTCCTAATATACGCAACAAACTTAGCAACGTGCCCACGTTTAAGAACGGAGAGTCGCTTCCAAGTTGTTAGCTGAGAAAGAATGTATTTACCTTGAGGTTCGACAATTACTGGATTAAGTTCTACATCGAGCAAATCACCTCTTTCAGTATGATTTGCTTTATACGACAATTCAATATTCTCTGCAATAGCACCTTTTTCAATATTAGCAACCGGTTCACCAATAAAATATACGCCATCACAGTACAGATGTCTTTCAATAGCGTGATATACTGGACTCATATAAGTCCATCTTCCTGTATATTGATCAAATACTTTACGGTATTGGACATAAAGCATAGAAGTCCAATTATTCCAGGGAACATCATTTAATCTTGCACTCAAGTCATCTTCATATTTATTGAAGTTTGTTCCTGTATCTGCAAGATGTATACAGTCCTGCCGATAATCTGCAAGATACCTTGCACCATCTTGAATTTCTGAAGGAAACCCACCAGACACAATGTAATCTGGTTCATACCAAGGATATACGCATTCCGGTAACTGCTCGATAGATCCGTCAACACTCTGTAAGTCACCCTTAAATGCTTGTTTAACCAAACCAAGAACTGTAGGAGTAGCTGCAATGTCACCAGATATAGCATCAAAAAGACCAGTTCCATCAGTACCATTTTCTAATGCTAACCCACCACTAGAAATATTCAATGTACCAATAGGTCCAGTTTCACTTAACAGAAGTGTAACCTGAAGACGCTTATCTTCGGCAGTTGGGCCAGACACTAACTGATCGATTGCTCCACCAGTAACTGCTTTTATATAGATACTTTCTCTATCAATTACATCTTCAATAAACATTACATTACCAGTGGTTAAATCACGAATCGTATTACCTTCTGCATTTCTCGGAATCAATGAAACAGTCCAAGGTCCTTCTATCAATCTCTCTGTACCATCTTCTTTAACAAAGTAGATAGCAATATCCATAAATATGTATTTATACAAAGGATTACCAGCATCGTCGGTCCACATCTTTTCCATTTCGACGTTTCGAGTACCTTTGATGCGAAGATTATTGTAGTATGCACCAGCACCAGTTGCATAGAAATGATAAATAGCTTCTGGATCTGTAGCTGGTAGGTCCCCAACAGCAGTCACGTTAGGAGTTGATTCCCCACTAAACGGAGTGTACTTGACAGAACTTGCGGTTCCAGTTGCGCCCGTATAATCGTTTGCTAAAACGATAAGGAATCCAGCCGTATCGTCCTTACTCACAATTTGTTCTGCTTCTGCATTCGTATCACCATCAGCATAAATCCAATCACCAATATCGAACGCATCGTACCCTGCTTGGGTATCACAAACAACTTGATCCGAATCAGTAGTGAAATTAAAATCTTCGGCTATTGTTTGAATTGAGGTAGTAGATAATTTTAGACTCGCGTTTGACCAATCTGAATCTTCGGGAACAACGCGACAAACCAATACTTTTCCTGTATAATCTAATGCTTTATCGATCTGATAAAATGACTGGCTAACTCGTCTAATATCAGGTTGTCCGAATAGTTGATGAAATTCTTCCTTCGAGGTTACAGTGACAATTCGATTATGAGGACCTCGATCACACAATATTACCGAATATACCGTCCTTCCAATTTCCAGCGTGGGAGCTATATAGCTAGCATCCTCGATGGTAACATAGACAGCAGGCTCCCTTCTATCTGTAACTGGCATAATTATTCTCCTTATGATAATAATATAATTTTACTTGATAATGTAAAATTTAACAAAGTATATACCAATTTATTGTTAAGTCACTCTCTTTCTCTTTCCATTTAGGCGGGAAACAGATATGGCTAAACATTTTGACATCTGGTGTAGCATCAACAAAATAAAGACCAGCTTCAGATACTTGCACGGATTCTCCTGAGAGAATTCCTGAAGGCTCTCCAGCGGGCACTTTACATACACATTTGACCTTAGTATAATATGTACATGCTCCTCCACCATAATCATCTGGTTCTAATAATATTTCACCGTCCACTGTTACTGGTTTAACTGAATCTTGATAGTTATGGATATTATCACCAGCATCATAATTTGACGGTTCATCAAGATAGCTTGTATTTCCCAGTTGAATTGGTTCATTAAGAGCTGTATCACAAATGTAAGGACCTAATAATGTGTAAGTATTACCACTTGAAGTTGCTCCACCACTTCCTATTGAGAAGTGACCTATGGTATAACCAGTATAGTTTGGTCTAGAGCCACCATCATACGCGGAGGTATTGAATAATTTCTGAGCTACAAACTCTCTGCCTTGGGCGACTACGAGATTGTTACCCTCGAATACTTTTTTGTGATTTAGTAATACTTGAACCCAGCCAACAGGTCCTCGCTGCGGGGTCTTTTTATCACCCGCGGCCAACCTATCAAATATCTTATAGTCGTCCTTTTCGAAAATAACTAAGTTTGACACAATTTTTCCTCCTAATCTTCAGATAATCGTATACATATCATCAATTTGATAAATATCTCCCTGAACAGGCATATCAACATTCTTAATAGGATCTTCTCCCGGAGTAACCGTTGTATTCTGAGTCATAATAAAACTGGTATGACTTATCTCTGAACCAAACGAAAGTGAACTATCTAAATTCACAGTAAACATCAGCTCTGTTTCAGATTTAATGTTTAAAACCTCTGAGAAGTTTTGAGCGATAGTTACTAAATAATCTAAATTAAAAGTTAAATTATCTATTCGTTGTAATTCATCAAAAACTTTGGCACCACTTACAATACCCAAACTATCGCGAGAATCCTTAAGTTGATCTATTTTTTCCTTCATGTCATTTACACTTACCATACTAGAATTAGTTTGATTCATACTAGCTACAATATATTCTAACAATAACATATCTCGAGAAGTATCTCCTAACTGTTCCTCCAAATCTTCCGATAACGTCCACGCACCATGAATAAAAGCTACATCTGCAACATTAGCATCAGATTGCTTATATAACTCTAATTGTATATATTTCTCATCTATCAAACTCAATAGTTCATATTTTATCATCTCAAAATGAAACCAATGTTTATCTGATAAAATCGTACTACTGAATTTATCTTGATAAGTAAGTACATTTGATATTGTTGACAATAGTTCTGTATGGTAAGGTTTAAAATTATAGAGTAGGATATACGAGGTTGTGTCTTCAGGGTTAATTGTTAGTTGAGGTAAACTGGCGAAAAAATAGTCAACGTACTCTATAAACGGATCATCAAAGGATACGCCAATCGAGGTGTTATATGTATCTCTGAAATATAAGAGAGAACTATAAATTTCATTGATTATTAAATCGATTTCTTTTTTCTCATCGATTGATTGAGTTATTCGATGATCAATATAATCTGAGAACGTAGTATCTAGATTGTCTAGTCGGTTCTTCATGTCAGCAGATGTTAAATTCTCACTTTGGACATACTGCGCAAAAAATTCAAAATTGTCTTGATAGAACTTATCTATTTCTTGATTATTACTTAATCCCTGATATTCATCCAAAAGATCTTTAAGATCATAAATACTAAATGGATTATGAAATTCGTCAAACTGCAACATGTAAGTCGAGCTAGGTATTTTTAACCATTCAGTACCATAATAGCGACAAGCTAAATAATACCATGCGTAATAAATTGACTTAATGGTTAATGAGTATTGACTATCACTAAAATATACATTTACATAATTATCTTTATACTCTTTTAAAAATGTAGATATGATAAGATTATTAAGGAGTGATATGTCGTTGACTATCTGCTCATCTAAAAGGAGTATGTTAGATTTTATCGGCAAAGTTATTTGATTGTTCACTCTAAGATTTTCTAATTGAGTTTTATGAATTAAAAAGTTCGGAACACTATCATAAACCGTTTCATAAGGTATTTTCTCTTGTACTTCTTTAAGAGAAGTATCTTGATATACTATGACTGGTTTAAATATCCAATCATCATTAGCTTCATCATAATCTATAAAGAGTTCATACACGTTAAATGTGTCATCAAAACTTTTACCAATTTTTCTTATAAAATCAATGGTTCCTTTGTACCTTCTAAAATCACTTAGCGATTTCAAGAAAACAATCTTTTCTTTATAACTTAGTTTGTTTATTACTTGTTGGGGTACACCAATCGCGATCAAAAACTTGTCATAAACACTAGATTTAATTTCCTGATTTTCATAAAGTGTCTTCAAATTATCTGGAACCTGACCATATAAATCATCGTAATAATAATCAACTAAGAAGTTAATCAACCCTACAAAAAGCTTATCGTTTCTATAAGCAGGATAAGTTTCAATATATTTTTCGAAGTACTCCTTTATCTCTTCTTTTTTCATAATCCGCTCATTACGATCGCAAGTAATTCTTTAGAAGAAGTAATTGCTTTATCTGTTTCAGGGTTTCCCCCGATTAAATAATCGATGGTTTTATTTTCTATTAAATCATACACCTCAAATTTAATATTCTCTTCATCGAATTTAATTTCATCTAAACTTGAGTATTGTATCTCACAATAGTCTCGATATCCGTACGGGGATTTTGATCCTTCAAATAATCTATTCCAATTGTTACCAAATTCTCTTTTAAAAAGCAACATTATTTCGTTAAGAATAATAATCACTTTGTTATCATAAGAATACAGATCTTCTCGAATGTTATAATATTCATTAATTACATTTAATGTTTCGGATATTTTATTTAACCATGATATCTTATCTAGATAGTCTTTATATAAAAGATATTTCTCTTTCGATAAGTCATAGACATATCGATTGTGTATTTTTAAATTATCTGTATTCTTTAATGGTGCGTAATCTAGGTCTGCTTCAAACCAGGTGACAGCAGGATCTGAATGTATTAGATTTGTTGTTGCTCTTACACCTGTTATTCTAAATATTTCACCAGATTCAATTGGATGTGTGAATACGACTAAATCATGTATTCTAGGTCTTCTAATAGTGAACAATGTAACGGATGATGTTCCATCGATTCTTTGCCCGTCTAGATCCTGTACATTCATAATTGAATTTGAGACAGGAGCTATATAGAAGACCGGAGTAAGCTCATAAATATCAAACCGAACTTCTGAGATTCCATAGATATCCAGAGTTGACTCCAGAGTTTTTTCGTAAATCGATTGTTCTATATTAATATTATAATACCTTACGAAAACACCAGTTCTCATAATGTTTTGATATTGATTAATTTGAGAAAGGAAGTCTTCGTGATAACTTTGAAGTAATTGAGGTTCATGTAAAGCTGTTAACATGATATATCCTCGCCCTCTTGATTAGATTAAATTTCTAAAAATATATAGAAATATTATTACTGTCTGTTACTTTACAATATAGGGTGTGGATTTTTTACTATAAATATAAATATTTAGGAGGAGGAGAAAATTCTGAATGAATACTACAAATCAAACTACTAAAATTAGAAGACCTAGCAACCAAGTAATAGTGTCCAAAACAGACGATAAGTTCCTAATAGGTAAAAGATTTACAAGATCAATCGCCGTTATTTCTCCCTTTGAAAGAGTTGAAGACGCTGTTGTAAGTAACTTTCAGGCACCAAATAATAGATCTAAAAGAATTCAAATACTGTACAATATGATTCCGAAGATCTCAAGGTATTCAGTAAGTGACAGTGGTGTCCACTTTGATTGTGTGCAAGCAATTGATGAAAGTACTGACATCTTCGAAAAAACTAAAGACCAGGCAGATGCAGGGTATGTCCACTTTGATGTGACTACTTTTAAAAAGAAAACAGATCAAAATAAAAGAGTCACTACATTTATAGACATAAATCCTAGATTACTCTTTGCAAAACTCGTAGATCAAGACCCGTTTGATTTTAAACTAAATAATCTCACACACAAGTTTAAGACAATCAAGTTTAAAGCGTTCTCTGTTATATTAGAGAAAGGGTTTATTTTATGTTCAGTTGATAAATATACAACTTGCCTGTATTTAACTATCAATCGACCTGATCGAAACTTTGTAGGTAATTGCATCCGAAAAGAAATCAACAACATTACAGCAAACATTTCTCCACTTTGGCCAATATTTAATATAAATATGAGTCAAAATAAATTAAGCGTTGCAGTTGATGATGCAGTCACCCAATATTTCAAGCATGTGAACGCCCCTATATTGATTAAATTAGAAAGAGAAATAGATGACGATGAAACTGTTATAAATTGTTTAGGAATGTCTATCAATTTAGAACCATGAATTTGAGGGTAGCCCGGGAGGGTCTACCCTCGTTTTTACAAGTTCAATGTAGCTAAAATTTCGCCAATCTTTACTTTAATTGAAATAGTATAATCTACATGAGAATCATTGGATATTGGATTAATTTGAACATCTTCAATCTCAATTATTGTGTTTAAATCTGCGGCAATAACATTAACAATATTTTGAACCTCTGTAGCAATTAATGTTTGCTGTAACGAGGTGTCTCTCATATGTAAATATTTTTTTAATCTAGACCCAAACGTAGGATCAAAGGGATAATCTTCAGGGAATACCATAAAATAATTCTTAAGATATTCTAATACTAAAGCTTTAATAGTAGCAATCGTGTAGAAATCCCCATACTCACTTAAACCTGGAGTAATATCAAATACTGTTGAATATAAAACAGTATTCTGGTGATCAATATATCTTTCAATAATGCTTCTTATTGCTGCTGGTAACTCCTCTAATTCATAATCATCCTTATAAGTTCTAATGGAATAAGGAATTAACTGTTGGACATCACGAGGTAGTTCAGTAAGTTTAATTGACATAGGAATTACCTTATTTAAATGCTTTTATTTTTGAATCGAATCTAGACTTCTCTTTTTTCTTCTCTTCAACTTGTCTTAATATTACATCATGATAAAGAGGATACGGCAGGTTTAATATCGACACTAAATCTCCACTATTATCAAAAATGGATTGATAAAGAAGGAATGTATCGATAAAATAATGATAATGCTTACTCGCTCTCCCTTCCACCAAATAAGCTTCTGCGAAAGAACTCGACTTCTAAATCGAAGTCGTTTCTCACCTCCTCTCCACATGATGGACATTTTGTTGCCCTGTAAAACTGTGGAATATATTTATTAAACGCCTCGTTATATTTCACCAAGAAATCTTCTGACACTTGATAAGGAATATAACTATTGAATGCGATCAATATTTCTTGTAAATTATTTGATTCTACAGCTTCAAAATTCGTATCTTCAATAGATTGTAATCTCATAGCATCTATTAATAGAGCCATGTTTTGTGCCCGAGAATACACAGATCCTAAATTCTCAAGATTATTCTGAAGTACGTCATTAGACATTGTTGATAATATACGATTATTATCTTGTATTGAAGGTAGTTTCGACTGAAATGAATAAATCAAGTTTCCGTATGGAATGTCGATTTGATAACGGTATTCATAGAAGGGCAATTCCTCTTCCCATACCTTATAAGTATCATCATGAATTACATTATCTAATAAGACTTCTTCTTCAAAAGGATCTTTATTGTGTTTACAATTCTCTGAACCACAAGTAAATTTTCGTTTACCTAATGTCTCATATGTAGCTTTAAAAAGCGCCCATAATAGACTTAATTTATCTATGTTCGATGTTTGTGCCGTAAATTTATTAAAATTAATTTTGTGTTCATCATCGCCTTCAATATATTCTAAATGATTGTGAATAAGTTTAACCATTTCTCTATCATAAAAAACAGGGCTAGTCAAACTTGTTCGTAGTGCCAAATCATCTCCGACAACAAGAGGAGTAACATTAACTTGCTTCTTAATGATCGGCAAGGCTGTCATAGTCTTCTTGATGTTAGAAACTTTAGACAGCGTATCCATGAACGGACTCATTACCATAAAAAGTTCGCCTCCTAAAGAAACTATATCTTTCTCATGTTATTTGCACAGTAAATATTCTGAACCGCCTGACTATATGTTTGTATCGCTTTTATTAACTTTACCAAAGCATTTATATTTTCTAACGGCACAGTAGGTGCTGTGTTATAATATGTCGACGGATTCTGAGATATTAAATGGAATCCCTTCATCCTCATAATTTGATCACAGTCCTTTAAAAAGTCCTTTACTTTTGACGACCTTTTATGATGTACAATTATAATAGACGGCATCTTTGATCCTTGGTTTTTTTAAATACGACCGGTGAGGTATGAACCCCACCGGTCATAGAAGGAATCACAAGCTTAAGTCAGAATTGGCATTACCAATGTGATTCCAGAGACGACTAGCCAATATAATTCCCCATATTCTCGACTTTGATGTAACCTAAGCCGTCGGTACGGGAGATTTTAATCATGGTTCTGGCACGTACGAAAGTACGGCTATTACCATCGGTAACTTCTTTAACAACATACAACGGTTTGAAGATAAGATCCAAGATCGATGATTTCTCCAAAGCATTCTGGGGAGCCTTGGTCGACAGATAGATCATATCATCATCAATATGATTCGATTCCAGAATGCGCAATTTCAGGAACTGAGCATTGGAACCAGACCAGCCGAGTTCACCCTTGGCACTTGCAAGGTTCACCATCATATCTTGGAGAGACCTCAAGAGAGCCGCAGTTCTCAGACCAGTAACCATATAGGTTGGGTACATATTGTAATTACGACGAATAATACCCATCAACAAAGATACTCGAGGTACGATGGCCTTGAACACATCCATCACGTTTGCGGGGGTATATTCACCTACACCAGCAGAGAACTGAGTCAAGTCGACAACTGTTGCTGCGCCGGCTTTAACAATTTCTGCCTCAGCTGCTTTCAAGAAGTAAGCCAGATCGTAATCTTTATTCAGAAGCACCTGACGTTTAATGGCTTCTGACAAAGTTCGGGCCAAATCAATCTTGAAGATGGCCTGATAATCCTGAATATCTTCCTGGGTAAGATCAATGAGGAAATCCTCATTCGGGTCAATAAATACATCCGTCATTTCCGTCTCGACCACGACTTTGGTCCTGCCATTCATGGTTGCTACGGGAACAAACCGCATGCTGAATACAGCAAAGTCAACTGTAAAGACAATGCCTGCTCCGCCTGCGCCTGCGATGACGTTGTAGGTAATGTTACCCTTTTCATAATCCACATGACCAGTAACGCTACATTCAACAGTAGCTGCGCTACTATCTTCAAACGTAAATTCGCCAACAATTTGATTACGCGAATCAGGAATGAAGGAAACATCGGCAGTATGTACGTCGGTGCCAGCTCCACTTTCGGTAATCTGAACCTGAGTCATCAGAGTATAACGACGATTCATTTTCAGGTTTTCCGGAGAAAGCGTAGCAAGTGTGAAAACGTTGTTGCCGACTCCAGGCAACGCATTCACCTCTACGACATTTGCACGAATGAGCTTCTTGGTAGTCGGAATGTAAGATTCCTCAACCACGGTACCATCGTAGCTTCTGGTCTGCGATTTGATTCGTACACGGGGGATCGAGAGAACCGGAGAATTGGTAGTATAAACGTTACACAATTCAGCAATAATCGGTTCACTGTAGATATCCACCAAAATCGGGAAAGACAGAACTGTCCAACCAGCTGCGAAGGTAGAAGCAGGAACATTAGCGGCTTCGGACAAAACCATTTCACGTTGCCTATCCAAAACTGCGAGAACTCCACCACGAACGTGTTCATCCAATCCAGATGTCAGAGCGTCCGCGTAAGACTTGAACATCCCTTCATCTATGACCAATTTCATCGCACCGGATGGGTCCTGTAGCTCATCGGCGTTCTCTTTAATAAACATTTCATAATTTTCAAACAGAGTGTCCATAGTAAATTATCCTCCAAAAGATTTATGTAATTAAATATTATATTCTAAATTGAATTTGTCCGGAAATAATAGCGTCAAATCGGTCATTAATTATTTCCTCAATAAAGCAACTAATGTTTCGATTATCTCGAGGTAAATGGATCCCTTCTGCCTCCAGAATACTTAAATCTTCGTTCTCACACATTACCTGCATATCATTATTCATTGCAGTAAATGATTCTGGGATAAAGTCAACTACCCGAGAGTTTTGATGACTCGGACTACTGACTACATCATAAGTAATAGGCATAATTGGAGTTTTAACAAGTAATGTACCATCTGTCATTGGTTCAACAGAACCCAAAGCCCTCAAACTAAAACCGATGTCAACCTTATCTTTCAGGATAAGGTTTGCAAGATCAGGACCCTTAAAACCGGACAGAGTTTCAATTTCTCCTACAATCTCACCACCATCATACTTAATATCCCGAAGTAAAGATCCACAGTTTTTGATTTCCACCACTGTCGCTCTCTTCTTCTGTTGCATAGGATCTCCCGCTCCAAACATCGGATGGTCGATCTCCATTAAAAGATTACGGCCAGAAGCTTTAGGGGATAGTTGTGTTGTAATTGATTCACAAACTACCGGCGAATACTTTCGTTTATTACCATTTAAAACATTCGCTTCCTGAAGCCTCGCTCTGAAGATACACTTAGCAGCACCTGATTCGGTTTTTGCCTCTTCAAGAATGGTGAGGTCACTATTTGCTACAACTGACGTTTGTTCTATCATAAAATGATACTTATTCGTCTTGCTCTCGTTCTTTTGATTTTTTGTCATTACTTATCTCCGATAGATGCTGATTGATTTTATCGACAATAGCATTTGTCAACATCAGTAGAGTTTCATATGTTAATTCGGTTCCGAACTTAATGATCAGATCCAAATCATCATCATAAATGTTTTGCCCACGAAGAGCGTTTCTCATGAATGTTACTTTTTGTAACAAATCGAATTTTTTAATAGGGGTAGCTTCGGGAAACGCTGGGTCTGCATTTGGATCAGATTCCATCGGTTCGTTTGGCATACCACCGAACTGCTGCTCAAGTATAGTGTCTGTGTACATGTAGTTTAGTAACATCAAAACATCCTTCCACCAGGTTGGTTATCACCAGCTCCTCCACCCAGATCCGTTTTTGTCTTCGTTGCTACACTATCTTCTGCTGCAGCTTCTCTAAATTTAGCCCAATCAATATGAGGTACATATTTTTCTAAGAAGAAATAAGGATCTATCGGGATTTGCAGATTGGTAAACACACCAGCTATATTACCAATTGACGACAGAGTCATTTCTATCAGTTGTACAATCAATACAACAGGTGGGATGAGTGAAACTTTTACATATTTAGAGGGTCTATATTTCCACCCTTTAATTTCAGAAATAATATCAACAAGTCTTGTCAACGCCTCATTGTCGTTTTCTTGCATATCCGATATTTCTGTTGCAAAAGTCACATTAGTATGAACTAACTGTTCTCGTAGTTCAACCACATCCATGTATCCTAGATACGGCGCGGGTACACCCGAAAGTGCAATAATCTCGCGCCTAGAATCTTCTAAATCTGCTACCTTAATTGATGGATCACCAAGGTTTTGGATCTCAACATCTAGAGCTCTTTGACCTTGTTTCGAGAAGATAAACATATCCTTAAAATCACTAAGGATCTTAGGAATACTTTTAAATGAAGACAAATCGTCAAGAGATACTCGAGTATTATAAAGTTCTCTTTTCAATTTTTGAATCATTCCACTATGCATTTGTGTCGATCCAGTATCAATAACCCACTTTCTCACAACAGCAGCACGTGAAAGTTTAATAATAACATTGGACAACTGAGCTAGCATGTACAACTTACAGGGAAGAATTAACGGGTCAACTATGGACTCTCCATAAGGTGAGTAGTCATTCGATGGAACAGTAAAGTCGACCATTTTATTAACAGGGATAAACCTTGTTCTTACCTTGTTATATTTCGTTTGCTTTCCACCAAGATCTTGCTCGATGAACAATCTCTTAATAAAAATATAAACATCTTCACCTAAAGCTTTTAAGGTACTTTCGATCTTTTTATTATCAAAATTATTAGACTGTAATAAAGTCTTTTTAAGTATGTTAGCAATAATTTTATCGATAATCGTTTGTTCAGGAGTACCGCCCTTATTTAATGTGGTAATTTTACCTACCACATTAGAAACATTCTGCGCGACATTTTGAAACTCAGTCGATGAATCTTTATGAATTTCAAGATAACCAATCCGTGTTCCATATTTACTCTGAAGAACTATAATACTATGAGGATCGTGGATTTTTATTATCACGTCCAAAAAAGGATTCATGATGTCTTCTTCAGTCTTTTTTGCTGCGTCTTCATCTTCCCTTTCTTCGGACAACTTACCTCTTTTAATTTCTTCTTGTTCTTCAATCGCGCCCTCAGAGCTATCAATAATCTCATGAACTACATTAGATATTTTATCAATCATTAAACCCGTTTGTAGTCCAGACATTGTATTACCGTTAACATCCGCTGCCTGAATTTCTAACTGATTTACTTCTTGAAGCAGATTGATTTTAGAGAGATCGACCTTCTCTGATTCTTTTGTGACGTCTACAACTTCAACAAAACAATTACCATACAATAATTTCTTGGGACATATAGAGTTCTTCAATTTTTTAGGTAAATCGAAATGGTTCTCAACAGACTCAGCGAATTTCCTAGATTCTTTAATTTGATCATCGTCATCTTTCGTCACTTTTGATGCTTCACGATAAATTAAACATTTACCATCAACTGGATTCTTTTGTAACAAATGTGACGTATAAACTTTAATAATTCTTTTAATGATAGGTACACTACGATTTATTTCTTGATATACGGCATACCTGGCTAATCTTTCTGCAGGAACAGCAACATTCTCAAATAACTTTTGTTGATCTGCACCCATGCCACTATCATCATCTTTTAAAAGAACTTGATCAATAAACTTTCCAGTCACATTCTCTACTGGGGATGGTTCTGCTGGAATAGGAATATTGCTGACGAGATCATCAATTTTACCACTGATGTCCGCTAATTCTTTATCTCTAAAAACATGACTAAAAAAGGTTGGCATTCTATCCTCTGAAGTAAGTTAAGATGAAGAGAATTAATCCATCACGAGTATAAAATCGATCTAGATTACGAATCGTTCTCTTGTTAATAAATTTTGAGAATATCTCATTCGCTGCTTCTTTAATTAAATCTTCTTTCTTTGTTTGAAAAGTTTTAATACTATTTGATGGCGAATTAGGATCAAGATCGTGATCTTTTAACAATTCATCGATCTTTGGTTTTAATACATTATCTTTATATGAAGTTAGAACTGTACTTAAGCTATTAAAAGTAACATTGAACTCTTCGACTTCTTTATGAGAGTTCTTTCTTCTTGAAAGTAAAACAATAAGTATTCCTAATAACACAATAATATTAAGTGCATTTAAAAGTATGGTATATAGTTCTAAAGTCATGAGTAAGTACAGGGGCCTTTAACAGCCCCTGTTCCTTAGTCTGCGTTTTTGTCAAGGTCTTTAAGCATTTTATCGACTTTCTCTTCATCCATCTCTTCGAGAGTTTGAGTTTCGTCGACTTCAATGCCAGCCTCTTCAAAAAGCTGAACCATTACCGGATCTACCCCACCGTTTGATTCAAAAACATGGTCTTTTGCCAAGTCTTCTTCCAGGTTCTCCATGAAAAGCCCAACACCTCTTTCATGACCTTCATCAACGGCCTCATTTACTAGATTGACAACTTCACGAAGCATAATATTTCTCCTTGAATTAAATGAATTTTTTTGTTGACTGAATATGAATCTATAAAAATCACGACCAATTACCCCAGTAATTATTAGTTAGCCCGATTGGAACGTCACTTTTCACTATATGGTGTTAACGGGTTATTTAAAAGGGTTGAAACTTTTGGTCATGATTTAATAATAATAATAAAATCACGATTAATTGCGTGGTAAAAACCCCCGCTCCAAGGGATACTCCTGATCGACGGTTCTTAAATGAAATCGATGACAGCGTACGTTCTCCGCAAGGGGTAGGGGTTACTATCAATGTAGAAAATCTGGAAGATTCTCTTGATCCTGTATTTCTGGGATCTGATATTCATTTGTTTGATCAAAATCATCAGTTATACTTGTTATCGCCATATCTGTGAGCGATTTAATATCGTTTTCTAATCGTTTACTATTCGGATAGAGCAATTTTGCATCATCAATAAATTCTTGAATATTATTATAAATTCTAAGGTTATCTGTACAAAATAATGAGAACTTACTAAAATCTTTCCCTGATTCTTTTGATTTCGTAATTTTTACTTCAAAAGGAATCAGCACTTCTGTAATCATAGTTTTCATCTTCATGATTTCTGGGCTAAGTTGATCATTAACCAAATGAAGAGCTGGATTAATTACATGAGATACTACAGGATCAGTCAAAGGATTAAGATCTCTTCTAAGCCTACACATATATAAGAAATCGGCATATCTTACCTTTTTGTAACTATCTCCAATCATAGTATTATCCATCGCTATATTCATATTTTCAGAAATCTTTGAATTTTGTGTTGCTGATATTATTGGAATCTTATGTTCTCTTGATAAATTTCTTAATTCTTGAACAATTTGTCCTTGTACATCATAATCACTTGTGTGAGTATATCTTTGAATTGTAGGTTGAGCACAATCAACATAATCCATAAATACTAACTTTGCATTCCAACCTTCGACTCTTAGACGATCTAGAAACCTTCCTAGATCTCCAGGAGAGAAAGTATTCTCATTTGCATGCTTTACAACAATACCAAATTTACCATTTGTTAATGTTGTTACACTCGAATCTAATAAATTCTTAAACATCGATTTTACTTTAATACCAATATTTGAACTTGAATCTGTTAATTCGTTTGCTCTAGAAATTTCATAAGACTGTTTGAATACCGTCCTCAATAGATTATGTTTATAATTACCAAAGATAGCCATAAACCGTCTACTTAATTTATAAATATCATCTTCAAGTGTTATAAACACGACGGCATCATTCGGTTTAAAATCATTTAAGTTCATTTTTGACATCATATGTGCCAAATTAATCATAAATATACTTTTACCATGATTCGATGGTGCAGATATTAAATGAACGCTTGAGGATTCAAATCCTTCAACATATTTATCAAATAAATCAAATCCTGTTTTGAAGAAAGAATAATCTTGTGATACATATTTGAAAAGAGTATCAGCTAATGCTTCAGATGAGGCTTTATCATTTAATACAAAATAATCACTTCTAGATTCTGCTTTATTAATAGATTGGAGTTTAGAAAGATCATTATAAGTATTAATAATAATATCTTTATAATTCTTAACAGTTTCAAATACACTAACATCTCCATTTCCAGCGTAATCAGTAAAGTTATTCATTAATATAAGAGATGATTTAATATGATCCAATTCATAAAATAAGCTAATCATATTCAATGCATAATCTGTTTTCTTTCGAAATGAATCAATGGAATCTAATCTATTATCGATAGCATTTTTAATTAATGATTGAGTTGCCATATCTTGGGTAGGCAGATGTTGAAAGACATTCTGATAGCTTAAAATATTTGATCCTGATTCGCGGATTGTAAGTAATGTATCAACTAATCTAATTTTATTTTGCAATATATTGACATTTCCTATCTTCAACGTTTTGACAATTTTATCTAAATCGCGAAGATAATCTCTAATATATTGAACTGTTGAATTGTTTGCACCTACTGTTACCGTACCAAAAGTAGCTGGATATAAACATACATTAATTAAATCAACAAATAAGGCATCATCGAAAAATTTCCCAAAAAATGTTTTAACTAACGTACCTGAGTTACCTGCCGTTAGTCCCTGATTAAAGTTTGATACGTTTTGGGCCACAGTCACCTCCATAGTTTAAGTATTTATTATATTATTTACACTTAAACTATTTCTATATATCTTTTGAAATATAAAATTTTTAAGTTTTCACAAAATATCCTAACATACGAATATTAATTTGATTCGTTATTGTTGATAAGTACATACTCTCAATAAAGTTATGTAATTTCTCAAAATGAGAACTAACAACATTGCCATATAAACTTTTAGTTCTACCTATTTCAAATAATATATCCATATCATATTTAGAATCGCCTGTTGTATTATTTAATACAGACATAAATATATCTTTAAATTGAACCTGCAAACTATTAAATGCTACACCGGATACTAACTGAGATCGTATAAATGATTTGAAAAATAGATTAAATAATATTTGACATGTACACCAATTGAAATCGTTTGCTACATACCCTTCGTTTCTTAACATTGTGAACATGTCATTGTAAATTTCTTTTATAAAATCATTATATAAATCTGATTCCATGAAATCGTCAAATAACTTTGTGAAATATAAGAAAAATGCGAATTCGACAACATTTTCTTGATCTACCATATTAGATAAATATGCGTTGTCGATATTGGTATCAAAATGATCAATTAAATTAGGATAGTTCACCTTTGATTCCGATATGTAATAACTAAACAATGATTCTAAGCTGCTTCGAGTAAATGCTAAACTCGTTTCTGGTTTAATAACCTCTTCTGAGTATTTAGCCATTATAATTGGCAACACATTTATATATTTAATAGGCCAAAACTTATAAAGATAAGAAATAAATAGATAATTCTGAATACTGGTTGATGAGACTTTATTCATAAATTCGTCAAGTATTTTATCTTCAGAGTAAGATGTAGATTGTATGAACCCTTGATCAAAGATATCTGAGTTATTATGTAGATCCGAAATCATTCTTGAACCAAACACAAGATAAAACGAATTCAGAACATATTGAATTATTTCTCCAGTAGGATACCCAATAAAATTATCAATATAGGTATTAAATGAATCTTTTAATCTACCAATATTATGAGATATAGTGTTGATTGAAGTAGTTATCAATGTATCATCAATCTTTGACATTGAATATAAACTCTGTAATATTATCTTACTAGATATGCTAAAAAATTCAGTTGCATTATCATCAATGAACGATGTGAAAGAAGATTTAATATCAGACTTATTAAATATATCATTATCTATACAATACACACTCAATTTTCCACTAACATTTGTAGCATTCCTTAAATGTTGGCGAAATAGGAAATCAAATAGAAACGTATGAACAAAGCTTCCATTCACATCTAACATATTAGGATTATAAGGTAACTCATTTAAACTATTATAATGATTTACGATTTTCTTTAATTCAGAGTAATCATGAAAATGCTGCTTTAAATGAAATAAATCATTAACTGATGAGAAGAATGTGTATTGAAGATATATATCATTTCTAATCTTAACTATATCTCCTGGAATCTTATCTAATTTTATTCTCATAGATAATGCATCTTTATCAGTTACATAATCTTTAAGAACATTAACCGTATCCAATGCGCAATTATGTATTTTCCATAAATCAAATTGAGCGGATTTATCAAAAAACTGATATATACATGGGTATTTTGGATAATCTGATACTTTATTATTTAACCCACAATCTATAAATTGACCCTCTTTAATTAAATCGTAAACATGATTAAATGCAGTCGCCAGAGTATCGAGCCTTGGTTGATATTTATGAAAGTGACTCATGTATGATGCATATGCATTTGATAGGTTACTCATTATTTAAAACCCTTTATGGTTAGCGATTAACTCTCGCCAATGCGATATGCTGCTCGTTAGCTTGAGTATTTGCTGTTTGATCTTTCGCCGTCTCTTTCGCCTTTAATTTAGTTGCATCCGCTTGTACATCCTCCATATTAATTGTTCCTTGATTTATTTTCTCAGGAACTTTCTCATATTGAGGTCCTGTTGAAATTGTAGTTTCTCCTATATTTGCCATCTGTAAACCAGGATCTTTTGGTAATGACCCAATATTATGTTTAGTTACAATAGTATTGATAGCAACAGGTCTTAATGAATCAACAAGAGTTCCTAATGTAGGAAATAATGCCCTTGTTCCTGCTACTGCAACATCTAAATCTGCTGTTATTTTGTCTGTGTCATCATAAATATTTTTATTCTTATGATCGTTTGTTTCTTTTGTGAATACAGCAAACCCATCCATGAGAGATTGAAATTGTACTGAAACATCTATCGATAACGGTTGTCTATAAATATTAAATGAAGTATCTGCTCCTCCACGACGAAGACTTATACTAGATATATGAGCTAAAGGAAGATTTGCTGTACCATATCCTTTAACTGTCATTTTAGGAGATTGCCCATAAGATATACCATCTGTAGTTCTTGCAGCTGACATAATAATTAAAAACATTAAAGGTTTTATAATAAATTCTTTAATTGCAGAAGGGTGACCATATGGAGAAACAAGTTTAACAACAGCTGATAGATTAGGTGTATAATTTGAATCAGACCATAACTTTGGTAGACTTATTTTATTACCTGCTGCTATTGCTGTTCCAATAGAAGCTCCGAGACCTTCAAAATCTGCTTCAAGCCCAAACGCACGACCAACAGTTTCTACAACTCCACCAGCTTGCGTACCAACCTTTTCTCCTATTCCTCTAGCCCATTCATCATATGCAGTAGTAATAGATCTACCAAAATCTCGAACTACTCTTGTTTTATCAATTGCTGAATTAAATGCACTTTTGAGAACATTATCAGTGTAACTACTAGAGAATTCATCAGTTGATGTTGTTTCATCAGTCAAATATAATCTAAGACCTCCGTAACCTTGAGGTAATCCATATACCTTAGAAACTGATTGAAATCTTTGAACTGCCTGCTCATAACTAATAGCAGGAGTTAGTGCTTCAATGACATTTATTTTACCTTCTTTATCTTTTGATATGAATGCTTTCGCTAACGGCATTAAATAGTCACATGGTATTAAATCAATAACACTCATTTTAGACTCAATGTATTCCTGAATTCTATTCTTTGGATCAACATCTCTAGAGAATGCAGAAGGTTTACCAATTTTATATAGTTCTAAATTTGCAGCACTAAGTGGAGTTACAGTCCTCAATGTTGTATCAATAAGCTGCTTTACTCCTGATTTTTGTGCATTATCTTTTTTCTCATTAACAGTTTTACCATTACTCATATCACGTTTCTCCTTAATAGATGGGGGATTTTCTCCCCCATCATTAATTAACTAAACGCATGACCTACATTACTATTATATGCATAGTTTTTATATCTGTTATTAAATTCATAAGCACAATCAACAAACAGGTTTCGGATAAATGTATCTAATGTAGGATCTGTTACTTCTAAATCTTTCTCATCAGCAACTCGACCTTCAGATGTTCCTGGTCTAGGCAAAGGAATAGTCAAAGGTGGCATTATTTGATTCTGAGAATTTGATCTCTCTTTTAATTTAGCCTCTGATTGAATTTCTGATACTTTGTCTGCTAACGAATTGCGAAGAGTAGTAGGGTTATATCGTTCATTAAACGGTCCGGCAGCTTCTGCTCCTTCAATTCCAAGTTTACTTGCATCAATTTCTTGTCCACTAAGTTTTGAACCTAACTGTCTCTCAGCTACAATATCACTAGCATATTCTGGAGTAAAAGAAGGATCAAGACTCTTAAATACTAATTCAGGATCATACCATTTGCCCTTCTTCTTAACTCCGAAGTGAAGATGTTTCTTCATACCTGGAATAGGACCAACATTACCAGCTTGACCAATTACATCTCCTGGATTGACTTCATCGCCAATTTTTACTTGCTTATTACCTAAATGCAAATAGTGTGTACTAAATCCCTTTTCAGCTGATGGACCATGGTGAAGCACTAACGATCCCCATCTATCTCCACTTCCAATAACTTTACCTTTAAATGCAGCAACTACATCATCAGCTCTCATATCAGAACCTTTATGTAATTTGCTTGCACCTTTAAGTTTAGTTCTTCTTGGTCCAAATGGAGAAGTTATAAAATTTGCCCCTGGCCACATGAACCCACCTTTGCCCATTCTCTTACCAACCCTAAAGGGCTTGTATTTAAACTTCCTATCACTGAATCCTAAAGCAGTTGTTAGCTTTCCCCACCAACTTGTTGGTTTGACTTCATCAACACCGAATGTTTTTTCTGTATCTAACATTCCTAAGTCATCATACATATCCATAGCAGCAGCACTAGCTCCACTAGCTCCAGCCATACCACCCATACCAGCATATCTGCCTCCTGGTTGAACTACTTTTCCTGCAGCGGCAGTACTACCACCAGCTGCTAACATTCTACCAGCAGAACTACCCATCAATCCGGCATTTTTCTTTACTGCTTCTTGATCTTTCTTTTTAGCATCATCAACAATTTTCTTTTTCTGATCAAGTCGTTTCGCTTCATTTTCAATAGAAGCTTTCGCAGCAGTTTCTATATCTTTAGCTTTCTTTTCAGAGTCTTTTAATTTATCAGCATCAGATTTGGTATATTTGCTTGCAGGTGATTTTGGAGCATCACCAGCTTTTGGTTTTAATCTCCCTTCTTGTTGTTGTAACATTTTAAGTTGAACAGAAGGAGGAAGATCAGACCATGCCGCCATTTGCCCGGCATAATGATCAATATATTCTTTATCATTTTGGTCTACAGCTTGTTCATATTTACGAATTGCTTCTTTATGTAAATTATTATCAATACGAGTAAATTTCTTTACATCTGTACCCGTCGTTTTCTTAATTTCTGTTTTTACCTGGTTCTCAGCATCTGCTTCGGCTACAGTAACCCAACCGTATCTATTACTAATAGAAGGCACTATCTTTTTATATCGTAACATCATAAAATTGGTGATAATACCTTCATCATCATAAACATATAATTTTTTAGCTTCAGGACTTGAGTTACCTTCTAATCTCTCAGTCATCGTCCCTTTAATCTTTTTAGTCTGCGCTTTAGATTCCTGTACTTGCTTAATTACTTTACTGGTGCCTGTCATTTTATCAACATCAATTGCACCTAATGTTGCCCATTTAAGACCAGTACCAGCACCGAGACCTAACTTTTGCCACGCAGATAATTTCTCACCCAAAGGATCTCCATACTTTTCTTGAGCTCGATAAGCACCAGCTGCAGTACCTCCTATTCCAGCTAATGCTGTTAATCCAGCAGCACCTATAGTTCTAGCACCGGTGGCTAATCCTCTACCAAGACCCCCAAGAGCTCTACCAGCCATTGGTACACCTCTTTTAGCAATCCAACTAGCACCTTTTTTAACTCCTGTTTTAGCAAGACCAGCCGCCTTCTTTGAAGCAAAAAGACCAGCGCCAACACCAAGTCCACCACCAACAATAGCACCAGGAACACCACCAGGAATACCACCAGCCACTCCTCCTAAAAGAGCAAGTATAGCAGGAACAGCAAGTGGTAAGAAAGACATTGCACTACTAATATCAAATCCACCTTTCTCTTTCTTCTTTTTGCTTTTCTTTCCTATACCTTTGTGATCTGTATCTTCAGTATTCTCATCGATCTCACCAAGCTTTTCAAGCACTGAATCCATCCACTTGACAGCTTTCAATTGTGCCGTTTTTTCTTTGAGTTCATTTAACTCAGACTTGAGACCTCTACCATATGCTCCAGCAGCACCTTTAACATCATCACCACTACCAGTTAACATCTTTAATATAAGTTGAGGTCCACCAATTATTTCACCTTTATGAACATATGCTAAACCAGTTTGACCTACAACTCCACCATCTGCTGCTGCAGCTTTTTTCTCTCCATACCAATTTTCTGGATCATAATCATCAGCAGCATTTCGTCCAAGACTTTGTAGATATTCAACGATACTGATAATTTTACTAACAGGACTGCGATGTGGTAATACGTCGCCAATATCTGAACTATCATCAAACTCTTTTATTATTTTTTGTAGTTCCCGTTGTCTTGAACTAGCAGTTGATCTTTGAACTGTAGGGCTTTCATGTTCGGCCCATATCCTTTCTAATTCTGCCTGAGGATCACGATTTTGTTTCTCTATTAATGCTTGTCGTTCTTGAGGAGACATACCTCTCATCATCTGAGCTTCTTTTCTTACACGAATCTTTTCTTCTTCTATCTTTTTCTCTTCTTCCTGTTTAGCTTTTATTTCTTCTTGTCTCTTTGTCCATTCTTGTGAAACTTCAAACAATCCTGGGAATTTAAGGATCATACCATCTGCTACATTCGCCAATGTTACAGGCAAAGGATCTGATGTTCCTCTATGAATGTCTAATAATAAACCATACATTCCGCCAGGTTCAGCTAATGCTCTTTCTACTTCTTTATTACCACGGAACATTTGACCTTTTACTTCAGCACCCATTCCACCAATTGTCGATCCTTTATTCTGCAACGCCATCTGAATGAAACCGAGATTATTAATATTTGTAAAGAACTCGTCATCGTCAACACCAAGCCTACCATACGCATCAGAAGTTAATCTGCCCTTTAAATATTCTTTAATAAACTTCTTATCACCAGATTTAAACATATCAGGCATTTCAGCAAACCCGGCACTCATTCTTACAATATCTTCACCACTAAGTCCTTCAAACGTTTTCTGAGTCTGCATAAACTCCAGTATATTCGGAGGAATAGCACCAGCAGCTCCACCTAACCCACCCATTAACAACAATGGTAATAAAGCACCACCTGTTGCTAATGAAGCAGCTCCACCTAATATACCAGCACCAGCACCAGCAGCCACACCACCTATACCACCCATCATTTTACGTTGCATCTGAGGCCATATATCTTGCTCAAATGACATTTGCTTTCTAGCTTGTTCTGCCCCAAACCATCCTGGAACAACTCGAGCTCTACCTCTACCCTTTGCACCACGCTGACGATACATCGCGGTTTCCATTACTTCTTCAGGGGTAAGAGTCATTTCTTGACCAATTTCAATAAGTGGAGCAGCAAGAGCCATTTGTAATGCACCTACTAACCCTCCACGTTTTTGACCACCAGTCGCCATATCATAAGGCATAGCTTCAACACCACGAACCATTCCAGCTGCACCTGAAAGTCTTTCTTCTACTGTTCCTCCACCTGCTCCAGTTATTTTATTAACTAACCACCCTACTCGATCCATTCCTGTTCCCTTGAATGCACCTTCCAGAGCGATTTGCATTCTTTCTCTATCTTGCTTATGTTGATCTTCAAGACCTTTCTCATCTAAATATTTACCAGCAGTATAACTCCACACACCTTTTTGAACTTGCATACTATAAGTTCGTTCATCCCTCTTATGAGTTATACCCGTCATTTGTTGAGTTAAAAGAAACATCACACCATAAATATTGGCCAATTCTTGGACCTGTCTCCAACCAATACTTCGCATCTCTTCCATTATATCAGGAAGACCACGACCCATAAATTCGTTAGCCATTTCTTGTGGTGATTTATAGATACCAGCTTTCTTTCTTAAAGTCTCTTCACTCTCTAACATCTCTTGTGTTTCTTCTCCACCTAACATAAAGCTTCGTGCACCACCCCATATACTTTTCGCTGCGCCACGAACTTTACCACCTATTGAGAATGGAAGTTTCAACATATTCCACAAAGCATTAACACCAGGAATATTAGTCAGCATTTCCGCCGGACTCTTTAGGACATCCCAGATCTTACCAATTGCAGATCTCTCATAATCATCACTCTTAATAGCAGTGTCTGGAATACCAAATCCAGTTCTACGAATAGCTAATAATTCACTTGCAGATAATCTCTGAATATCAAATGATGCTCCTAATATACTTAACATTTTAACTTCATGACTAGGAGCCATATCGATAATCTGTCGAGATGTCATTTCAAGTAAACGACTTTGTGCTACTCCTAAACCTCGTTCTTTAGCAGTCTTCTTCCAATCCTTTCTCTCACTGCTACTGGAATACGCTGCAGATAACTCTTCTTGAAAGTCTTTCGGTAATTTACCTGTGCTAATGAAATTAAATAATTGACCAAATATATCATATTTAGCAACTGTTCTTGACATAAAGCCTTCAGCAGCACCTACAGCTTTACTAATAGTGCCACCTTCAGTTAGGCCAGTAGTTGCTTTACTATAAGCTTCACCTGCACCAACTATACCCTTTTCTTTTTCTTCTCTTAGATATTTCTGATCAGCCCACATTTCAGGCAAAACGGATGTATGTGCTTCAATCCATTTCATTATCTGAATTTGTAACTGATCACCAGGCTGCAACTGTCCTTTAGACGCTAACATATTAATTTGAGCATCAAGGGATTGTGAGAAAGAGAACTTAGCTTCCTCTGCTCCACCAGAACTTCTTTGAGCTGTTATTTTCGCCATCTTACGAGCCTTCATCATACCAAGACCCATTTGAGCAGCAATCATTGGAGCCATCCCAGTCGCCATTCCAGCCATTGAACTAGGATCTGTCATTCCAGCAGGTAGAGTCATTCCCATCTTTTTAGCAGCAGCCCCGGCCATTGGTCTACCAGCATCATATAATCCCATTGACCCTTGCAGACTGGAAGGCATACCTCCACCATACACCATACTTGCAACTCGCGGTGCAGCTATTGCTCTATTAGCTAGACTTAACGTACTAAGTGCGCTACTGGCAGTACCTGTAGCGCCTAATTGTTTTCTATGTTGTTGTTCATAGGCCAATTGTTTTTGCCTTGGGACATTCATAATCCCAGAAGTACCTAAATAACCCAATCCGCCCATCTTAGTTATAGCATCAGTTAATGCGCCAGTGTCAACTCCACCAGCAGCTCCACCAGCAACACCTCTTACCTTAGATATTTTAGAAACAGCTTTACCAATAACTTCATCTAAATTATCCATTCTTGATACAGCGCTAAGAGCCATACCAGGCATAAGAGTAGCTTTTTGAATTGCTGTAGCTACTTTGCTACTACGTTGTGCCTCTAATTCTCCTCTTAGCATTTCACTCATATCTGTGTCGCCAGGTCGACCTCCACCACCTTTACCTTTATTTCTCGATGCTTCAATCATACCCGCAAGTTGAGCAATTTGTTGATTCGACGTACCATACTGCGGTTTATTTGGTTGTGGCATTTTATTTCCTCAATTACATAGTGAAAAATGGCATAAAGGAACTTTCTAATGCATCATCTTCAGGTACAACAGTTTCAAATGAATAGTCATCATCTGCCCCAAGAATCACACCAGATTCAAATTTTTGTTTAAATGCAATATAATCTTTTGGACTCGCTACACTCGCAGCAGTCTTAATTGTCTCTAATAATCGGTTCTGTATTTCCATATTAGTGAATTGAACCATGGGCATAATCTCCATAGCTCTTCTGTGTCTAGTAAATGCACAGAAAGAAGAACCCATAAACAAATCAGTATGTGATTTAGATCTAATCGACCCTGAATTTGTTTTCTCAATAGCACCAAATTGATTAATTAAATTTTGCGATTTAAATCCTGTTATGTTTTCATTAATACATTCGATTAAACAACCCACCATTAAGGGTTTAGTTAGACCTGTTGTTTTAACACCTAGTTCGTCTTTTAAATCACCAGTCTTATCTATATCTCTCTCAAGGAATGGGAGGTAATTGAACGTTGTTATATGTCTCGTCAGGTATTCTATAGGTGCCTGACCTATCGTATTATTCTCAATCGTTAAAATAATACGTTCTCCGACCTGTGCGAATAACCACTGAAAAACAAAATGTATAACTTCCCCAAAATTTGTGTAGGATCCGAATTTGTTATTCATTTCAGCGATTTGATTAAACTTTCGAAATCCATAAATTTCTATAGCACAATACGCCCCTGTTAATGATTGAGCTGTGTCACATCCTATAATATAGTAATCTGATTTATCGAGTACATTAGTGTAAATATCCAATCTTGAATGATGTGGACACGGCAAAGTCATTACAGGTTTACTTGAAGTAAAGGCAGCAAGAGTTTCATCGTCAAAAATACATTGAGTAGTACCAACGAATAAAAGATCCAATTCCTGATTAACCTTACGTTGATCACTAAGTTCCTGACATTGTTCTTGATACCATTCCTCAGTTTTAGTTGGGTCTTCACTCCAATGATATCTAACTCTAACAAAAGTATTCTTAGATGGATCTCTAACAGCATCATCTATAACAACATCTGGATTCCAATTTTCCAATCCAGTTTCAGAGTTTTCAACAAATAAATCATCTGATTCAACTCCATTTGTCCATCTATTGTAAAACCATTCACCGTCCCCTTGGGTACCGTTCGGAGTACTGGTGATTAGCATGAAGTATGGATAATTATATCTCTGCGCTTGCTCCCTTGCCTTAGATAGAGTTTGTTGAGCAGAACCGTAGATTTCATCCATGTATCTAATAAATGCAGCTTCGTCAATATATAAAATACCAACAGTTAATGATCGAGCAAGAGTGCTAGGATCATGAGTAGTTGCAGGATAGAATACGTCTACTCTAGAATCATTAAACAATTCTAAATATGTAACAATATCACTCTTATTTTTAAAGGGTTTATTTGTTACCATCCATTCCGGCAAATTACTGATTATAAACTTGACTGTTCTTAAGTTTCGTTTACCAGCATCTTGTTTCATATTCAAAATAACTGCTTTATTCCTAGGAAAGAAAACCATAGCCCATACAACTAAGCAAGCTGCAATGGTTGATTTCCCTAACTGACGAGAAGCCATTAATATGCATTTTTTAAATCTATAAATCGAGCGAACTACTCGACGCATTTTATTATGCATTAAATCTCTTTCATAAAGCGTTTGTCCACCACCTTCGTCTAAGAAGCAATAGTTATGTATAAAATAAAGTGGATTACATCTACACTTCCAGACTTCCATCGCTCTATGTTTCTTTTCTTCTTCGGATATTTGCCCTAATGCTCTAGATCGAACCATCGTTCGAAGATTTGTGTTTCTAGCATACCGCATGATCGCCTCCGTTCATCCGGCATTAGATATAAGCAGAAAGGCCTTCACCAACTGGCTGACCTTGACTGTTACCTTCTGGCGGAGTTGCTATTGATGCAACTTGTTCTTCTTTGTCTTTTAAAACTCTAGGAGGAACAATACCTTGCTCCATTGATTTTGTATCCTCAGTAGCTTGTGCATTAAGCGCACTTTCAGCAGCCTTAAGTTGCTTTAATTCTGGATCTCTATTTCTTTCTTCTGCTTGCCTTGCACTCACCTTAGCAGCCCTCTTTTCTTGGTCCATTTTATCAGCAACTTCAGCTTCAATCCCTTCTTCCTCAGTTTGTTCTGGAGTTACTACTCGACCCATTGCCCTCGCATATATACGATCGCTTATATCTCCTGGAGGAACTTGTTCTTCTGGTGACATCTCTTGTGCTTGTTGTTCTAATATATATAATATTGAAATCATATGTATTCTCCTAAATTCTCTAAGTTATCCAAATATCGTACTGATTGTTCTTTACTTGCTGTGAGTACGCCTTTCTTTACACCATACAATGATCTAGTTAGTGCGCTGGGATATGGGGATAACATAGTTCCTAATTTTTTAGCTGTCCCTAATTTATAATTCATATACTTTCTTGTCCCCGACCCTACTACTGTTCCTGTTTTAGTTAAAAACTGTCTTCGACTCATCTTTGCATTATCTGCAATTTTATCGGCAGTCTTAATAGCAGGATCTAACTTCTTCTCAATATTGGCCGCTCTATCTCTTATACTCTGTAATCCACTAGATCTATTAACAAATTTTTGTCCTATCTTACTATCTAACGCCTTCTTAACACCACCAGCCATTTCATGAGAATGTTTAAAAGCGGCACCTTTCTCTCCAGCAGCCATAACGTTCTTAATAGCACCAGAACCTGTTATTTTATCGGGTTTTCGGCCTTTAGCTCTTTCTTTTTGTAATGCTGATCCAACAGCGGCAGCCATTAATCCTTTACCTGCTGCTTTCCCAAAGTTTCTTCTACTAGGATCAAATGGTGGTGCTTTAAATGATGGCATTAATCCTTTAAGTTTGGATAATTTAATAGCTTCATCAATACTGAGCATAATAATCTCCTAATACCAACTAATCTTTTTGACAATCTTGCCAAACCCTGACATAATGTTCTGTTGACCTACATCTAAATCAAAACATTTAACATAAAAAAAGCCATCTCCCATTTCGACTTCATATTTGATATCGTATTCCTTCATCTTTTTTAGTATTGATACTATTGCTTCACTATTATTAATACTATACCGTTGGTTTATCTTTAGGTTCATTCCTTCTCTTTCTTTTGATAACAGTAACTCCTAAATCTAATAATTTAGTTATAATCCAACCAAGTACTCCACCTATTGAACCATTAACAATTACATCACTTTTAGGTACTAATTTTAATTCTATACCTTTATCAATTATTATCTCTTCAATAGTTTTGTTTTTATTATCTTCTATAGGCGACACTGTTTTAAACTTTGGAGTGTATGTTGTAGTCAATGTACCTATCATAATACCTACTAATATTACTGGCAAATAAATCCGAATAAATCGTTTCATTCGTTTATTTCCTCAATCCATTCTATATTCTCAAGTATAGATATTTCGCGCTTTAGTATATTCGTTACTGTAAAATATACAATACATTCATCATATTCAGTAATACAATATCCAATATTGTGTTTCTTAAGTTCCCTCAATATGTGAACTGCATTGCATCCTGTCTTAATTTTATAATATTTGTCCATAAATATTCTCTTTTAATATAATATTCTCTCATTCATCTGTTTTCTAGCAATCATAAGATTCATAAATTCTTTAACCTTTTTAATTGACGTATGCGCAGTTTTATGAAGTATCCCCATTCCGCCCGCTTGAATAAAATCATCAATGTTTTGTTTCTCATCATCAATGAGTACAGCGTTAGATCTAGCGAATTTTGCTTTTAATCTTTTATCAGGAACAACGGACATATTAACTAAATATTGCGCTCCTAATTCTCGTTCAACCCACATCTCTTTACCTAATTTTCTTTTTCTTCCTGGTCCATGACTTACATTTCGACCAGCAGAGGTAAGAATGTAAGGATCTTTATCTTTAATAAATGCCCATAATTCTTTTCCACCCTTTATCCAGGGCATATTGCTCCAAAATATAGAACCACCATGAGAGTCTATTAACTTCCACATTTTATTTATTTCGCTATGTTTAAAATCTAGAGATCCTGTCCAACCAATATCTTGCATTGCTTTAACGAAATCTGTAAGTACTCCATCCATGTCACAATAGATACGGAGTCGTTCTTCTTCATCTATTAAGTACTGTAACGGAATCATATTATTTAATCTCCACAAATCGAACAGATCCTAAACTTGTTGTTGACGTATTCTTCTCCATCTTTATTAGTTCTTGCGAAGATCCCCTTCTAACAGGAACAATTATGTACCCATTCTTTGATAACTGTTTGAATAGAAGAGGTGGTACACTATTTGTTAACGCAGAAACGATTATGACATCAAATGGAGCTTTCTCTTTCCATCCTTTTTTACCATCACCAAACTTACTCGATACATTCCTAATATTCGATTTATTAATCCGAACTTTCGCTTTAATAAGTAAATGTCTATTTATTTCAATAGTGTAAACATGTTTACATAGACTTGCTATAAGAGCAGTTTGCCATCCAGACCCTGTGCCCACTTCTAATACTTTTTTATTCTTATCTAATTTCGCCGCTTTTAAGACTATTTTAATAAGAGAGGGTGCAGAAGTAGTTTGTTTATGCTGTATCGGTAATGGATCATCTGTATTAGCTAAATGACGAATTTCTAAATCCAAGAAATTCTCTCTCGGAATTTTTCTCATAGCTGTTGTTATCTTATCCTCAAATAATCTTAAAATAGGTATCATTTTCATATCTCTCAAGATTTCTCCCTTCCAAGAGAAACATTCTCCTGGAAGGGGCTTTTTCTTTTTTAAATAGTCATCTTAAAATCAATATCATCAACATCCCAAAACCAGAAGTGTGGAGTATATGTAACAATGCCCAATTTATCATCAGCTATATTTCTCAATCCTTCTTCATCAGGAATTGTTTCTAATCCACTTGGTATTTCTGTACCCATCGAATCAGTTAATATAACCGATACACTTTTAATCCATTCCTGATCTGTATGAATTAAATCAACAACTTGACTATTATAGAATACGATTTCCGTTCCTGTATGCACTGTTTGTAGCCAATCCGCAATCATTAATATAAATAAATCTTTCTTCTCAGAAACGTTGATTCTTTTATTAACAATCATTTCAGAATCGACAATGACAGTGATCTGAAGTTTAAGTGGGAGAACAATGTCAAATGTGCTATATTCTTGAACTGTGAAATTCTCAAGAAAGTAAGAGTCTGCAGTTAGACTATCAAGAAACCTAAACTGTAGATTATCTGATATCATTCTTTTACCTTCAACATTATTATCAACCACAAATTGTTTAATCTTATCTAAATAATATTTTGGATCATCCATATAGGTATCATATCCTATAAGAGGAATATTAATTATATAACGATCCGTGTAGTCTAAAACAATTCCATCATACACATTATGATCATACAACAAAACATTAAGTTGGTCTTTGATATTATACATTTGATTAATACTATAAGTAGAACTTTCAAATGAATGATCGGTACCTTTTCTTCCAAATAATTCAATATGAAATTCAGCCCAAAAAATTCCATCTTCATCTGTATAATCATACACAAATTCAGTGTTATTCAAATTAACTAATGATTCTCTATATATACTTCTTTCGCTTATTGTTATTTCAAAATTATATTCAGAAATATCTTGGTGAGATTTCAATCTAATATAGCTTGTTCTATTTGAATAATCATATTCGATTAGAAAATATAAAACTGGTATATCGTAATACGCTAATCCGGTGTTTTTAGCCTCAGAAAAATACACAGAAAATGAATCATAAAAAAGATATCCATCATACCACCCCATAAAAGAATTATAATAATAAAAAAATGGACTTACCATTACTTCCCCACCGATCGTAAATTTTGGGAAGAATGACATATTATAATTAATTGGATAATTACAAAAAACGAATGCAGTTCCATCATCAATAATAGAGTTAGTATTTACTCGTGTAAAAGAATAATTTATTCCATTATATTTATATATTATGTATTCGTTTGCATTATCAACGGCGTCCCATGTAATAGAAACTGAAGTAGGATCATATACTTGAATTGTACCTATGTAGTTATCTCCAGAATATGATCCTGATAAAGTTAGAGTATAAATACCTCCTGCTATATCTTCACTTAATATTTCTAAAGCATCAGCATAATTGCCACCAGTGGGGTAAATAAAATCTCCAGGAGACACCGCATCCCAGGCAACTGAATCAGTGCAAGTAACTATATTAGAATCTGTTTCAAATGTATACTCTTCTGTTATTAAAACATCTATTCCTGTCAAATTAACAGCTATATCAACTTCTTCACCAACAGTAAATTGATCTGTTGGTACTATTTTATAACTTAAATTTTCTGCTTTGACAAATCCTCCAGTTATAGTAGATAATGCTATATTCTGAACTTCTGATAAATAATCAATTTTCATGAGAGAATGATTAGTTGTTGGAGAAACAAGCTGGTATTTATCTCGAAACGATCGACACAAATAAAATGTATTACTTGACACAACGGACTTCTTAAATAAAAATCTAAAGTCATTTAAATACTTTTCAGCAATATTATAAAAATCTCTCTCACTAACTAACATATCATAACTCTGAATATGAGCAACAACATCATTTCTTAATAAATCACCACTTAAAGGATCTAACCCATCTTTTGAATATTGAAAATTAATCTTCACAAACTTCTCAGCATTTTGAGCAGGAAGAGATTCTATTTTATTTGCTTGACTTGCATCATAATAATTAGTTATAACTAAGTAATTCTTTGGACCTACAAATACTTCTTTTGCAAGATTACCACTACCTCCCATTGTCACATCTACTCTAACAGTTATTTCAGCTGATGGAATGTATGCTCCTCGTATACCTGATCCAAATTCAATAACAAACTTTCGAGAAGTCAATTTTCTTAAAAACACAGTCTTAGAAAAACTTTCTTCAAAATATTTCACATAATTAACATTATATTCTTCAAGAAGATTACTAGAATCATCCTTTCGTTTAACCCAAACACGAATATCACTAATGTGCCCTTCATCAATTTCAATTACATAAGGATAATATGTACCAAAACTATAATTAGGTAATGTCAGAAAAAATTCTTGAACCTTGAATTGTTGTACATCTTTAAATGGTGCAATAACTTCAGCAGTAGCAGATGGTAATTGTTGTACATTACCTTCATTCGAAGTTATAATTGTGCTATATCCACTTAACGATTGCACAAATTTATATTTAGCATTTGTTATAAAATTGTATCCTTCATTCTCAAAAACGATCGAAGAATCATCTCCTATAACTGCTTCTCTTCGTATAACACCATTAGGTAGCTTTGGTAATAATGCAAAATCAAATATTACACTACCAAACGCGTTAGAAGGAGTACCAAATGTTGGTAAATATCCATATGTAGCAGAGTGAAAATATAGATTCTCTGTTTCTTGTGCTGTGGCTACAAATGCTTCTTTAAATAGAGAATCATAATATTGCTTTGCATCAAAATTTGTATGTCCAAGAAGATTTAATAAGAATCCAACAAAACCCAATTTATTAATCTGTAAATCATAGACTTGTAATTCACTCTTTAGTAACGTTGAATAATATTCTATGAATTCTTGTGGGCTTTTAAAATTTGTTACAGATATATCCGCCATTTCAACACCCCGTTCAATCAAGGTTTAAATTTTATTAAATTTAGGGAATACTAAAGTATTAAGTTCATCTAATACCCAACTCTTTGTACCCTCTGAAACTACATATCCACGATATGCTGCACAAAAATAACTAAAAGGTAATGTAGTTAATTCGTTGCCTGTGCGTTGTCCTATCAACTCTTTTGATGGTAAAGCTTGAGGAAATAGACCAATACATTTACCTACATATGTTATGTCTTTTAAATTTGGTTTATATTTGACTATATATATAGAAGCTGCATAATCTATTCCACCATATATTCCTCCGCTATCTTGATGAAATTTGGTAATGTCTTGATTTAAATAATGAGGATGTGGTCTTATTTTACCTTCAATTATATCCCAAATATAATGAATCCATGCTTGATGGAATTTATATATTGATAGTTCAGAATCATCTATATATGTGACAGACACTTGCTCCGAGGTACTGAATTCAGTTGCAAAAGGAATTGCCCCACTTCGACTAGATACTCGCTCTGAATTGACCTGTTCTTGAGGTGGTGTAAAATCAACAGCAGCAAACGTAACAAATTTTGTAATTCTATTTAATTCTTCACCTATTGAACTGTTCCCTTTGTATGTATGTTCACCGTGTTCACCAAACACTCTTTTATTACTAAAATCTTGATCTCTAGTAAGCCCACTTAAAGGAGGAGGGATCATGAACATAAACGTGTAACCGTTTATATCAGGATTGTATCTATGAAGCATTGTATCATAAAAAAATCGCATCAAGTCGCTATCTTCTTTAGATTCCCCAAATATAATATCTATAACATTGACATTTGCTAATTGAGAATTACTATCTTTCGGTGGAACAACTGTTAGCGCCATAATATTCTCCATGACCAATAGGGCCTAATGCGATTACACATTAGGCCCTATCAATTCTATTAACTCCCGTATTGTCCACGGCATACAGTTTTGCTCATATTATAAATTAGACCATAAATCAATACATTTCGAATTTGAATTCTTGTTACCTCACTATATCGATCATATACTTTAGTCAGGGCTTTCCCATCTGTATCTCTAAGATCATCATCAAAAATTTGTTTCAATAACATATTGCTAAGTTTCTGTATCTTTCGAGTATCCGGATTATTTTTACTCGAAATAATAACTTTCTTAACAATCGTTCTATAATTCGCTTTACAGATATCAATTTTATCAACAACATTGGTCCGCGAAAGAATTACACTAATTAAATCATATAAGATATCATGATATTTATGATTATGAATAGATTGAAGTATTGCTTTAATAGTAACCTCTTTAACTTTAAATGACTGATTAAAACTTTTAATTAACGTACTAGGATAAGAGGGATTTGGATTCATTGTGATGTAATCGGTTACGTCATTTGTTATTTCATCACGAATATGAACAGTAGAATATTGATCAAACCCTGGTTCATCATCACCCATACCAACGCTTGGGCTAGAAATAGACATGCCCATTTTATGTGCTTTCATATAAAGAGGCAATAATCCACCTTGTGCTTCGTTTTTACCCGTTGTTATATTTCTTCTCGGGTTAAACATAAAGATCTGATTAATGCGACTATACATTTGTTCGAATAATCGTTTTAATTTAAAAGAATTTCTTTTAATCTCTGGTCCATATTTGAATATAAGTTTAGGAACATGATAATCATGAAGTAAGCTGATAGGACTGTCATATTTAGATACACTATGCTTCTTAGTGATCATATGAGTTACAACATACTTCATGATTTTCTTGTCACAATATTTAATGTACCGTACCTTACGACCATTCCAAACTTTCATCAAGCAGCACATCATTGCGTTTTTGTATATGTGTTCTTTCTTTCCCATCAAACCATAATATGTAAGTAATAATAAAATCTGATAATATGGGTCACTATGCATAGCATTCTTCATAGCGCCCATACCCCAATCTTTTTTATATGCATTGTAAACATCAATTTGATCAATACCAATTATTTTGTATAATTTTAATACGCCTGCCATTGGAAGCGTAAACTTGAAACAATACCCTTCATCAGATGACATAGATTGGGAGAATGCGGTACTCACAAACCTCGAAATCTCTTGATACACCTGGCGTTCTATTCGCGGATCAGCATGAAATATTTGCTGTAGTTCCTTATGAAGTTTCGTTATTTCTGACACTTTTCATGCTCCTATTATGATGATAAAGATTAAACACATGTAGCAATAATCTTTGCGAGATTATGCATCTTCTTCTCGAAAGATTCAACAAGATCAACTAATTTATCTTGGTCAAACACTCTCCCATAATCGACATTGTCAGTAAGATATTGAATCCGAGCCCAAGAACCAAAAGGAAAAGAAACATTTCTAAGAAGGTTCTCAATAACAGCAACTTTAATACCAAATTTGATAGCTTCATCTGTATCGGTACCGTCTGTAATTAATGCAGCGATTGTATCTTTCGACGTATCGTAATACCGTTCTTTTCTTTGTTCGTCGTTAAGTTTGTAAAAGTTACGATCCAAGTTCTCGTAAATAGCTTTTGACAAACGTCTTTGAGCTTTTTCAAGAGAGTCATCTATAATTGATTCATTAATCCCTTTCCCATAAAACTCAGGAACGATATTAACAAACTCATAAATTTTTCTTACATTTGTAAACAAAGCACTCATAACGCCTTCGATTTGAGGATGCACACTCTCATCAAGCTTCTGAAATAGTTGATCATAGTACATCATATCAACTCTAATTTTTGATTCGAATGCAATTTGATCATAAGGTTTATAAAACCCTTTACCCATATCCTTCTGCTTTGCAATTCGTTGTGCTTCTTCAAGAACTGTAACCCTTATACCTTTGCTCTCTGTAATCTTACTCAAAGCATCCCGAGATTCTCGCATAATATCCATCTGGGTATCTTCGGTAAACATAATATTTCCTCCATAAATGAAAATGTTAAATTCTGCCTTCTAACTCATTTCTCGTCATATTCTCGACATAGGTCTCAAATGTACGAATGTTAGATTTATTGATTTGTGTCATATACTGAAGTTTATAGTATACTTGCCCACGCTTAGAATCTATGACAATTAAATTTGGCACATCTAATCTTTGGTTAATAAATTTGACTATTCCCTTGACATAATTGTCTGTAACATTTAGCCCCTCCTCTACACCTTTAGATAACAAATGGCGCCAAGACTTTGAAACAACTGCTGCATGTAACATCACAATCGTCTCAAGTGGTACTACTAATGTATAGTTTGGTAAATCCAAAGCATCATTAGCAACAGTTTCAATTTCTATATCAATGTAATCGACATACTGACACACAGACCCCATCACAGCTACATAATATAATGTTCTAATAAAACTTTTAATATAACCCTTTGTCTGATTAATAAATTCTTCAACTGCTTCTATTAATTTATCTGGATCATCATGGTCTAATATATTTCGTCTTAATATTGCAATATTATCAGGTACACCTTGGGGGTTATATCTAAATTCTTGATGATATGTAATAACTATATTTTCAACAGCTTGATCAATTACTCTTTCAACTTTATCAAATATTGGTTTAGGGTTATTAATAATTTTTCCTAATTGATATGCTAAACTTTGATGCATACTATCAAATTCTTCTCCAATATCGGTAGAAACTCGAGTAAACATGCCAAAACTTTCTTTAGTAATCATTGGATCACTAAGCATCACATTTTTTAAATCCTCTGTTCTTGATTCTACTTTTTGGATTGCTTTACCTAAAGTCTTTGTACATATTGACTTCATAAGTTTAGCTTTGTTTTCATCAACCCCGGCACCTCTAAAAGAGTTTTCAACAGCAGAGAATACTTCTCCAGTTATTTTCGCTATTTCCCCCATTAAGAACTTATCAAGCGTTTCTTCTTTTAACTTTTGATAATCAATAATAGATTCATGAGGATGTATTGTCATCAATAATGATTTCGTATACATATTGATATTGTAACCTAAATACGCCAAAAAATTATGAAGAACTAGATCGCTTAGTTCTCCCGCTTTTGGAGATAATGTTTTAACTGTTGATTCTATTTGTCCTGGGTTACGAGTCAATCCAAATTGTGATCGTAAAAGATTATCATTAAGCATAAACTTAAAGAAAAGCTCTGCCTCTTTTAGATTCCCTTGTACGACATTTAATATATCAAATTCCTTCACAGGTTTGAATGTATCTCGTGGCATATTAGTTGGTACAACTGTAGGTACACCCTCTTTTCCAGGCGAATAGAGTTCTTTTGAAGCTATTTGGTCTTGTCTAGATAATGGTAATCTTGATGGTATCCTAGGATCAATCCACGTTTTTCTCCACCGTTTTACGGTTTCATATGGTTTCCCTATGGCTTTCTCAAAACGATTTGATATTCTTCTACCAAAAGATTCTAATCCTTGTGCTATTTTAGGATGATCTGGAGCCAACCAAGAAATTAATCTGTCATGAAGTGTGTTTCTATCTTGTTCAGCATCAAACTTCGACATATTCGCTAAAAGATTCCAAGCTTCTTTCTCATCAAGACGTTTAATAACATTAAATATGTACTTAATATTTGTTTCACCTTGCGGCCCACCAATTGGTTTCTTTAAAGCAATCGCTGTGGTTAAGACGTATGCAAGAGTTAAAGAATCAATAGAGTATGCTTTAGTACCAACAATTACAGGGACATCAATTAAATTTTCTAGCGTTATTAACTCAACAAAAGGATTCAATTTCTTTACCCTTGGTTCAGTTGCTAGATATCTTTTGATAATAGCTGTTTTCTCTCTAATCTTTTCCTGGAGTTTATATTCATCCATTCTTGGTATAGCAGAAGGTTCTTGCATCTGATAAGATTGATAACTTCCAGATCCGCCTTGTCCTAATGAAGATTGAGAGATTAAAGTTTGCACATCTGATGAATTTCCGTTTTCATCAGTTAAAGAAAAACTTTTCGAAGCACTCGCTACTATATTCAATGCATTGCTTACGAATATCTCCTTCAACATAGAAACAGCCATAAAGTTTCTCATCGTCTGTTCAAACTTCTGTAATCGCTTATCAAATAACATTGGGTATATAAATGTTAACTTAAATTGTTGGTCTATATCCTCTACACTGATGTTCTTAGCTCCTACATCAAAGGTCTTTACCTTTCTCAGGTTACGAGTTGCGCTTGAATAAAGCTGTCTTCCTGTTAAATTCATACTTTACCTCTCGTAGTTAACATCTGATATCGGCATATATTGTTGTTATCTCTTTCGAAAACTTAGGATAAGTTTTCTTATAGTCTAATCGCATTTTATCTATTATATCACACATACGCTTTGAATCTTTCGGATAGCTTGACAGCGAAAAGAATGATTTAATACTATCCCAAGTTTTTTGTATCCAAGTGTGTGGTCTTGCTTTTCCACCAGTTAATTTATTAAACTTAAAGAACACCTTCGCTAAATCATCACCATATCCATATTTGACTGCATATTCATCAGCATTCAATTCCCCCATATGATCAGCAAATGTTAAACTTCTAGAGAGAGCAAAAAGAGACAGAACAACAGGCAATAATATTAATGATACTGCGGGAAAAACAATAACTCTTAAAAGGGTAAGAGCTCCAATCAATAGCCCCCCCTTCGCAACCTGGTTTACTAGAGTCGGAAGTAACATAGAAAAATTAGCAGTGTGCTGATATATATGACCAATCTCATGCAATAATATCGCTGTAAGTTCTCTAGGTGTAAACATGTCTAATGTCTTCGTTCCAAATATAACATATATTCCCTTAATATATCTTGGAGATTCTTCAGCCTTAAACTTCTCTGTTTTTAGCTTATTCTCTCCATCTTTCTTAAAAACCTTCGGTAATGTTTGATTGTATTTTATAAATATACAAGCGTCATGCACATTTTCTTTGACTACAAAGTATACTGATTTTACTCCTGTAAAACTCTTTATATTTCTAACAAGGTCTACTATTTGTTGTTTATCCTTAGTATTTTTTCTAATACTATCAAAGTTCTTATCGATATTCTTTAACACAGGGGATCTTACTTTAGCAGCTTCAAACATTATATATTCAAAATTTCTATTGATATCTTCAATGATCAAATCAACATTCATTGATATCTCCTATATTCGATCCTGGCCCCATACCGGGTGGAGAGGTCGGATAAACCCTGACGCCCAAGATGGCAAAACACAAAACCCGCAAATTAAAAAGGGTAATGTTAAGAAAGCGTCATACCGATACGAGACCAGGGAACTATTTAATGTCACATATCTTATAATAGTGACAAAAAAAGCATTTCTTTCGATTCACAAACTCATTATCACCAGGTGGTAAAGTATTGCTATCTAGAAACCCATTTATTTCTTTTATTTTACGCCGAATAAAATCGTAATAAGGTTCGGCATCAAAAGTATTCGTATCTAACACCATTGAAGTTATGAAATAAAATGGATTTCTTTTTGAATTTAATTGTTTCTTAATAGAATCTACAATTTTAAGTGCCATAGAGAAATCATCAATATCACTTGCAGTGATATCATGTGCGAGATAAATAAACTGTAACGTATCTATATTATAATAGTCTAATGCTGGTTTATTTGATCTCGTTTTAATACTTTCATCTTTTGCTTCTGTAAGAAAATTCTCTAATACATACTTATAAGTCATTACTTGATAAAAGTCTGCAATTCTAGGTTTTTGATCTCTGATAATCTTTTGATAATCTTTATATGTACAACTTTTAATCTCTGCTAGGACATTAAATCCCTTCAAATTATCTAATCTTCCACTAAATCGGATCGAAGGTATTTTTACAGATACTTCTGTTTCTGTAAATTGATCAGTTACTCCTTGAATGAAATCATGACATGCACTTCCAAGTGTCGCTCGAAAAGATAGGGGTAACCACTTGTCCCCAAATGATTTAATAGGTGTTTTAGAAAGTTTATAAATAATTTGTCTGATACAATTATCTGCTACATCATATGCATTAATATTCGCGGCAACTTCGGCATAAACTCGATTCTTATTTTCTGCCTTTTCAGCTACTTCCCTTGAAAACACAGATACATCAAATGGTTTAGCTCGTTCACTAACTACAGGAACAGATTCTTCCTGTATAGAATCCTGTGTTTTAGATGCCTGAGATGCCGTGATTTTTCTTTCGCCTTCCTTGCCATTAATTAAATTTACTACGCTATTAAATTCACTCAATTGCACGCCTCCAATGTTATATCTTCGTCGTTAGTATTAATATTACTTTTAATACTATTTCTATATAAAACTAGAAGACATAAATTTTCAGGGAGGTGACGAACCCTCCCCAAAAATTTAGAGTGCTACCTTCACACAGTCTTACTCTTCTTTCTTTTTCTTTCTACCGCGAAGTAACTTAGCAGCACCTATTGCTCCAGCGCCTAGACCTGCAGCGATAGCAACTTTACCACCATGCTCAGATCCAAATTTCTTAATGGCACTACCGGCATCATCAAGGGCTTCTTTAGTTTTATGAATACCTACTGCTGTTCGTGCTCCTGTTTTCATGCTCGTTGCTGGATTAAATCCTACAGCATTCATACCTCTGGCAACTTTTACACCAGGTTCAATACTACCCAAATTACTAAGATCTCTCTTTGCAACCCTACCAATCAGAGGCACATTCTTTAATTTTTTAGCAACGGATTGATATGTATCAATACTATCATCCGTACTTTTGAGGCTTTTACCCAATTCTTCTCTAGACGTGTTCTTAAACTTTTTATCAATCTTAGCATACAGCTCTTTTCTCTTCTCAGCATCAGGAAAATCACTTTTTTCCTGAAGAGCAATGATCACACCTTCAGAATATTCTTTCGCTATACCAGAAATCTCTAAGACGAGATCTGTTGTTTTGTGTTCTTTAGCTTCATCGATCCAATTCGCTTTTTGTTCTGGAGAAGCGAGGATCCAAGCTAGAACATCTTCTCGTATTTCAAGACCCTTTAATGGATCTTTTTGGTTTGATGCAACAAATTGTTGATAGCCCATAATTTTAATCTCCTCATATAATTTAATTTAATTATTCAGCAGCGCCAGAAGGAGAACTAGCCGGAACACCAGCAACCTGTTCTCTTCGTAATTTTTTAGCCAGATTCAATGCACCCAATCCTTGTGCAATTCCGGCGGCGGCGGCAATTTTGCCTTTGTCAGACATCTGAGGATCATCATCACTCATATTGGTGGCAGCTTTAGGTTCACCAGCTGTGGTAGTAGGATCAATTTCTTTACCTGCTTCATCACCAGATCCACCAGCTTCGGTATTCGGAACATTTGCAGATTCAGAGATTTCAAGAACGTATTTACTTGCCTCATCATCTCCCTTTACTTCTTGAATAACAGCTGCTTTCTCTTTTGGAGACATATTCTTCCAGGCTTCAACATCTTCTTCAAACGTCTTGACAGTCTGTCCCTTGCCTTCTAAATTGTCTATAAAATCTTGATAAGACATACTTTTTCTCCTTTGATATTCGTTGAATTTAGGTTTATGATTTCATTGCGGCCTTACGAGCGGCCTGTTTTCCTCTCATACCATATTTGCGCATAACCTTCGTCTTAAACTTCTTCCATAATTTCTTGTACTTAATCATCTTTTTATAGTCGGTGTCATTCTTATCTTTGGCTAATCTTGCCGCCATTGATCCGCCTAATCTAGATAATTTCTCTTGTCTACCAACTCTTAGCATAGACATTTTTAATACTTCATTAATTGTATCATCATCCATAAAATCAATACATTCAATTAACATATTTTTCAATTCTTCATCCGGTATATCTAATTCTAACAATTCTTGTTCGGACAATTCTGAATAATCCATTTAACTCATCCTCCTACTTATATTGTCTCATATTCCTTGACTTAGTGATTTCATTTCGGGATTCAATCATTTTACTCTTTAACTCCTGTAATGCGTTTCTTTTCTTTACCTCATCTTTTGCAAAGACATAATCTAATAAATCATTAAACGAATCAAATCCAGCTTTTAGTTCTTTAAAATAATCATTACAAGCAGCAGATAATTGAAGTCCAGCGACGCTCTTTAACATATCATCAGGCTTAAGATTTTGAATTTGATCGAATCCTCCCGTATTTTTAAGACAAACAAAATAACTTTTAGAGAGAAGAGCTAATGCCTCTATCATGTATTTAACATAACATTTTTTAAGGCAATCCCCTTGCTTAAATGATTCGGCACTAGATACAACAGGTCGTTTACCACCAGTTGAGAAATAAGACCACATGCTTAAATCTTTTTCGTCAATATCACAAGCCTTATAACATTTTTTAGAGTTTTGTTGAATAATAGCATATCTGAATTTCCAATACCGCCCATGTTTAGAAAGAAACTTACCTATAGACTCTGAAACTTCACCTATCTTTTGACCCGCAGAGAAAATTGCTCTATTAATCCTATCACCGTATATAAAGAAAAACAAAGCAGAGATTCCACCAATGGCCATAAGCGTCAAAGGATCTACTTCTTGCAACACCTCTTCATTATATTGAAAATCGAAGTATGTTTTAAATATCTGTTGCTGTTGAAGCAAGTTTGTATCGTATAGATGATCATAAAGATCTATATCAGTTTCCCTTAGTTCTTTAACTAATTCGTAGGTTTCATCAAAAAGTTGATCTTTTGTAATCTTGTCATGAAGGCGATTTTGGTCGATATATGCTTCGGCGATGGTTTTAAAAAATCGTACGTCCATTTATAAGTTCTCCCTTTTAATTAACTAAAAAGAGGGCGGGGTAATACGGAGGGTCAGATTCTACGTTTGGTTAAAACAACTACCCCACCCTCAATACTTATGTAGTCTGTTGTTCATCAAAAACAGGCTTATATCCCTCTTCAGTTGGTTGATTCTGATTTAGGAAAAAATCCTCACTAACTTGAGGAACTTCTTCTCCTTGTATCGCTGGAGCAGTAGGTTCTTCTGGGTTAAAATTTTGTAACGGATTTTCATTTAAAGTGTCAGTAACTACATTATGAATAGTTTCATCAATTACACATTGTTCCTTTGCATCATCATACTCGCCCACTTCGCATCTAAAAATACCTTGAGTTATACGAGTATATACACTTACTTGTACTGCGAAATCAAACCACTGTTTAAATTCTGGATCTGTATCATACTTCTCTTTTGCATTCTTTCTGTAAAATGAATTACTTTTCCATTTTTCAACTCCATTTTCATCAGATACTACAAGTTTTACTCTAGGTCCATCTTTCTTTATCATAAATAAAGAAGCAGGAGGAGCATTCTTATAAATCTTCTTTTCACTAGGGATTATCTCCATAAGAAAATAGAATTCAGACCAGAACTTACTTATGCCTGTCTTTTTATCGAACACACAGGTAACGGCATGTTGACTTGGTGCTAACTTATTTTTCTCAGTATACACATCCATAAACCAACCATCAATACCTATTCCGTCAGCAGGTGTAATTAACTTCTTTTTACTAAGAAAAAGCCATTGTTGAGTCTTGTGTTGCAAAGCATAGATATTAGTAGCGGACTTGAAATCTTTAAATACACCAACAGACTTCTCAGATTGAGCATATGGCCCTTCAATCTTAAGATTCGCACGAATTTGATCAATACAAACAAATGTTACTCGATTGAATTTAATTTGGGGTCCATACTTATCTAAAAGAAAACTGACCTGTCGTGCTTTATTACCTATGATTGAATTAGGACTTTCTGCTTCTAACGCTTTGGGACCAGGTGTTGATGCAATACTATCCCAAATAAATGCAACATAAAACTCTTTCTCAAGCTTCTCTTCAAACACTTTCTTAATTGCAATTAATCGATCAATTAATTCAAATATCCCATCAACATTTACAATGATAGGTTCATATTTAAATCGATTTTCATCTAATCCAAATATTTCAATTCTACTTTGTCTGAACTCGCTATTTTTATTATTTCCTGATCCTTCTACATCTAGATAAACAACAACTGAGTTCGGATAAATCTTCTGGAATACAGAACTGAATTGAAACGCTAAAGTAGACTTCCCTGTCTCAGGTGTACTACTAAAGAGAATTGGATCTGATGAAACAATACCTCCACCTAATAAGGCATCAAGATGTTGAATACCAAAGGGAGTAACTATTGGATCTGGCGCCATTAAATGACCATATTCACTTAATATAATCTTATCAAATGCCTCTCCTAACTTTTCAGTTAGTCCTTCTTCCGCATTCTCTAAACTATCCAGATCCACTTTTTCTACTGATGTTTTTTTCCTCGCCATATAGTTTCGCCTCCAGACTAATTACTTCTTTATTTTTTTTCTAATGACAACAGGTTCTTCTTCGATATCTATAGTCTTGTTATTTTTAGAATCTTTTAATTTCTCTTTTTTAATAATAATTTCTTTCTCCGGTGTAGTTTTCTTTGCAACAGTTATATCAAGATCATTTAATTCGGGAGGATAAGATTTCTTCCTAACCCGTCTTATAACTATTGACTCTGACTCTTTTAGTATATTACTCAAAGGAATCATCAATATATCCTCGTTTAAAATTAGTATGCTCCCTGCGATCTTTCAACAGCAGTTGGGTTCTTTCTTCTTCTAAGGTCCCGGATTTGCATAATCTCTGCAGCTTTCTGTTTCTGTTCTGCAGCTTTCTGCGCTGCCAACATAACACCAGGTGGACCCATTCCTACTCTATACTGTCCTGTAGGATAACCCTTTCCTCCAATCTGTTTCGCTGTTCCCGTCATAAACGGTTCATAATGGCTCTGTCTTTCAAATAAATGTGATATAGCAATCATAGTTTGTATGCCTCATCTTCTTTTTCCATATCTCTCTGAACGTCTTCTGACAAGGGAATCTTACCTTGATGTTGACTTCTTTCATGGGCTATAAGATCCATGACTTGTTTCATTACTCCTACGAAATCCCCGTCATCTATTTTTTCGACTTTTTCATCAATCCTTCTTATATCAACCGAAACTAAATGATGCATCTTATAAATATTATCAGATATGTCTTTTAAATATTTAACTTTAACATCCTCATACTCCCGATTTACGCTATATAATCTAGCAATAAGTTCAATATTTTTAGCAATCGCCCCACGAACAATTCTTTGTTTCTCATTATCTTGTTTAACAGTATTTAAATATTGTTGCAAGAATTGTATATTACTATCAATATCTGCAATATGTCTCTGAATCTCTTGTTGCTTTAATTCTACACCTGTAATATGTTTTTCTAATTTTCTTTTTTGATCCGTAAAATCTGTTTCTATGAAATCATAACTGTCGAGTTCCTCGCCTTGTTGATCAGTCATCAGTTATTATTCGCTCCTTCTGTTAAACATATTTCGATGAATTTTTTCATCTGTTGTATAAATGTTATTTGATCTATTTTAACATTTGATAGAGTAAACAGATTAATATATTCCCCTGATAAAATTGTCTTCGTAAAGTTCTCCGCCACTTTCTCTAATATCCCGTATATATAATAATCGTTAAACATATTCTTAAATGGCTGTACTAATTCTTCCATTACTGCTGTCTTAACCATCTTAGGTTTAATTAACATTTCGTTATACGGTTTCGAGTTTGGATTAATAATGTGAACACATTTAAGAAGTCTGTATATCGTCGGCAATTTCTTGATCTTTTCTAGCGTTCCATTTTCTTCTATGTCATCATCATAAAACTTCATTAACTTGTATTCACTATTATTCAATACGAAACTATCTCTATAACTACTAAAATATACGTCTTGAAATTGATTATCTATTATGACATTTTTAAATACTTTATAGTTATAACTTAATTGAGTCATAGTAGGTGATTTTTGATAAAATTTCTTTGTTTGAAGATCATATAATACATCACGATATATTCCAAGTCTTATTGGTATGCTTACCATATTATCTAAAGTTTGTTCAATCTCCCAGACAGAATCATATACCGTGTTGATCCTTTTCTCTTTCTTAAAATAGTAATTAAACACATATCTAAAACTACTCTTATAAAAAACTGTTATGTTATCTACATCGAGAGGGTTAAACTTCTTTAAACCATTACCTAAAAACTCATACAATACATCGGTCTTGATGACATCTTGATCTAAATAAAATGTGTTAATATGAGAATGTACAACACCGTAAGACTTTCTGCAGATTTCGCTATAAACACTTTTAATCGTATTTTGAAGAAATTTATGAGCACTTGAGAGAATTCTTATTAGAATATAAATAATATTAGGATATAATACTTTAGCACGATATTCAGGATATGAGAAATTTAGAAACTCATTGTTATATCGGTATAAACAATTAACAGTTTGATGTATTACAAACAAATCCTGAACAATTTTAGATCTACTAGCTAATATTTGGAAGTGTGTAGCCTTTAATTTCTCAACATACTTTTTTAAAGTTCTAGATTTCAAGCAGTTAATTGGCATACCAGGTTCCATCGTTTTTAGTTTCTCTAATTCATTATGCAAACATGTGTATAATGTTTTGTAAGATATCTCTAGTGTAATATCATTAGAATAATTCGCTGGGTGCTCTTCGAAATCGGTAGATATTTGAGGTTGGGGCTCTGCTCCCACAGTTTTCTCCTTAAATTAGAAAATTTTATAATTAACAGTTAAGTATAAAATTTCTATATACAGTGTGAAATTTTTATAAAACAATTCTAGATCGGAAGTCTCACACAAACTTACTTATTAGACAGTGGGAACCAAATATCTTACATTCTTTGCTGCTATTTTATCTAAAGGTTCTAACATTTTAGCTAACCCTTTCACAGCAAATTCGCGAAAGTTCTCTTCAATTAATTCAGCATCGTATAATGATGTTGATAACATGATTACCTCTTTATAAACTTAGTTAAATAATCCAAGTTAAATCTTTTCCCTATATTAAGTGGGAAAGTTCGTTGAAATAGTCCCTGAGGTAATTTGAAGTAGCGTATGATTGGAACAATACACATACGACCAATCGTCTCATATGTTTTCTTAGTGTAGATATCTAAATTCGTATCACCAATAATACAAATATGAATTGCTTCACTAGGATCAAATATTCTTTCTCTTAAAAATAACTTTGTTATATCATCCCATCCTGTGTCATCAAGCTTATTTACCTGACGTCTTGTCAACGGGTATTTAATATCAATAGGTCTAGTATTAAATATATAATAACGATTACCAATAAACTCACAAATGTAATGCCATGGTAAAAAGATAGTTGAGAATTTACCATAATTTTCTCTTACTCTTTTATACACTTCAATAAGATCCATTTTTGATGTGTCAACTCTAGGTCTAGGTCTTATAGGAAGAAATGGATTATTATATGTGTCTTGTATTAAAAATCCCTGAGGTTTTGTTGTGAACTTATTCGCTACACTTGCGACATCTTTAGATATGTCTAATCTCTCAGGGACTGCTTCATGTAAAATCTTATACGTTTTATCAGAATCTACAAGCATAGTCGTTCCTTTATTTGATTGGGGAGAGTCACCCCTCCCCAATGGTATTATCCTCCAGCACCAAGATCTACAAAAGTTCCAACACCATCTACCCAATCAACACCATCATACCATACAGGGATAGATATACCTGCTCTACTTGCTAGACTTCCAATAAACCACATTTCACCAGTAACAGGTGAAGGAGGAAGCGAATCTGCGGTAGCTGCATAATTCCAACTCACACCACCAGAAGGTCTAGCAGCTAACTCATCCAACGCACTTAATACTTCTATTGGAGAACCAGTCCAATCCCCAGACGTTGTTGGTATATAATTAATCTTAGACGCTTCTGCTACTGTTTGATTCACAACTGTTCCCGTCGAAGATGGATCAACTAATACCCCAGTACCTAGTGAGAATGGAACTGTAACTATAAGCGATCCACCATTCATTACAATAGCATCATTCGTGCTCGCATTAATTACTGGATGAACAGCAGTGCCTCCAGAAGTACCATTAAAGTCTATTTGACCAGTAAAGAAAGCCAAGAAACTATCTAATACTGCAGCATTGTTTAACTGTAATGATATCGCGTTGTTTTGAGAATTATTTTGAGTTTTCCACTGACTTAACGTACCATGATCAACAGTAGCCGACATTCCTGCTCCAGTGTTGTTGAAATTTGTATCTTCTGCAATAACAATAGATCCTGCTCCAGTGTTGTTCATGTGCAAAGCAGGTTGCAATCCGGCAGAATTAACTTCACAGTTAATCAAATTAAATCTTTGTGGATTTGTACCATAGAACTTAACAGTTGCATCAACAGATCCGCTACCAGAAATATCAATTCCACAAAATGATGCTACATTACCATCTGCTCCACCTGATGTATTACTTGTGCTATAACCTACATCACCATTAATAGTACAAATAGAATTCTTTTCAGGTGAATCACAAACGAAATGCATTCCTGCTTCAATTACTATATCCTCAGTATATGATCCTGGAGCAACAGATATTAATGTTTCTCCAGATACTGCTCCGATTGCAGCAGTGAGGGTTTTAAACGGTCTACCAAGCGAACCATCAGCAGTATATGAATCTACTCTATTCCCATCTACTTTCAATGTAGTTGTTATTGGATGATCGATTACACTAGAAGGATGAGTAGTAGGATGCACATACGCAATCGCGTTATCTTCTATACCATTCAATTTAGTGAGAAGAGTATCTGTTAACGCATTAGTCTCCGATTCAGATTCATATGCAATTTTAATTTCTGCACCAGTCATATCCGCGGTTGCACCATCTTCAATGCCTGATAATTTCGTTAAATTAGCATTAGTAAAAACATTCGTATCTGGATTTAATTCATATGCAGCTTTAATTTCGACAGAAGACATATCACCAGAAGCACCAGTCTCAACACCATCTAACTTTAATTTATCAGCAGCGGACATAAACCCACCAGTAACTGTTGTTGCGGCAGAATGCAGATTACCTCCACCTCTTGTTCCGTGTTGAGAATCACTGAAAGGCATTACTGCCCAATTAACACTTAATTCAGAACTACCATTAATCGATAAGCCTGTTCCTACTTTAGATACACCAGGAGTTGCTGCACTTGCAATAGGTATAGATATTTCGCCAGTTCCATCATCTACATTAACATTAGCTCCTGCGATTACTACACCCAAAGCAGAACCTTGTGCATGAGGTACAGATACTATACCACTCGCAACATTAAGATTATCACCAACCTGTAAAACACCCCTTCTAGTATCTGACCCTCTATATACATCTATTTCGGATATTTCAGGATCAACATCGATATTACCACCTGATTTAACAGATAGAACACCTTTATTACCATATCCACCTGTTTCTACAGCAATCTCATCTCCATCCATATAAGTGTTTCTTCCTGCTTTTACACCACCGAGAGTAACAGCAGTTGCCACTGGAAGAACGTAATTGTTAGAGTTGATTGCGATCGTATTTAATTTAGCTTTATCAGATACTGATATAAAACCTGCTTCAGATCCACTTACAAGATTATGTAAATTCCCACCACCTCTATCACCATGTGCAATATCATCAAATGCATAATTAAGACTTAGGATTCCACCACCATCTACATCTAACCCTGTTCCAACTTTTACACCACCTAGAACAGAATCTGTAGCAATAGGTAATGAATAAGCATTCGCTCCAGATTCAACACCACCTAATTTAGTCTTCTCTGCATCACTAAACTCATTAGTATTCGCATTCGCTTCATATGCAGTTTTAACTTGAAGATCTGTCATAGGTGACCAATCAACATCGGCAATCTTAGACCATTGAGATCCATTGTAAGCATACTGTGCCGATTTTCCATCTCCATCATCTTGGACTAATACACATTGTCCCGCCTGAGGTCCTGCAATAGCATCCCGAGCAGCTATATTAGCAACAGGGCTTAACCAATCCGCAGATCCAAAAGAAGGAACATTCTGAATATGAGTCCAATCAATTCTATCAGACGCCCCTCCAGTTGCTATCAATTCTGTTTTCGACCAATAATCTGCCGTTGCTGCTTTACTATTCCAAGATGATTTTTCAGCATCACTTACAAATCTATGATCTAAATCTTGAACAATCATTACTGATGTATGAGTAGTTGGATGAACATACGCATTAGCATTTGTTTCGACTGTTCCCAACTTTGCTTTCTCGGCATCATTAAATTCATTCGTATCAGCATTATTCTCATACGCAGTCTTGATTTCTACATCAGTCATATCATCTGTTGCACCATCTTCGAGACCACCTAACTTAACTTTCTCTAAATCAGTAAATACGTTCGTGTTGATATTTGATTCATATGAAGTTTTAATATCAACAGGAGTCATATCTCCAGCCGTTGCACCATCTTCAACACCATCAAGTTTAGTCCTATCAGCGTCAGTAAATGCGTTAGTATCCACATTAATTTCATATGCGAGTTTTACTTCAGATGGCTCCATATCTGCTGATGCATTATCTTCAATAGCATTTAATTTATTTCTATAGTACTCGGTAAAATCATTCGTTGATTGAAGAGTAGCACTCAATAGTTGGGTAGTTGGATTCATATTTAAACGATCCCCAACTTTTATTCCTCCAATCTCAGTTGGTGAAGCAACAGGCAATGCAACGGAAGGTCCTTCATTTGTTAATTGTATAAAGACTGATCCATCGTTTGAGTATTCCCATACATTAAGCGCTTCATTATATCTGAATACTGCATTATTTTCTATTCCTCTTTCAACTTCAATCCCCACATGGGAGGAAGGAGTACCAACATAATCTTTATTTAAAACAAAGACATCATTTATTGTTCCATTTATATCTGCTTTACTATCTAATAAATTATCTAATGCACCTTCACTAGCTCTACCATCTAATTCTTCTCTAAGCCCTTCAATGGCTTCAATAGGATGGGAGTCAGGATGATTTCTATCTTCAATATCGACATGAGAATAGCTTGTTGACCCCCATAAATTCCTTAAATCAAACACTTTGTCGCCAGTTATCTTTGTATCACCCGCTTGTAAATACACGGCTGCGAGAGGAAATGCTTTCCTTTCTAGTACCGGTAATTCTGGATTGGTACTCGGTTCCCCCTCAATTAATAAAGCAGCACCGGTATAATGTAAACATACTATTGTCCATTTCGCTCCCATTGTAGGCGCTGTGAATCCAGGCGATCTACCACCAACGAATTCGACCCATTGTTTGTTACTGAGCCAAAATCCTCCTTCACTTATTTGAACAAACATATCCGGTTCAGATGAGGGCATAACCTTTAAAGAAGAAAAGAATGCACCTGTTCTTCTATATTTGTCACCATACGGAGGTAAATGCATATTAATTCTCCTTAAATTCTGATTTACGCTTTAAATTTTCTATTATCATCAGGGCTATCAGTATCAACAGGATTACTTTTAAACTTGTTAACACCACCCTTAATTAATTTTGCAAATCTGTCCCAAAGCGGTTGTGCCCATTTAGGTTGAGGAATGAAACACCATCCCAGCATGAGACCAACAAATAATACAAATGCTAATTCGATCATTATACTCTCCTACAATGCGTTCTTAATTATCTTCGGCAGATTTATCCACCAAGGTTTAAATCTTCTTGGATTATCATCATAAGAAAAATCTGATACTACTCCAATTCGATGCATACCTCTATTACCTATACCATATCCAGCATAATAACCTTTATTTCTATTTATGCTTGATACTACTTTCTTTATTTGCATCTCATCACTATCTGGCATACGAAAAATGAAATATGTAGGAACAGACTTTCCATCAGTGAATCCTTGGCAACTAGCCCTACCTTCAATTCCCTCTATATTGTCTAATTGATTCAATGCCGAAGTTGGAATAATTTTATCTACTTTAATTCCTTTCCAAACTGTTTTAGTATGTTCAGCACAATGTGGGAAAATAAAAGGTGAATCACCTTTATGCAATATACTATATGCAAACATAGGCGCATTCGTTTTTTGATCATGTCTAAATTCAAATAAATAAGATATAGATATCATTATAACATCCTATTAAGCACCATATTGATTTGGTACTTGTCGTCCCATTTGAGTCCTATTTTTTAGCCGATCTTCTTCTTGAGGTCCTCTTCTAAGCAATCTATTGTCTTGATTCGTCACTCTAGGAACGTTTGCACTTCCAACACGAGGATCTGTTCCCATCGCTTTATACGCATCTGTTCGGCCAACACTTTCAGGTCTATTAGGTACAAATGGCACATTAGTTCTTGGAGCAACATTAGCCCCTGGTAAATTTTGGTTTCTTACTTCAGGAACATTAGATGGCGTACCAGATCCACTATATCCTTGTCTATAACTACCTGCTGTTTCTTTAGCAGTGTCAACAACCTTTCTTGTACCTGCACCAACGGCAGTTGCTGTCTTTTGTAAAGCGGCATTCGGATCTTTAGCAGCATTTTTGATTGTTGTTATTGCTGGACTATCACCACGAATCATATTTCGGGCTTTCTCACCCAGTTTCTGACCCGTAGCCTCACCAGCAGCACCATATCCCATATCTTCACCACGTGAAGCAGCAAAGGCTAAAGCTCCACCACCTAAAGCAAGTTTACCCCAATTTCGTCTCAAAAACCCTTGCTCAGTTAACCTTATCATTTTATTCCTCTTTAACATATAGTGTTAATGAGCAATCAATAATCACAACCTGGAGAGGAGATTTGCACCTCCATGGGAGAGAATATTTTTTTAACAATTCTTGAATAATCCAATCAAACAATTTACCCTAGGATTATTGATTGCTCAAACCTTTAAATCCGAGTCTTTGTAATTCTGGATAAAGGAGTATTAACGTACTGATAAGCTACCTCAGGATTTGGAGGAGCAGCCTTAGGATCTATCTTTCCCTCTGTCTTTCCAGGTCCAGTTAACTTATTCTTCTTAATCTCCTGGTCAATTTTATCTCCCATAGGAGAATCATCTTTATAAACCTTCATATCAGTTTGGACGCCTTGCTTCAGCATAACATCGCCAGTTTGTACATCCTCCTCATATAAAGTACCGAGAATACTTAACATTGTTATTCCTCCTCATCTAATACTTTTCTAACTTGTTGAATTAATTCTCTCAATGTGTAAGGTTTATTAATGAAGCTTTTTGCTCCAGAACCAATTGCGTCGTTAATAGGACCATTAGCAGAATATCCGCTAGCCACAATGATTTTAGCAGTAGGTTCTTCAATAATAATTCTTTCTAATACTTCTGTTCCTCCTATATCAGGCATAATTAAATCTAGAATAACTAAATCAATTAATTCCTTATTATTATTATAAGTCTCCAACCCCGATATACCGTCACAAGCAGATAAGACTGTATAACCATACATTTCTAGAATCTTGGTCCCTACTTTCTTGATATCTTCTTCATCATCGATCATAAGGATAGTTTCTTTTCCACCTATAAGATCCTTAGTTAAATCTATGGATGTTTGTTTCATTTCTTCCCCATCACTAATAGGGATATACAATTTAAACTCTGTTCCTTCATTCAAATTACTATATACAGTTATATACCCACCATGACTTTGCATAATACCATACACAACGGCTAATCCTAAACCAGTTCCTTTACCTGGTTCTTTAGTAGTAAAGAAAGGTTCAAAAATTCGTTCTTGTACATCAAAACTCATTCCTTCACCAGAATCAACGATACATATTCTGATATAATTCCCTGGTGTAGCATCAGGATGTTTCTCACAGTAATATTCGTCTAATTCTACTACCTTCGTTGTGATCATTATATGGCCACCATGAGGCATAGCATCTTTGGCATTTATACATAGATTCGTTATTACTTGATTTAATTGAGTAGGGTCTGCCAAACCAAGTGGTAAATCTTCTTGAAGTTTTAACTTAATTTTTATCATAACTGGACCAGTTGCTGCACGATCGAGAAGCTTATGGGCTAATTTAATTTCTTCGTTAACATTAATAGATTGAAGTCTACTTTCTACTTGTCTACTAAATGTAAGCAATCGTTTAGCTAAATCTGCTCCTCGCATAGATGCAGTATACATCGCAGATAACTGGCTTTTGATATCTTCATGATCCTTCACCATAAGTAACTGTAAATTACCGCTTATGATTTGAACAATGTTGTTAAAGTCATGAGCAACACCACCAGCTAATGTCCCAACGGCTTCCATTTTAGAAGCTCTGCGTAATTGTCTTTCTTTTTCTAATAAAGCTTCTTGGGCTTTCTTCATACCAGAAATATCTTTAATTATTGAAAGAATATGATCCTCGCCACCTATCTTAATTACACTTGAAGAAACTAAAGCAGATTTTGAAACACCATCTTTTCCTCTCAACATGGCTTCCATACTATCAACATATCCTCGTTCTCCAAGACTTTCATAGAACTTATCTCTATCTTCTTGATCTGACCACATCTCTAATTCGATTACATCTTTTCCTATAGCTTCTTCTCTAGTGTATCCTGATTCTTTTGTGAATCCTTGATTAACATCAACTATAATACCACTATTAGCTTTAAGAAGGATTATTGGATCAGGACTTGTTGTAAATGCTAATCTAAATTTCTCTTCACTTTCTTCAAGAGATTTCGTCGCGTTATAGCTATAAGTAATATCTTCAAATGCAATAGCAATACGATCTCCAGGTAAACAAAATGCTTTTATTCTATAAACACCGTCAAGATGGTCAGAATGATATATATAACCTTCATTCTCATACGGACCATTCTTTAAAACGCAAGAATTATAAAGCGCATTCTTTAAATCTCCTCCACCTGGCCATATTTCGTCAAAAGATTTACCTTGATTACTACCAATATCTATTCTTGTGATTAATTCAGCAGCAGGATTACCATCAATAAGTATCATTTCTAAGTTCTTGCATTCATAAATAAAAATACCCGATGGTACCGTCTCAAATATTTGAGATGCTGTCTGTAATTCATATTCTGCTTTAACCCGTGAAGTAATATCTTGACCAAGTGAAATAACACCTACTAACTCACCTTTATCATTATGAAGAATTGTGTTATTCCATTCGCAAGTTATAACATCTCCGGATTTAGTAAGATTATCATTCACAATATGGATCGGTAATGTTTTATTTAATAAACTTTCAACAACATCTAAAAGTTGTAAACGCTCATGCTTTGGAATTAAGAAATCAAAGATATTGTTCCCAATTACTTCTTCTTTCGACCATCCAAAGATTTTTTCTGCATGATCATTCCATTCTTTTATGTGAGTGTGTTCATCCCAAAATATAATAGCGAGAGGAGCAGTCTCGAAAAGAGTTCTATATCGCTCTTCACTTTCTCGTATAAGATATTGTGATTGTTTACGACCTAACGCAATACCGATACTCGCTCCAAGTCCTTCAAAAAACTCAATCATATCCAGAGTAAACATATTCCTTCGACGATCATTTAATTGTAGTAACCCTATATTTATTCCTTCTGGAGAAACTAATGGAATAAGACCAACTGACATATATCCTTCTGCATTACACCTGTTACGAGTTTTAAGTTTGACACCTGTCGGTACACCATCGTCTTTTAATAATTCAACTGTGTTATTTGTCCAGAAACTACCACCAATTGTAAAGTGGGGTAGGTTAGAATCTGTCTCTCCGCAAATAATCATACCACACATACAATCTAAACAAGCTGTACCGTCCGAATGCCTGATTACATTACCTACTTCGTCCCGTGAACATATATGGGTTTCTTTTTGAACAAAGTCTTCATCAAATCCTTCAGTTACATAATAAGGATATTCATCATTATCTTGTAATCTAATAGCAACAGCATCTAACCTAGTAAACCTTTTAATAAGAGTTAAAATCTTCTTAATAGTTAATTCAGCTTCAAATTCAGAATTAAGAATATCTAAGACATTTGAAGATAACTCCTGTCTTTCCCGATAACGTACTACATCTGATATGTCAGAGACTATTCCCACAAATCCAATTACCTCATTGTTTTTATCTCGTTTATAATTCCAATCAACTTGAACATCAAAAGTTCTTCCACCTTTAGTGATATTCTTACCTTGATAAGTCTTAGGATCTGGTTGATCTATTGGTAAACTTCTAAACATATCTTTAAGTTCGTCTTTATTTTTGTCGCCCACAAACTCCCATATGTAATGCCCTAATACTTCGTCTTTAGACATTCTCATCATTTTTATATAAGCGCTATTAACATAAATAAGTTTACCATTAATATCTAATTCTTCAATACCGTATGGACTTGTTTCTACTAATACACGATATTTTTTCTCACTTTCAATCAAAGCTTTTTCCGCCAACTTACGATCTGTTACATTAATAAGTATCCCATCTATAACATCGTGTTCTTCGTTATATCGGGCAGACACTTCAAGAGCAACATCCGATCCATCCTTTTTAGTTCCTTTAATAGGAAGATTATCGATTCTTTTTACTTCTCTTAAATGATCTATAACGTTATTAATCTGTGTTTGATCAGTATATTTCCCCCAACCGGTAAATTTATCAAAGAGATCTGTAGAATCATCATATCCAAGCATTTTTATATGAGCAGGATTAGCTTCTATTGTTTTACCGGTGCTGATTTGTATTTGAAACATACCTACCATGGACGTTTCATATATAGTTCTGTATTTTCTTTCACTATCTTCAATAATTTTTCGTTGAGCTAATCTATTTGTTATATCTCTAGCAAATGCAACTATATATTCAACTTTATCAAATACAACATAAGTAGCAGATATTTCGACAGGTATTTTACTACTATCTTCTCTTTTATGTGTATGTTCGAAAATCAACCAACCTTTAGTTCTCATTTGGATGAAATGTTCTTTCCATTCCTTCTTTCCAAAATCACTAAAATGAATATCCCATACATTCTTTTTCATCAATTGGTCTTTAGTATATCCTAATTGACTACATGCAGTTTGATTCACATATACAAATCTTCCATTTTTATTTAACCAAAAAGCAGCATCTTTCATAGCGTGTACAGCAAATTTAGTGAATTTAAGAAGCTTCTCAACTTTTAATCGAGCAAGTCGTTGGGTAATAAAAGCAACAATAATAAAGAACTGTATTACTATTATTGTGATACTTGGCCAAAAATATTTCTTATATTTATCATAAAATGATATTGGAGCATTTATTATAACACTGTCAACTGGTAATCTTTGTAAGTCTATATTACGATTCATTAAAACATTATAATCAAACATTGGGGTGTTTGGACTTTTAATTACAACGGGAATTGAATTAATATCGATTCCTGATAACACTTTAACTGCCATGTTAGCAGCAATCTCCCCCTGTTTAAATCCATTTATAACATATCCTCCAATTATCTCATTACTAACACCAACTTCAAAATCACAAACGGTATACATTGAAATATCAGGCCTTAATTTTTTAACCATGCTCGTTACTTGTCTTAATGATAATATCTTACCATCAATAGAATGACTAAATAGATATTTAATTATTGCAGATCTAACAGGCAACGACAATATCCATTTTTTAATCCCATCAATTGTCCATGTATGGATCCATGAAACATAACCGTCGAGATCGGAATTATTATCAAATATATCCTTAATTACTGAGTTGTCCGGTAGTCGAGTATCAATAACTACACCAATATGAGTAACATCTGGTTGTAACTGGTTAATCACATATATAGTTTTTGTCAGATCAAATTCTTCCATAACTCCAGTTACGTCTTTTACTTCTACAATATTAAACAATGGATTAATACCACAAAAAATAATAGGAGTAGATATATCTACATATGCTTCCTCACGATGATTTAATGCAAACTCTAATGCATTATTATCGGACACAATAATGAGATCAAATTTCTTGTTTTTATGTTTAATATCAACGACTTCATGAAGCAACGTTCTTATTTCATCATAATTATTTCTTTTTGTGTCTAAATATTCTATGTGTTCTATATGATGCTCATTGGCATCTAAAACACTATCAATACCCTCCTGAATCCTATCTGTCCAAGCAAATCCTTGATGGTAAGAGTGAATAATTAATATCTCACCAGCGTTTGCTGCCGAACATAAAAGGGCAAATGCGCACATTAGTAAGATTGTTTTTAGCTTCAAATAACACCTCCGATTATTCGTCGAGTACTTCTCTAACGACTGTTTCTAACTCTTTTATATCTACTGGTTTCTGAACTAATCTTTTTGCACCTAAACTCGAACCATCCTCATTAGATGAAGTAATATAACCACTTAAAACTATAACCTTCACTTCTGGATTTATCTGTGTTAGCAGCACAATAGCATCTTCTCCTTCAATATCAGGTAAACGCAAATCCATAAGTATTAAATCGATGTTACTATAATTTTGTTCATAATATGATTTAGCAGATGTAAATTCATAAAAACAAACAGTTTTATAATTATACTTTCCTAACATCTGGGCCAATATATCACAAATAGGCTTTTCATCATCCAATATTAATATTGATTCTTTAGACAAATCTAGATCCTCCTTAGAATAACGCTTCCAGTTTATCCTTTAATGTGAATCCTTTTAATGGATTTGGCGATCTAGGGATAGTTGGAATATCTGGTACTTTGGGTAATTTATCAAAGTTGGTAATCTCATCAGCAAGCTTATTTTCTAATTTTGTTTTTTCTTCTAACAGTGACCCCATGTTAGTCTTCATTTTAGGGGTAACTCCAGGTACACCAGCGAATGGACCTATCTCAAACTCAGGTTCGCCAGTGATTTTTAATCCAGCTTTCGCAAGTTCACCTTCTATATCTACTACTGTCGGTAATTTACTTTGATCGACATTAGGACATCCTTGTAAACAATTAATCAGATTTAATATTTCATCAAGCAAATCTAAAGGAAGCATATCTTTTAACCAAGACAAAGCATCCATTAATGCTTTTTCGATAGGATCTAATATTGCATCAAGAGCTTTAGCAATCAATCCCAGAATAGCATCAAGTAATCTACTTGCTAAGTCTTTTATACCAGATAGATCGATTCCGCCTTTTCCTGGAAACCCAAAGTCAAATCCGCCTCCCAAACAATCAGCAAGATTCTGTAATGTGACATCGGATCCTTCTACTATTTCCCCATTTAATACCTTATCAATCATACCTTTAGCAGCATCTTTCATTCCATCCGATGCATTATTAGCACCATTTTTAGCATCATCAGGATCTGACAAACCCAGATCACCTAATCCTGCAAGTTCAAGCAATTTTCTTTTAGCGTCTTCAAGAGCTCCACCTTTAGCTCTATCTAGAATGTTTTTTAACTGTCTTTGTTTTTGACCTAATATATCATTCGCAGTCCTACAAGCTCCTTCGCTTGTAAGTTGTGGAACACCACCTATTAATTCTAAGTCAGGCATAATATTCACCTTTAATCATCGTCATATCCCGGTTCACCAATGTTTTTGACTGTGTCTACATCATCCCCAAATTTAGCAATAGCGTCCATCTTTGCTTTTTTAGTTAGTTTCATATGTATATCAATCATAGTTTTCAATGGGTCATCTGCTTTTTCAAGTACACTTGCTAAAGGAAGACGGTAAACTATCTTTTCAGGCTTTTTGCCTGAATTAAATGTTATTTCGTAAACTATTTCATCCATTTACACTACCATAGCCCCCGTCAGGTTTTGTAACATCGTCACATTTCTTACCTACTGCGGTATCACTATCATATTCTTCCGTTTCTTTTGGACCTAAATCAATTACTTCTGTTTTAGGTTGAGCATCTTCGGCAACTTTTGAGACCTTTGCTTGTTTCTTATTCGCTAATCCACTTTGTATATTAACACCACCAGCACCATCTATATTCACAGAACTATCACTATAAATATTACATGTTCCTGTAACAGAAATATTACAATCTCCGTCAACTTCAAGAGTCATATCGTCTACAACAGATATATCATAACTACCTTCTATATTATCAATTTTATCACCAACAGTTGTAAGATGATGCTCTCCATGAACATTTTCTTTACGATCCTTATAAACGATTTTATCTTCATTTTGAACAACATTAACTGTTCTATTACCACCAACTGCTAGATCTTCATTTTCTGCAATATTAGCTTTTCTATTCTTCTTAACGAGAAGACTTTTATCTCCATCAATCTGTTTATTATCATCAAGTTTTATACGAACACGACGATTGTCCCTAGTCCAAATATGAATGCCTGATTCATCTATTCGATAGACTGTTCTTCGTTCTGGACTCTCATCACGATTATATACTAAATAAATAGTGTTTGGCTCTTTTTCAGTCTCTTCATTAACATAGAATATGTTAAATTTTTTTGGTGTCTTAAATATAATATATTGTTCGTCCCTATCTAGAACTGCAGGTTTAACTGTTCTTCCATCTTGAGCTTCATTATCGGTATTATCATCAGCATCAGAAATTATACGATTAATGTACCCAGAACTATAATCATTACTATAAAATTTGACTATTACTTTGGTACCTGCATGTAAAGGATAATAGCTGCCATATTCCCCATTGTCTGATGGTGTGATCCTCCAAGCATGAACTTGGTTCTTACACCATATTCCTTTATCTTCAGTAAGATGTTGCATTATCTCAGGCAAGTGAACTTTATAACGACCCATTTGTCTAGGGTCTGGTTCGCCTAAAATAGTACCAATAAATTCTTTCTCAATGAGGGATTCTAAAATATCTAATTCGCTCATAGTATTATCCTTCGTATGCACCTAATTCTTTTAATATCTCATTAACCTTTTCAGCGATAACATCTTCATACTGTATACCAATCTGATAATCTCCTCCGGCACCACCTGCAGTTACAGGTACCTTCTGACACCACACTACTTTAGCTGCAAACAAGTGATGTGTGCCTTCAAGTGAAAACTGTATCATATCATCCACTTGAAATAATTGATCGACCATCAATGACATACCTCCATGGCATATATTTGAACTTTTAGCCACTCTTATAGACGTGCCATCTCCAAAAACATATGTCACATCAATAGCATACTGATATCGATCAACTTCTCTTCTATCATCACTCATGAAATATTCTCCTAATATGATCAAAGAGTTCGATGTCAATCCATCCAAAATCATTTGCCACAAGTAATAACATGATTACTATACTAATAATTAAAACACTTGATACTACTTGATAAGTGGTTTGCTTCATTGTACACCCTCTGCTCTCTCCATCTTTATCTTATCTATTTCTATTTGAACCATTTTGCTCAAGTATTTTTTTAAAGACTTCCAACATTCTCTATCATTATTCTCTGGATCAATACCTTTTTTATGTTTATCACCATCATTAGCTTTCCATCCGTCATCTTTACTAGGTATCAATGAATAGTTACCTTCTGTCTTATTAGGGATAAATACGAAACAACCATTATTCTCTCCACTAAATCGACTTAATTTTTTATATTGGCCTTTCACAATATGACCAGCATAACCACTTACTAATTGACACCGAAAGTAAAATACTGGGTTCTCCCAGTCACCACCAGCTTGATGTAACCTACAATTAAACTTGCATTCTGTATGATCCCATTGATTCTGTGGAATAATTATTATTTTTTCCTGTCTATGATAAGTATCATCATTTTCTTGATCGAACCATATTTTAAAATCTTTCTTAGCTTGGACAGTTATATCTCTCCACATTCTACTTGCTAATTGATCATAATGAAAGAACTGTGGTTTAAGTTTCTTTATTGCTTCATATAAATAAATCATCAGAGACACCATTCAGAAGTCTGTTAACTCTTGTAACTTCTTTCCTAATTCGCGTACACAGTTATTATCATATGGATACATAGTGATTTGTACTTCTCCAAGACTTAACACTAATACTTTTCTATGATCTACAGTCTCTCGTATCCAAGCTGATAAATCATGGAAACCTATATTATTGTTTCTCTTACCAGATACTCTTATTTCCATAATGATCACATTTGGAAGATTGTCCCTCCAGCTAAACCGCCTTTGGTAATTTCTTCTTCAGTCTTCCATCTCCTAAGTATTCCTTTAATTTTAGAAACAACATATCCAAGAGATATCCCACCAGCAATAGCACCTAATAATGCTAACGCAATCGCAGGTCCTAAAGTTAACCCAGCCATCCCAGCCTTTGCAGTGGCAACTAGACCGCCAGAAACAGCACCAGCAGCACCTCCTTGAATCCAACCAATTCGTTGTCCTACTTTCTGAGATGCTAAAAGATATGCTCTAACTTTAGGGTCATCTAAAAGAGTTGTCATTTCTTGTCTTTCAAATGTTTTTATTTTACCCTTCTTTACAATCTTTTGGCTTAATGTTATAAACCTTTTAATTGTAGGGTCTTTAATCATTCGATTCATTTCTGGGACCTTAGGAACTTCAGATTCAGCAATAACCTCTTCGCATATTGCAAGTCCTAAGTAATAATGATTACTATCCATTTTAATATCTCCTAGTATTCACTTTAGGTACATTCCTATGTGTATTAGCGAAAGCCATTCCAGGAGGAACATTCTTATTCATTTGATTGAGGCCCGTTGCTGATGCTTTATCTCCAAATTGCCCTACACTTTTATTCTGTCTCATTTTGTCGATATTAAAACCAACATTCTGACTTTTATCAGGCATACTCATAAACGCCCCACGACCTCTCAAATCAGCCCTCCTTATATTTATTTTTTTTGCTAGAGGTATTTGAGTCTGGTTAATAGGAACTTGGAATTTAGCTCCGCCACCTTTTAATGCTTGAACATTAGATATTACTTCCGACATATTAATCATTGTCTTCCTCTTATTTTTTAAAAGAGTAGTTGTACTATTACCGGATCTAAGATTCCTATCTATAATCTTTTGATAACCTGGGGAAACCACACCTACCGGTGGTTGGGCAGGTGTGGCGCTCCAAGTTTCTCTGAAATAACTAACTAGAGAAATCATTTGTATCATCCATTAGGCCTGTGCAGCCTCTTCAGCAGTTTTAGCTTCTTCTAATTTTTTCCTTGCAACTTCAACGGCAGATTTTAAAGGTGTTTCATCATCACCCTGTTGCATATCTGCTAACGCCTGTTCTGCTTCTTCTAAATTCATCTCAGCGACTTCACGATCAACTCTGAGTTCCGCTAACTCTTTAACTTTCTTTTTTGTAATTGGTACCTCTTCTGCTGGGGGTGGTTCCGGAATCGGAGCAGGTTCTGGAGGAATTGGAGTCGTAGCAACAGCTTTCGCAACCTTTTTAATAGCTTCAACAGCTTTCTCAGCATAATCAGCAGGTCGTGATTTAATTGCACCTTTTAAAGCATCAATACCAGCTCTTGAAATCATAATAGATTTCTTCGGAGCAAGTCTACCCCAAATCGCTACACACTCAGATTCTTCTCCAGTCATACCACATATAGCAGTTTGCCAATGAGCATCTGGGTTATCGAGAATATTGCTAAGTTCATCTACTCCTGCTTCCGACAACAAAACTTCCCGGTTGTTGAGTACAACTCCTGCGGCTAAAACTATGCAACCTTTTGATTGTTCATGAGTTAATGCACAAATACCATCTCTGTAATCCATAATACTTCTCCTTAACGTTTAATTTCATTTGAGAAAGTCGATAATAAAATCAAATTCTCCATCATGGTACAAATCGCGACACATGTACCATATAGCTATCAACATAATAATTAATGCAATAATGTCAGATATCCATTTCTTTTTACCAATTTTTTTATAAATCTTTTCTAACTCACGCTCTCGATCTTTGTTCATTTTAATACATCTTTGGTATCGCCTTTGTATCGAAGTCTACCTTATTCAGATATTTAATCATTGCTGCTTCGACAGTTTTATGTAACTTGTCTGAAATCATAGCAGTCCTTGGAAACAACCCTGAAGGATATCTAGCTAGAACAATGAATCCAATAAAAAGATCTAATGAACCTATAAGACTGTAAAACCCTGATGTTGAAAGTATTTTTAAAAGATTCATAATAATATTATTAGGGCTACCTGTATAAATCTTGAAATCAACTAATAGTTTTCCTACATCTTGTATTGTACTGTATTTAGATGTCGCCTCTAATTTAGGCACCATTTCATTTAAAACTTCTTGATCGACAATTTTAGTGTAATTTCTTTTAAGGAAACTAATAGCAGATAGATGTCGCTGTTGTAGATAATGACGGTGAAATATATAGATACAAACTATCTTGATCACCTCTTTTTGCTTATCATTGTATACAGCGCCCTTTCCTAACGATCTTAGAAATATTTGATTTAAGTAAAGTACTAGATTTCTATGGAGTTCTTTATCTTTCTGAATCTCATCTTTATGTGATAGAACTCCAGCTCGTATAAGGCTGTAGTATACAGCATAAATACAATCGTCAATTCTTTGGGTTTCCCCTGTATTTAAATCAATTTCTAGATCACTTGAATCTATAACAATCCCAGCAACTTTATCCGTCTTGTTTAATAAAAGTCTACTGAATATAGCGGGTGTCTTTGATTTAGATATCCCTATAAATACTAACCCTTTATTAAACACAAAATCAACCATTCGTTTAACGTTATTACCGGATAGCTTTGACAAGAATAATTTAAAATCTTCATTGAATCTTACATAAATTTTTTTATTTTCTTCATCCTTATCAAACCAAACGATATTAAATTCTTCTCTTTTTAAAGCATTATTGACCGGGGAAAAAGCGTAATGCTGAACCGGAAAGCTGTTAGTCAACTTCTTGGATGGTTTTATCATCGAACAGACTCCTTTTAGTTTTTAATATTTACCAATAATATATAGAAATATTACTAATGAGTTACCTAGTAACTTAATAGACTTTCTATTTGGTACCGATAAGGTGCTATTATAAGTCTGTCGACGAATCTTTCAGGAACAAACTCAAAAATAGACTTTACATTGTTTACTATAAGAATGACTTGATAAATGTATGGTTCACCATATTGATCATTACAAAACACCTCAGGCCGCATGAACCATTTCTCAATATTAAATATTATGTAGTCAGAATTGTCTTGAAGAATTTCAATGTTATTAAAAAATACATTCTGATGTATTGGCTTTTTGAATTCATTAATCATCCTAGTTTTGATACTCGGGAAAGATCTAAAGTATTTGAGTAAATCAGTTTCTTGGTTTTCCATTTTATTTTACCTTATTAACCAGAAAGGAGAGAGTGGCTATGGTAAGTGAAGAGTTAGCAAAAAACAGTATGCCGTTAAATGATGTTGTAAATGATCTAATGGTTTTCAATTGTGTGTTACAAACGGCAGGTGACCAGTTTGCTTTAAAGAGAGGTGGCGTCGCTATCCCTTATGTCATCAGCCAACCTGGTGCTGGTAAAACAGCATCATTTGTAGATCTTTGTATGCGTCTGGGATGGGGATTAATCGTCGTACATCTTGCTATGAAACCTATAGAAGAACTCGGCGGTATTCCAGACTTTAGAGACATTGAAATCAATGGAGAGAAGTTTCCAGGTACGGTATGGTCTATTCCTGACCTAATCGGACAATTATACCAAATGGAAGCAAAGAACCTCCCCGGTGTGTTTTTATGTTTCGATGATATCCACCTTTGTGGTTCAACATATCTAGGATTAATGCAAGAGTTCTTTACAGAAAGAACTATGCGTGGATACAAAGTCCCAGACAGTGTTGCAATTTGTCTGTTTGGTAACAGCACAAATAAAGCGGGTGCTAAAGTTCTTTCATCTGCAATAACAAATAGATGTTGTATGTTACCCATTGTAGCAGATTATGAATCATGGAGAAAGAATTTTGCACTTGGTAACTTAGCAGAAACCCCAAAGTTGGGATTTGACCCTGCGAAACTTAGATTGTTAGCCCAACAAATTACTCGAGTTCACCCTGCAGTTACTTCGTTCTTAGGAAGAGATAGCTATGCTAAATTCTTTCATGAAGAAGAACAAGTGGACTCTCCTTGGGCCAGTCCTCGATCTTGGACTAGATTTTCTAATTGGCTTTTTGCCTATGAGCTTGTCCATGGAAGAATCATGGAGGATCATTACGCATTATATTTGGGAACTGGGCATGTTGGGAAAGAAGCAGCTAGCGAGTTTGTGAAATATTATAAGATCTTTTCGAAGTTTGATATTCCACATATACTCAATACTGTTGATGCTTACATACTTCCTACATCACCAGTTGATCAATATGCGTTAGCATATGCGGTTACAAGTCACTACTGTAATGATAAGAACCGCAAGAATATTGTTGGAAGCTTCGCTAAATTTATTCTCAAATATTTTGATAACCTACCAGATTTAGCATTAATGGTCGTAAGAGAAATTCTTGATACTGAGAATATCGTCAACAAGAGAACTCTCTATATTGATCTCACAACAGAATTAAACGCTCTACGTCCTGGCGTAACGTATAATCTTCTCAAAGATGTAAATGATGCGTAAGGAGAATTTATGAACCCACTTGTCGCTAAGAAAGTACAGAACGCACGAATAAAGTTATTTAAAAAATCTGACGGTCTGAATTTCTTTGGTGCATGTTCTTATATGTTTGACTGGGACATTCATTCAATGCCCGGGAGAAACGCAGAAGGATATGTACTATTCAACAAAGATACTTTTAAACATGAGGATGGAACTATCCATGTTAACCTAGATATGGTCATGCTAGACAATTATACTCATATAAATTTAGCATACATTGTGTGTCATGAATTACTCCACATACTTGGAAAACACGGTGTCAGAAAAGGTCAAAGAGACCATGACATCTGGTGTGTAGCTTGTGACCATACAGTTGAACGAGACCTGAAAGCATTAGCAACCTCTATCGTACCTTATGATAATTCATATCATATGTTCGATGAATTACATAGATTGAAAAATAATTGCACAGTCGAATTTGCCTACGATTGGATCCAGAAACAAATCAAATTAGGAAACATTAAAGTAATCAGAATTCCAGGGGGAATGATTGGTGTCAGTGGATCCGGCGGTGACTTCTTTGTCAACCCTCAAGTCGGTGGAGTCGATCAAGATAAAATTAAAAGTAATGATCAAAAGATAATTTTAACAAATGAAAAGATTGTTGCTGAAGCTCGAGCTTTACATCAAACGATGAAAGCGAAAGGTAATCAGAGTGGAAATCTGACTTCATATTTAGATAAACTACTCGCAGTGAAAATCCCTTGGGATGTTTTATTAGAAAAAGCGATCAAAACAAATGTCATACTTAAACCTAATGAACGAACATGGAGAAATCCTAACAAGTACTTTCGAGCATTAGGTTATATTCTACCCGGTACATCTTCAACAGAAGACCGAGAAGGAGTAGGTGTGATCATCTATGCAACCGATAGTTCCGGTTCAATGTCAGATGAAGAATTGAAGAAGTGCTCTAGTGTAACAGATCAAAGCTTTCAATTCTTTCGAGAGGTTTGGTTGTATGTGCATGACACGACAGTTAAACAGAGGAAGATATTTACAAAAGATGATCGTTACATGTTCATGAAATTCCTAAAGAACGAAGGTTATAAAGGAAGAGGTGGAACAAGTCACGAGGATGTATTTGAAAAGATCCAAAAACAAGCATGGGAGAACGATCAAGTTAAGAACGATTTATCTATGGTAATATGCCTAACTGATGGTTGTTCTGATATTGAAACAATGATTAAGAAAAAAGAATATCGATGGTTAAAGACAATACCAACCGTATTCGTTATATCAGGAGGGTATAACCTAAACATCGAGCAAGACAACATTAAAGTAATTTATATGGACGGTAGAGATCCAGGTGAGGATTGATATTGTCCGTGATAACAACGGTGGCCGAACACTGGTTAATTCCGGTGCTCGGCCTCCATTATTTTTTTTATGTATATATAGGTTTAACGTTTGCGCAAAGTATATCGCGGAACCTTATAACCCAACTTACCGCTAGGTAGTCTTTTAGGTTTATACCTATTATAAAGTCTACCTTGTTGTTCGACCTTCTTTTCAGACTCTTTAGGATTCAAAGGTTTAATCTTTGATCCTTTTTTTGCTATGTTTGTTGAAAGAGAAGGTATAGCTTTTGGATTTCCTCTTAGAGCAAATTCTAGTATTGATATCATTGTGCCCTCACTTTAAAGTAAGGCATCTAGTACATTAAATGCGTTATCTGCACTACGAGCTTCATTAGGATATTTGCTAGCTTCAGAAGAAGAGATATTGTGTTTCTTTAAAAACTTTTCATACGCGCGTCTTCCTTTTTTTCTAGCAATGAACATCTTTATCCTTCGTTTAATATTCGTCAGAATTCCCACTCTGATCGCTTCACGTATTATCTCTTCATTTTTCATAATAACCCTAAGACACAATGGGGCACATATATATAATCATATGTACCCCATCATGTGTTTAAAGATAATCGTTAATTCCACCTTCTTGGAGAGCTTCTCCATCAGGAACCAACGCAGACTGGGCATGAACAGCTTCGTTGATGAAGGTCATTGTGGCAACCTCAGAGAATAAACGAATATTTTTGTAGGTCTCCGGCAGATTGGCGCCCACGAACTCATCAAAATGCTCAAGGACGAAAGCCTTCAGCGTTTTACCATAATCATAGGTAGCAGCAACAGCCTCTTCGATAAGGTCATTATTCTGCTCCACGAAAACCTGCATTTCTTCACTTTCCAGGATAGTTTCTACATAACTCTTTTGTTCTGACATTTGAAATTCCTCCAATTTATTTATTTGGTTGGTTGTTTAAATTGTTCTAATTATAAATACGATTAACCAGGGGCTTGCTGACGCTTTCTACGAAGTTTGCTAAGGGCCCATCCACCTAAGAGAGCTCCACCAGCGGCTGCGGCCATTCCTGCAGGATTATCGTCCATACCCTGACGAAGACCTTTAGACATTGCTCCCGCTTTTTCTGAAGCATATTCACCAGCAGCACCAATTTTCTTACCTGCTGCGCTGAATCCTTTTTGGGCTGTACGTTCAAGAGATTTACCAAATCCTTCATCTCTAAATGCTTTCTCGGCACCTTCTCGACCACTTCTGGCACCCATCTTAACACCAGCAGCTCTAGCTTGAGTCATTTCTGCAGGACTATATCCACCACCAGCGCTAACCATTCCACGTTTAACTGAGTCTCTAGCGCCTCTATACCAATCGGCAGGATTATACCAAGCTTCGCGTAAGCCGTCACCAGCCCACCCAATTTGCCCCGACAAAAGGTGGGCTACTCTTTTTTTCCTTCAGGTTCTCCAACAGCTTCCATCAAGAACTTTCGAGAAGCATCAAAATCCGCTTCACTGATAAGTCCTTCTACCTCTGTACCCGGTTCACCTGTCTTTGTCTCCACTCCTTCTTGAATAACATCAGCGCCATCCGGTTCTTCCATGATGTTAGCCACGGACTCTTCGATAATCTTATTGACATCGTAACTCATATTCACTTCCTCCTAGTTTCATTTATATGAACCTTGGTTATTAAGCAGCGGCAGTAGCAGCTTTTCCTCTTTGTTTAAATCTATTCATAGTTGCTTTAGCCTCTCGCTTCTGACCACGTTTAATAACATGATCTGTACCCATTTTAACAGATTTATCCCATACACCTTTAACATTGGTCATGCCTGCAGCAATAGCGGACTTAATACGATTTACAGCATTTCCACCCATTTTCTTAGCACCGGCATATCCTTTCGTCATCTTAGCACCCAGAGCTTTAGCTCCATATTTCGCTCTTGCTGACTTCAGAAATGCTCCAGCCTTCTTCTTACCACTCTTGAAAGATTTACCAAGATCATCCATTCTATCCCTAAAAGATTTTTTACCACTGTATCCTCTTGGCACCTGATGTACTCCTTTAGCTTCAAGCATTAAATTCTCGTAAAAAGAAGCAGAGTAAGCCATGTAAGGAGCAAGTACTGTTGACAGATGTTCTTCAAACACTTCATCAACATTGTCAGATTCAAGCATTTCGATATATTTCTCGATTGCTTTTTCTACATATTCACCTTCATACATAGATGCATCAATTATAGCACCTTCGAGAACTTGATCTAACATAATTTCATCTTCGTTCTCAACAAACAAAACCAATTCGGTATTATCTTTAAACATTTTAATCATCCTCCATTGAATTTAAGTTATCTTAATTTTTTTGCCGTGAACAATAACGCTTTACCTCTAGCACTTCGACGTATCCCTTTTCTTTTTAAAGCTCTTTTATTTTGTACAGCCTCTTTAAGTTTAGCTCTCTTATTCTTCATATCAGTACTGTTAACTAACTTCTCATATGCTTTCTCTGATTTTTTATGTTGTTTGTAAGCCGCCTTATGTGCTTTAACTGCAGCCTTTAATTTTACTCCAACATACTTTTTAAGCTTCTTTACTGGTTTACTTGATTTAATCTTTTTACCTATTGAATCTTTAATAGCCTTCTTTATATTAATAATACCAAGTTTTCTTTTAATAATATTAGACTTCGATAATTTCTTGATATCTTCTTTGGCTATTTTTTTCGCCTTTTGTCCATCAATCTTTGACTTCTTCTTCTTAATTTTAGGGACATTGGCTTTAGTATTTTTGTAATCATCGGCTGATGCCGAATGCTTATTAACTATGCTAGCTACTTTCTTCGCCATTCCTTGATCATCAATCTCTTCATTCCAATTTTTCTCGAACAATATCGATTCAAAAAATAAAAGATTTTGAGACAGATATAAATCAAGTCTTTCAAACACAAACGATTCTAACTTAGTACCATCATCAGCACTATTAGCATATTTTTCAAGAGCTGTAATAACATCATCATTTTCGTAAAAAACAAGATCACTAAGAGACTGTTTTAATAGAAATTCTAACATAGTAAGTTCCTTAATTACACATACTTATAAGTTTGCCCAATTGCATGCTCGTCTTTTTCTCTCTGCTTTCGTGCTGCTCTAACTGCACCAGGCTTATCAAGAAATCTTTGTCCTGAAGACTTAAGGTATTTCGACTGCAACTTTCTTCCACCACCAACAAGTCCTGCTCCTGCAGCTCCTGCAGCTTGAGCGCCACCTCTTAATAAACTTCCAGCAGCTTTCCCATAAAGACCAGTTTGAACATAAGCCTTAGCTCGTTTCAAACTTGTTCCTGTGTTTTTAAGTCTATCTTTCGCCCATCCTAGCTTTTGATCTGCATTTTTATTCAACGTCTTACTTTGTGCTATTCTCTTTGTTCCAATTCGTTTTAACCTTCTAGCTCGCCACATACTTAACTCTATTATATTACCATATATAGCGGGATAGTTAGAGTATTTCTGTTCTTCTAAAACTTTAGTGATTGCATAATTAAGTAATGAACCCTCGGTAAATATGCTAGCAGGATCAGTATCATCATAGATAGAAGCATTCTTTACTATATATCCACTGATTGCTTCAACAATAGCTTCTTTGTGTTTTGAGGTTAGTTTTCCTTCGATCATGGAAATGAACTCATCACCTAAGTATACACATCCATCCATAATCGACTCATACATAATTTGCTCATGTAATGGGTAATTGTTTTCCATAATCATTCCTTATTTAGGTCTACCGTCTATCACTTCAGTCGGTACTATATCCTCAAAGTATTTATTTACTCGATCAACTTGTCGTTCCTCATCAGTTGCAAGCCAGTCTTTCTTTATAGGTTCCTTAACCCAACCTTCATTAAGACGTCTTAATCGTTTAGCTACACCTAAAGCACCCAATCCTGCTGTTATACCAACTATCTCCATTTCGTTTAACGCCATGTTTTGTCTCTCCTTTATATTACAGTGCCTATAGCTCCAGCAGCAGCTCCAGCAGCAGTAGATATCGCTAAATCTCTACGAGATTTCTTTTTCTCTTCTGGAGTTTTCTTATGTTTAGATTGAGTTAATTTAGATGCTGCTGCACCACTAAGACCCCATACGGTTGCTTGTTTTAGAGCTGCTTTAGCACCACCACCTTTTACAGCAGCATGTAAAGCATTCTTTAATTGTTTGACTGGTATGTCGTCTATATTAATTTCAAATAAATGTGCAACAGGTATCATTATATCAGTCCTTGTCACTTGCCTGTTTACTTTCAACAATTTTTTCTTGATTAGAAGGGGTATCGCTCGTTTCTTGAACCCTTCGTAGTTTCTTAGCGAAATTCATCGCTCCTAATCCTGCTGTTATTCCGGTTAATTCTATGTTTGTCATACCGCCTCCTCCATTATTATTTCTTTGCTATTGTTGGTTTCCCAGCTTTAGCTTTCTTCCAATCGTCATATCTATTCTTTGCTCCAGCAGCTTTAAGACCTTTCGCTGCCGTGCGATTTACATGATATGCTCCCTTTGCACTATGCAATGTAGTTCTAATTCTATTCATTACTCCTGACTTATCTATTGCATTTCCCATTTTCGCAGTAGCCCCAGATGCCGCTTTAGTACTCGATACCATAGCTTTACCAGCTTTCTTCATGGTCTTCTTTGCTTTATCCATACGCCAATCAGCAAATTGTTGTCCTCTTTTCTTGCCTAACCCTTTCATAATCCCTCTTCTAAGAGCACCACCAACTCGCATAGGAGCTCTTAACACAGCCCCAAGTTTACCACGTAACCGATTAGGATCTTGTAAACCTTTAGATAAATCCCTTCTTGCTTGATACAGAACTTGCCCCGCTTTTTTTGAATATTCTTTTCCAGCTTTACCATAATCAACAAGTTCATTAATAATAGATTGTCCTGTTTCTACAACAATATTAGCTTCATTTATATTCTCAATTATAGCATGACCAGTTAAATAATCACTATAATCACAAAAAAATTCAATTAATTCATTGTCTTCACTAGATCCAATAAGATATCCAGCATCCTCATACATTGCTTCAGCAAATTCAATATCTTCTTGAAGTATGACTCGATTCATTCCTAAAGAAATTGCAGCCGTTAGCTGTTGGCTCATAACATAGTCCCCTCATTTATTGCAATATTCAAAGCTGCACAACTCTGCTTTGTAGGTTCCTCTTCGACAAATTGAATCATTAATGGATTGATTAATGATGGTTTAAAATCAGTAGTCCACTGTCCTGGTGTTACTTCGAAACAAACCTTATTTGCTTCTTTATCATATGATAAATAAGGATAGTTTGAAACCAAGTTACCTTTTGTTGTTATGAAGTTATACTTATATCCTCGTTTAAGCTCAAAGTCTCTTATATCAAATGAAACACAAAATACAACTCGATCTTGAGTTATTTGAGGAGATATGTCATCAGGATCATACACTATAAATGTTCGTTTAATGAATGTCTTTGGTTTATCAAATAAATAGGTTTTTTGATTGCTCTTTAAATAAATGGGGCCAACTACTGATCCTCTACGAATATTCTCATATTCAGCATCTACATAATATTTAATACCATTTGAGAGTCTAACCCATACAGGAATACCATTCTCGACAATCCAATCACCATCAATTGGACCATCAGCCACTACATAGTTAAACCCAGAAAATTTATCAATCCATACTAAACGCCCTTGGTCATCAACTATCCATCTTCCCTGAGAAGTTGGATTCTTAGGAATAGGCGACCCTAAGTCTCCTTCTAAATTCGTTTCTCTGAAAGCGTTAAACAGCTTTTGCATAGGATAGTCAACGATTGGTTCATGACCAAATCGACTATAATGTAAATTTATTGTCTCCGTTATTTCTGGATCAATATCATTAAAAAGATACATAGGCATCTGAGTTAAAAAATTAACCTCCATATTAACCGGAAACGACCTAGTACTGGCGTCAGTAATCGAAGTACTAATACTCTCAAGACGTATGTGTGGCTTGTAACTCATGGAGTAACAATACTCAACTTGGCCCTTATTTTCGTTTAGTTTCGTAAATAAGTTAATGATCTTATGCCCATTATTTTTTATCCCAAGGGTTTCAAGATATTGGTATGGTATCTCTAAGAAGGAAGTGTACTCAAGAAATTGAATATACTTATTGACTGGAAGATACCGTTTAATCATAAACTCGATATCCTTTGCCTGTAATTGCGACTCACAATTAATTATTATAGTTATAGAACTTTGAACATGTTCTTCTTGCAGCTTTACCATTCGTCTGTTTTCAGTATTATATAGCGCTACGTGTTGCATTTTATTTTCTGGACCAAATTGTTGAATTACATTTGGTCTTTCAGCGAATATATAATGATCATCATTAAGCGTTACGATGCATGCAGGAAATTCAAAATTCGGCTTGTAATCTTTATCTACGGCAAAGGATCGATTAGCAATATTGAAGTCATACGATTTAATTGTATTATTACCGAATATGTGCTTATCAAACATCGTACGAACAGATAATAGCAAATCTGAATAATAATTGTGTATTTTCATATATACTCTCTTTTATGCTGCCCGTCTTTGAGGGAATACAGAAGCCATAATTCCAGATTTTGTAGTCCTAGGTTTTCTACCTTTAATAACCGTAAAATCTTTTCTTCGAGTATCAGGAACATTTGTTTGCCGTACAGATTTTTCAATCTGTTTTTGAGCTGCAGCTGTACTATCAATAGTATGTTGCCTAGATAATCTATCACCAACAGCGGCTTTCATATTAGTAAGATTCGATGATGCTTCCATACTTCTAAGTTTATGCTTCAAGTTCTTTTGCATACCTGGTAAATATTTCTTGACTCCACCACCGAAACTTGAATCTAAATCCTTAGCTAATCCAACATTAAGGCGAGCTTTATTTTTACCATACTTTTCGACTTCTGATGAAAACCTTTCTATTAAAGGTGTATTGTACATATATTCTCCTAACGCAGCTTATTATTCATAACTGCGGCAGCTCTCAAGAGGGCTGGATTTCTCGAAGGTAATGTTGTAGGCATTACTTCTTTCCTTCGAAAAGGTCTCTTCAGCAGTTGGGCTCCAGTGTGCGCAACATCTCTGAAACTAGGAACACTCATCTCATCAACATTATAGTCTTCATTTTTAGAAAAATTTAACGGGTCGTTAAACAAATACGATACAGGTATCATTTTAAGTCTTCCTCCATTAATTCAGATAATAATTTAATTTTTTCAAATATTTCATTCTGATATTCAGTACGGTACCTTACTCTAAACTCAAAATAAGTTTTTTGTATATCAGGCCAATGTCCATAATCAAATGACAATGATACTTCATATACCATCTTTTCAAAATCGTACTCCTTATAAAGTATTTCTAAATTCTTATCAAATGATTTACTTAAAGAATGCAAACAATCTAGATTATCTGCTGTAAATAAAACATAAAGAGTACCACTATTTTGATGTCCATGCCCTTCACACGATGAAAATGTTGTTATTCCAGGAAACATATTAATAGTAGCACATAAAGGAGCAACCTCTAGATCAATTCCTATAGAATCTTCAAGACCTCCACCACATTGATCACCCTTTCTTGTACTTACATGTGGTAAAAGATTCTTCAATACTATCAATCCTTCTTCTGGGCAACCTAAATCTCTTAGATCCTTATATTCTAATTCATAGCATTCTAAATATGCAACTACAAAATTAAAGAGAGTTTCACCATTTAGACTTCCATAAGGACCAATCATCATAAAATTTTTATTCTTCCTAACTCTATCAGTCTTTACATTTAAACTATTTAATTCTTTAATGTCAATAAGATAATAATTTATTACTTTTGATAAATGTTCAATATCAATCAGATATTCGTCCTGTTTGAGAACTATATTGTAGCTGTACTTGTATATCTCTATCATTTAAAATCCTTATATTAGATAGTATTTCGTTACGTCTATCGCATCCTGAGCGTCGCTCTTTGCCTCCACGAACAAAATAAGTGAGATCCAAAAATTTTCTTCTATTCTCTTGCCTCCGTCTCTCCGATATTCCCTTCCGTTTTTGGGTCTTCATCTGGTAACCTTACGCCTAAGAACACAGCTAACCTTCTTCTAATTTCGTTATCAATTGTCGTTGAATTAAAGTAAATACCAATATCAAATACCCCATTCGCTATTTCTTGACATCTAAGTGCAGTTGATTTAAAATTTGCATCTCCATCAGGTAATTGTAGCGTCGTGTCTAATTCAGTTAACCGAGGGATATCTCGACTTGATGTACAACTTAATCCACCCATACTTATGTTCTTGGTCTGACAGTATACACCATCAAGAATCACTGTTAATACTTCATTCTTCCTCACAGCCGTTCTATTATCAGACATGTTATCACCTAAGGCTAGAGTATCTACTCAATACTTTATTTTGATATATTGTAAATAATCCTTTTTTCTTCTCTCTCTTTACTGGATCAGGTTCCTTTTTAATGGCATCAGCCATTGCAGGAATTACTTTTGTAGGCTTACTTAAATTAGCTGCTTTACCATCAAATATATGACTAATTGAAATCATTATGACACACTCCTCGCAAATGTTTTAGCGACATCTCTCGCTTTCTCATCTGTTTTAATAATAAACGGTTTGCTTATTCTATCGAATCCACTTGTTTTATTAGTAATCTTATCACCTATACCAAAAGAAGCAATAGCTCGATGACTCCATCCAAACCATTTACCACTCGCCGCTTTACCGAATGAATCTACTGAACTGTTCATAGTTTGTCTTTCTCCTCTAATTCCTAACCACTGAGGATAAGTCGACAATGGATGCCCTTTAGAGTCTTTTGGTACATTCTTAACAGTTCGATCTTCTGGTGCAATTTTAGTAACAAAATATTGATTGCGTTTAAACTTCTTCATCCTATTTGTTTTAGGATTAAAGTCTTTAACCTTCTTTTTCTTTCTTTTAACAACAGCATATTCACCAGATTTAAGATCTGGCTTTTTATCTTCAAATAACCAAGATATAGTAATCATCGTTTATCCTTATGCCGCGCTTTTAGTAATTCTAGGCATGTTAGTTTTACGCCTTTCAATACCTTTATATGGTTTAACTTTAAGGGTCTTAGGCTCCAATTCTTTCCTTGCCCTTCGTATCATATTTGTAGCTCCGCCAATAGCAGCATTACCGAATCTCATCATTTGTGTTCTATGTTTAGTTGGAACCATACTAGGATCTGCACCAGCTGCAAATCCAGACACTCTCCTACCTTCCTTAGACATAACATTAGAGATCCCTAAGTAATCATTTCTCTTTTTAAAAGTTTTAATCTGTGCTTTGGCGCTAGGACTATATTTCTCAAATAACCATCCTACTGTTATCATAATATATCCTTATAATTAATTACAAACTTATACCTTTTAAGATCAACTAAATTTAATCCTATAGTGGGAATTGCTTCAAATAACCAAGATATTGATATCATTGTTTATCCTTTAGCATGATCAAACTTAACAAGTTTGAAGAACTCTTGACCTGTCATACGTGGTTTAAGTTTTCTTGGATCAATTTCAACAGAGTTATATCCTTTGCCACCCTTTTGTACCTTCTCCATAAAAGAATATACTAATCGAATTATTTGATCTATATTATTAAATGGCCCACGTATACCTCTAAATTTAGCAAATGAATGTTCGAAATACATCCACTTATCAATTTGCTTATACGCTACAAATGAATGACAACTGGTATAATATTGCTGTATGTGAATTAATTTATGTTCACGATTCCATTTCTTAAAGAAGTAATGTTCAAACCATGTCTGCTCGTAACATGTACCTATCTTATATTTATACACTTCTTCAGGAGTAGCTATAACACATTTATTCCACCAAAGATCAGGATCGTCAAAATCAGTATACTTTTTATGGTTCTTATCCATCCAACCATATTTGATACGATCCATCCATTTTAATAATTCTTCTGGAGTCTTGATATCTAGCATATTCAGCATCTCAAATAAACATTGGATAGGTATCATTGTTTGTCCTTCGCTTCTCTTGCTCTATTTATAAGTCGTTCAGCATCTTCTATATCACCTATTGCTCGTCTAAATACATCTAGAAATATTGAATTAACATGCTGATCAATCTTATAGCTTTTCTTACCAACATTATTCTCTATTAAAGAAGAAACAATTCCCTTTTTATAAAAAGCAATAAATGAAGCTCTTATACAATTCACTGCAACATATTGTGCCATTGTTGGCATACAGGAGTTTGATAATTGCTTTTCTTTATTCGCACACTTATCAATATACTTATCAATATATTTCGAGTAGAACTGTTCTAATTTCTGAGTTTCACTGTTCGCTGGAATAGCTAAAGACATAAGAGAAATGAATATAAAAAACACTGATATATCTATTAACTTTAACATTTCTCAATCCCTCCAGTCAGTTGATTTAGGCCCCTGCAACATTTGTTTTCTCGTCGTAATTTGCATTCCCCACAAATTTATCTGCGTCTTTATCGACATCAGACTCTCCAGATAATTCTGGATCTACTTTAGCATTATCAGCGGTAATACTACCACCTTGAAAATGTTGCGCAATTCTTTTCTTTGCTACACTTGATAAATTGATAGGAATATTCACAGCAGGATATTTAGAAGTATATCCCCTTTTAGTGAATTGAAATACGTCATTTTCTCCTATCCTCCGAAGTCCTTTCACTAGGATTAAAGCACCTAACCCTGATGAAATTCCCAAAGCTTCTAATTTCGTCATAAGCCTACTCCTTTAAAGATTCAAGAAAATCATTAAAATCATTAAAACCATACAATACATCAAATGCAGCATCCGCACATTCTTCATCATACAGTATACCTCTGTTTTTATTTATTTCATCTAACGCTACCGCAACTCCAAGAGCAGGCCTATATGGTCTATGTGTTGACATCGATTCGATTACATCACTAACAGCAATAATCTTGGATGAAAACAAAATGTCATCACCTTTTAATCCTTGTGGGTAACCAGACCCATTTATTCTCTCGTGATGTTGATGTACTATTTCAGAAACATCACAAGGTAACAGATCTTTAAATGGAATGTTTTTAATTATATCGTATCCTACATCTGAATGGTCTTTAATCAAAGCAAACTCATTCTTACTCAATTTTGATGGTTTAGTCAAAATATCAGAAGGTATAGATATCTTACCAATATCATGCATTAAGCCAGCAATACGAACACAATCAACTCTATCTTCTTTTAATCCAAGAATCTTAGCCATTTCAACAGATAATTGTGTAACCCTTTCTTGATGTCCCGCAGTATAAGGATCTCTAGCTTCCGTTACTTTGGAGAGAGTTCTAATTGTTTGATCTAATACATTAATTACTTCTTGAGTTTTTTCTTTCACTTCTCTCTCTAAATTTATCTTATAATTCTCTTGGTGTACTAAGAGTTGATATTTTTCAATACAATTATTGACGGTGTGCAGTAACAAATCAAAATTAACCGGTTTCATTAAATAATCACAGGCACCATGTCTAAGAGAATCTACTATATCCTGCATTGAACCAGCACCAGAGAACATAACAACTTGGTGTTTTGGATAATCACTTTTAATAAGTGCCAAAAGTTGAACACCAGTCAATCTTGGCATATCAATATCAGTAAGCGTTACAATTGGCGTATATTGATTAAATAATCTTAAACCTTCCTCCCCATCGTTTGCTGTAATGACTTCGAACCCATTCCCCTCCAAGAAATGTTTTATTGGTTCTACTACCAACGGTTCATCATCAATCAAAAGAATCTTAAAGGGTTCATTCATCACATTAATACTCCATCTAATATTTTGTCTATTTGATCAAATTCCCAATGGGGGATTCGCAATAATCCCATACCCTTTTCTTCAATATAGGAGTTCTTAATTTGATCATTAATTTTAGTTCGTTCGTGAACATATTTAGCTTTATATCCTTTATTTACTGGATCGTAATGGTGCTCACCATCGAATTCAATTAATATATTATGGTCTGGTAAATAAAAGTCAAATCTTAATGGCTTTCTTCCTGTTCTTCCAAGACAATCTTTAAATGTCTTTTCCATCTCAAATGTCACTCGACGTTGTTCAAGTGATTGTGCAATCTTTAGTTCTCCTTTTGAGACTTTCTTGCCCTTATAATATCTTCTCTTTTTAGGCATCATATACCTCTAAATATTCAAACATGTTTCTAAATCCATTCTAACACTCGATGTCGGAGAAAGAGGATCAAACTTAATTGCAGTCGAATACTCCCTTTTATCCAGTTTAACACACCGATTACAAAGCCCCGTAAGGTTAATATCACCCGAAGGTAAACTTAAAATGATAGTTAATAATGATCCTTTTTCGATAAATTTATTAGTTCGACACATTACTCCACTCAAACTAATATCTTTTGTTTTGCCAAGAATTTGGTCATTTATTTTTATATTTAATTCTTGACATGCTCGGTTAAAGAATCTTTGATCATTCATTTTTCCTCTTTTGCACCTTAAAGATTTAAGACTTGACAGCGTGTCCTTCTTCGACAAGAAGTTCATTAATGTTGGTTTCATCGACCACTAATATACCCAACACCCTACCGTATTTACCTCTTTTATCTAACTTGGTTTGAATTGTGAATTTCTCCGGTAACAATTCTTTAAGACGATGTTTAGCGGCAAGCCCTTTCATCTTCTGAACATCATCCCTTGTTCTTACTTCAGGAGCATTAATTCCGAATAAACGAATTCGACTCTTATAATGCATATCAAAACCTAAATCAATAATAACATCAACGGTATCACCGTCAATTATTCTATCTAATTTACAACTATACTCATACATCCTTTCACCTTATACGTGCGCAAATTTAAGTTTACTAGATTGTTTAGCAGCCTTTTTGGCAGCTTGTTTCTTTTCAACCATTCTGGCATTGCGTTGTAATTGAAGTGCGGCTCTATCCATTTTTCTTGATTTAGCCGCTTCACTTCCAGCTTTTTTAGCTACAGAATAGCTTTTTGTACTTACTTTTGAATTAGAACTCCCATCTCTTTGTAACTTCTTATTTAGAAATGCGAGTCGAGTGGCAGCCTTCCCATGTCTTATAGCTTTATTTGCATGAATTCCCGCCTGGTCTTTAATCTTTTCTGCATGCTTCCTAACTATCTTTCTTCCAAGTTTTGTGCCATATGCAATTCTTCTTACACCTTTAACAATAGCTCTACCTACTTTATTTTTACTCATACGATGTGTTAACTTTCGAATTTCACTATGCCGTTTTCCGCCCCAACGTCTTTCTTGATCTGTGCCCATATCTGCTGCATCTTTAAGATCTTTTTCGATTTGTACTTGTTCACTTCCTGAAAATTTATCAGATTTAGAAATACCTTCCCATACAATAGAAAACTCTCTATCAAAATAATTATCTATTTCAGTGATATTATCAGTATCGAGAAAACGCAATACATCTTCAAGGAATGATTCACCATATTTATTTATACAACACACTGTAATATCTTCAATGATTTGTTCATCAGTGTCAACAAACAAATTTGATATTGTAATCATATCAATCTCCTAATTATTTCATTGCAAGCAAGGGGACATTGCGTTTAGCTTGAGGTTTCATTCTTTTTGTGTTCCCTTGTTTAGCTTTTTGCTTTTTCTCAATAAAGTCAGCGTTTCTTCTTAACTGATGTGCTTGTCTTAATTTCTTCGATGCTTGATGAGCATATACTCCAGCGTTACGGCCATGTGCATCAGATGCCATATTATAGGACATAGCAGCACCAAGATTCCCAAGATTCCCAAGGGTTGTGTTCTTTGAAATACCTTTTGCTCTTAATGCAGCTCTTAATGACTCTTTCCCATGCTGACCAGCTTTAGTCATTTCTGGTGATGCCATCTTATCAACAACATCTGCATATTTCCTAACAACTTTTCTTCCTAATTTAGTTCCATATGCTACACGCCGTACTCCTTTAACAACCGCTCTACCAATTTTACTTTTACTCAATTGATTCGTAATCTTTCTAATACCTCTTCTTTTACCAGTTAAAGACTCACTAGCTTTTCGTCCAGATTTAATTGAGTCTTTAACATTCTTTCTTACTTCCCTTTTATCCTCATCATCAAATTCTTCTACTTCAAATAAAGCATTATACTCTTTATCAAAATATTCTTCCATTTCTGTCATAATACCAGATTCGAAGAAAGGAATAATGCTTTCGAGAAAACAATCGCCGTATTTATAAAAACAATGTATAGTAAGATCCTCTATTAATTGTTCATCAGGATCTATAAATAACTCTGATATTGGAATCATAATAATATCCTTACTTTTTCTTCCTTGGAGTAACTACAAATATAGTTTTACCTTTATTATCTTTAAGCTTTTGTCTAATATCAGCAGCAGTATCTTTGTAAGATTTAGCTTTTATACCTAGGTTGTTAGAATATTTTATTGCTCTTTTTCCACCACCTTGGAATTTCCCAATTTTCTTTGCACCATAGGAAAGTCTTTCAGCCCCCTTACCCATCTTTTCTCGAACTTTAGCCCAATCTTTCATTACACTCCGACCTAATTTAGAACGATAAGGCACCATACTTAATCCTCTAGTAATTGAAGTTCCAATTTTGAACTTTGATTCGAATAAGTAAGATATTGCAATCATGATTTAATGCCCTGTTTAATATGTTTTGACTTTAAAAAATCAGAAAATGACTCTAACTCCATTATAGGTAATATTTTCTCCATATCATCGTGCCATTGATAAATGTAACCATTATCAGTATCTAACAATATTTCATCACTACCAACAGAGTGTATTGCTATATAACTCTCTGGTAATTCAATGCTGTCTCGTAATATCTTTGTATAACCTATTACGGAAGGAATGTCTTTGCCTTGGTCACCTTTCCATGATCCGTAGATAGAAAGATTCTCTTCATCAATAGCACCATGCCACTTAATAAATTTTTTATAGTCCCCAGGGAGTCTAACATTAAGAGATTCCTCTATTTTTTTTACTGCTCCAGCATGAGGTACTATTTTCCCGAATAAATGTTTTATCGTAATCATTTCTCTAATTTTGATAATAGTTCCATTTTGCCCGAATCAGCGCTCTTTTGAAATCTTAATACAACAGTTTTACCAGATTTCGCTCTAAACTTTTTAGATCGAATAAGAGGCCTACCAGTATCTGGATCTTTCGCAGCTTCGGACTCTTTTGGTTTATCTTTCGGTTCATAATGTGTATAACCACCAGATTTTGTTTTCTTACCTGGTTCGAATTCCTGCTTTTCAAATAAATTACTTACGGGTAACATAATTACCTTTTCCTTCTAAGAATTCTTCTAATAATAATTTATCTTCATCAAGTATACTTTCTTTTTTGAAACATAATGCTGTGTGGTACACGCCACAATTAACATTTAATGTTCGTAAAGTAGTAGCTTCAATGAAAATACTTCTATCAGGTAGTTTTAATTCAATCTTATAATCTGTAATATCTTCAAGTATTTGGTTCACGGTCGCGTAAAGCCCACCCATACCTATATTGGTAGTTCGTCCACAAATTTGACCATTGATTATTATATCGATTGATTTTTCTACCCGAACATGTCGGCGATTACCTAGAACCGCATTAGTAACTACTAGCATTTTATTAGAATCTAAATAAGTTATTTGTTAACCCAGGGAATCTGACATGAAGCCAAATAGCTAAAGTAGCAACTAACCATATCCAGCCCATGACTGCTATTGTAAATATTGACCAAAATCGTCGTTTAGTTTTGTATAAGAACCGTAGCATAAATCCCATTTGAGGAGGCATATTCGGAATGCGCCTATCCCATGGACCACTACGCCGTTCTTTAAATCCTTCATCACTCATTAATATTCCTTTGGATAAGACACTCCCAAGGAAAGGAGATCACCATGAACAAACCCTGGGAGTGTCCGCCACCCACCTTATCCGAGTTCTTTACCGAACCCAGCTGCCGCTGCTCCATCAACACCTAATTGACTATCATTAAATGCTTGACCAGTCGGTTTAATCTGCGAAGCAGGAGCAAACCCCTCTTCTGCACGATGTCCACCTACACTCGGCGAATCTTTCTTCTCTGCAATCATAAAATGTATGAAAGTACCATCATCACTGTACACCTCTACTGATCCATCGGCTGCTTCATATTCGAAGGTCAATCCATCCATGTCACCATCGCCGCCACGAGCAGCCTCAGCAGCATCCATATCAGCAACATCTTCACGATGAGGAACATCAAGAGAAAGCATTTGATCTGCTACACGATCAAAAGCATCTCCATGATAAGGCACACATACCAACCAATCTGTTACATATTCCCCAACCCTCTTCATCACAACACATTTCGGGCTTTTAAGTACTGCATCAAAAAGAGTTCGGGCTTCTGCAGGATCGTTAACTTTGTGAAGTACTTCTAATTTAAACTTAGCCATGATCATCACTCCTTATAGAATTTTTAATGTTGTTCAGCCATCAATTTCAAAATGGTCAATTTTTCTTTCTTCTTTCTCATTAATAAAATTATCAATCTTCTTTCGAACACCCATATCAATACTACTAAAATAAATGCCTACTTCATAATTATCTTGTTTAATTTTCTCACAACGAACGACAACTCCATCAAATATAACATCATCATCAGGAAGATTAAGGGTTAATCTTAATCTAGTCATTTCACTTATAGGTTTAGTCATTGTACAGCTAGCACCAACACAACTCAAATCCTTTGTTTCCCCGTGAATATCGTGAGATGCATCTTCAGGAATTATCTTGAACTTAATTGGAGCTTTGACTCTTTTACTTCTTCGTCTTTCACGTATTATAACTTTTTCTTCAGTCATTTGTAACCACCTAAGTTTTGGTAATTTGAACCCTTTTAAACCAACCTCGGCAATACTTTTCCTGAGTAGGGCTTTTCTTCATATAATTTAAATAATGACTAGCCTGTAAAGTATTCATAATTTTAAGTAGTAATTCATCCGAATCAACCCTCAAATATATGCTTAAGTTCATCATAGTAGTTGGTCCTAATTGTCCATCATCAGACATATCGGGAAATAGTTTACCGTTACGATTTAGAAAATTAAGACTTCTCTGAAGAAATTTAACTGACCGTTTAATACCCATATTAACTCCGGTATCAAACATTTCTTCACCAAGATCTTGGGAAGGTAAATCATCCCCTTGGAATGGATCCCAATAATGATGTTTATAAAAATTTTGAACCATTTGTTGAATTGTAGCCAACCTGTCTAGATTTTTAGGGAAGTTAGGTGCTTGTTTAGTACCATCAATAATCTTCCATCCTTCCCAACCAGGATGGAATCTTCGCGCAACACCCTTGTAAGTTTCCCCACCAGCGTCATCAGGGTCGTGAACATATCCGCCTTCATGCCCCATCGTCTTATCATACGCGTTCTTGAAATTGGCCATCCTCTTTATCCTTTTCTGAATCTAACCCTTTTGTGAAACTAACATATTCTTTTAGTTCTTGTTGTTTATCACTTAGGAAACCTTCAATACATTTCCTACAATGAACCTCATTATTAAGAACAACAATATCACTAGCCTCTAGTGAACCGTGTTCACGATTACATCTTATCGTCACTCCTGTGCTCACTTGATTTTTCCTCTCCAGGTTGTTTTGCTTGTTCTTTCTCAACAACCTTCATTCTTGGTTCGTTATCAACTTCTTCTACATGATTCTTCTTAGTTATTTTATCTCTCTTCCATAACAACGTAAATAGGTTACACATGAGATCATCAGGAAGAACAAATTTACTAAATTTTATTTCTTCTGGTTCTCCAAATATGCTGTATATAAACTCGGAACAATAAAGATTTTTATTATCACATTTGAAATCGTAATCATATCCAATCTTTTGTTCATGTAATTCTTCAGCTTTCCCTATTGCGGGTTGAATTAGATTATTATTTTTACATCGAAGAATACCAATATCGTCACATCTCATAAATGTTAGTATGTCTTCTTTTGTGATCCCCTTACCTAACATATGAATAACGTCATCATCACCCGAATAGAAAGCTGCATGAGACCAATATCCTGGTACAAGAAGGCTACCAATATAATGACTGTAACGACGAAGCAATACATCACCAGGTTCAAGAATACCAAGAATCTCTCTCATATGATGACCTTTGATTTGGTAATGAGAATCACCAAACAATATAATACCACCAAAATAGATTCGTATATCTGCGGCCCATGCTATAAGTTTATCTTTAAATCGTTTCTCTGCCATATTGTTACTCCTTTGGTAAAGATTTAATCGATTTAGCTTTTACATCAAGATCCTTTCTATCTTTTACCTTATCTCTTAATAATGCCATTGCTGGTAACAATGTACGAGTATTTAATCTTTTTCTTAAAAATAATTCTTTACCTTTTTTATTACCTAATCCAACAATAAAATCATATTTCTCTAATATACTAATCATGTTAACTCCTACCGGGCTTTACACATTTTAAAATTATTCCCATCTCTCTCAACATAAGTACGATTATGAATCCAATCTCCGGTATTAATATAATCACATTCTCTTATATCTTTTGGATCAGAATCTCGAAGTACTATTTTAGGTAAATGAGTATGTCCCATAACAAGGTATTCAAAGTCTTTCTCATACTTCGACACCATGTGCTTTTCCATATCAAGCACTAGAGCATTATATTTCTTATGTTGCCTCTTGGCTGAGATCGAATGATACAGATTTCGGGTGTATGCTAATAAGTTAACTCCTAATCTCTCTAGGAACCATCTGATAGGGTATACAAGTTTGGCCATCCAGAAATGTCTCGTTATCAATTCGTCAAATTCTTGACCATGAACGAATAAAGTATCACCATCTCGAAGAAATTCAAAGATCCTACACATATCAAAAATAGAATGCATTTGTGTTATGTCTGGATCGTGGTTACCTCTAATAATTAGCATAGAACCACGTTTTGCACGTTGATTTATTTCATTGATTAAATGTCCATAGTTGCTTTTAATAACATCTACCGGCGCTTCCCAGGTGTCTATAATATCACCAAGTATAATTATTCTATCATATTTGGCATCATTAAGAAGTCTTAAAATTATAGCTTCAGAATTAAATAAAGGATTACCTAAATGTAAATCAGATAAATATAAATCCATGATCGGCATATTCCATTTTTATTTTCATAAAGTTTATATAGAAATAGTTATAATATGGGCAATAATGCCCAAGAGCGAAAACCTTAATAAAGGAGATTGTACAATGGTAGAAAAGAAACAACCAGCGGCTAAGGCAAAGAAAGACCAACCCCAGATTGAAGTAGGTAGCGAAACAACTGGATACTGGGATTATTATTCTATTTTATTTCGTCTTCGCAGAACGATGCTAGGTACTTGTACCGAGGCATCAATAATGCAGGAACACGTTATTCAAAAGGCTCGCAAACAAATCAAAAAGGCTAATCGCCTTGGCGATCGTATTGTAAAGTCTATTGACAAGTTCAAAGGAGATGCTATCTCCGAAGACAAAGAAATTGAAGAGGTCAAGAAGATTATTATGGCATTCGCAGAATTGACCGCGAAACCACTTAGTATGAATCTTCCGAACGATCTCAAATCCTTGCTCACCATGGCGAAGGAAGTCAAAAAAGATTACGACGAACTCGTTGCAAAAGGTGAACAAGCAAAGTTCACAGTCTTCATGAAAGAACCGAAGAATGGTGATCCCAATACACTATGGCCGGTTATTAGTACCCATATGATTTTAGGGAATCTCAAAGAGAATCTCAAAATCATTTGCAACAACGGAGACAAAACAATATTGTCTACTAAAGTCTCCATCGGTGAAACTATGGCGTTAGATGTCAAAGCTATCGAAGAGTTTATGACTCCCAACCTAGACATTATGCGCCATCCGGATGGTAAACCTCTTATTGAGGAACGACCCATATCGTTTAACCGTATGGGGAAGACCGAAACGGCAATTGCTGCTTCTGAACAGTTGCCTAAACTTGCCACATTCGGTTGTAAACTTCGTATCCGTAAAGGTAGCCCTATTAATGAGACTGCCCTTAGGAAACTTTTTACTTACGGTAAAAACAATGGATTAGGAGCTAATCGTGGTGCTGGTAATTTCGGCTCCTATGATTACAAACTGGAGAAACTACCCAACTTCGTTGAAACTGTCGAAGGACACGAAGACGGGTGGAGATAGGCGCTATGAACTCATACGAATTAAGGCGTACTATTGGTCTGGTTCATTTCGCTTATGTGACGTGAAGGTGGCGTAAACTGACATGAAGTCTGATTTCGTACTGGTTCTGTATATTACCGTACTGTGTAATATTATCATGTATAGTTGAGGTGTGATGTCTTAACGTACAATTGGCTGATATAATGTACTGATGATGTATTCCGAGATAAAGTAAACTTTCGGGTGTCATTATGTGCGACGACATACTCTTTTATGCTGTCACGTTATGGTCGCATGTTATACAATGCGATGCAGTAATGGTGTAGTTTTATGGCATGGAGTGAAGTTAAGTAAAGGTGATGTATGATCTTATCCAGCATTGTGCCGTAGTGGTCAGGTGGCGTTATACGTCATAGACTAATGTGCGACACAGTAACGGTTATGTAATGTGTTGTCGACTTACGATTCGTGGAGTTGTGTCAAGTCTTGGTTATATGGTCTGTCATCTATTCCTGACTGGCGTTGTAACAGCTTTGCTCGGTCTCGTTGCGTCCCGCTAATAAATAAATAAAATAAAGTAAGGTGAGAATCCTTATTAGCGAATGTATTGGTATGATACAATTTTACCAAGTAGGCTTGAGTTGAGTTATGTACGATGATGGTCCCATCCCGTATTGTAGGTTTCCACTTTGTTTCGTCCTGGCAACATGGAGTTGTTTGATCTGCCATTATATGGAGTAGCGGTGGACTGAATTACGCTCAACTTAGGCGTTGTAACAGCAAGGTGCAATGAAATTTACTATTGTGAAGTTCTGTATGGGTGAAATAGTATGAACCGTAGTTGTGGTGGGTTAAGCTATCACAAAGCAGGGTTTGATGATGTAAAGTGGCGGTAAAAGTAAAGTCCAATCAACCTATGTAATGTGCAGTGTCCGGTAAACTGTGATTACATGAACTTTTGTTTGCTACGAGTTGAGTCAGATAAGCTCATGTAATTTATCGTATTGGTGAAGCGTTATCAACTACAATGCTATTTGGTGGAGGTCCAGTTTTGCCTTTATGTGGTAGAATTGTGTGGGCTGTTGTTTTGGTGACAATAAATAATATGACATAAAGTAAAGTGGGGAAGTCAACCCAACGTCATCAAAACAATTCCTTGGTACAGTTGTATCAATTAGCCTGAAGTTTCATGTCGGTATTGTTCTGTCCATTAATGTTCAATATTGTAATGTTCAATATACTCAAGTATTGGTACAATGTCGTAAACTGGAGTGAATCGCAGTACCAGTGAACCGAACTCAAGCAATGTTTCGTTCTGGTGAACTGAAGTGTACTCACGTAACGTCGGGGTACTATGATATAAATCAGAGTAAGATGTCGTTCTGGTTTGATACTGCAAAAAGCAAAATGCCCTGAGGCTTGATTCTGTTAAATAGAATTACGGTATAATATAATATCGTAGGATAGCCTGAAACTTCATGTAGGTAATGTCATGTCTCATACCATGAGTTCATGTGCCGTTCCGGTAAGACATCCTAAAGTAGAATGTGATGATGTAAAGGCTGGGTGACGCAATATTGGCTGACGTAGATGTATAGGTCTAGCATTGTTGGCTCGAATATGGTGAAATAGAGTAATGGTTGGGTCGCGTTGGCTCGTGTGAAGTTTCTTGAGGTAACGGTGGACTACGGTCAACTGATGTAATGTCGTTCCGGTAAAGGTAAAACACCATATCGTATTGTGTAGTCCCACCGGTAGCGTATCACGCTGTGAGCTCCAGTAAGGGTTTAGTTAACCATAGTGAGTTTGGGTTGTGTGACGGTAACGTCCAATATCATCTGGTCCATCACCGTACTGGTGAGGTGGTTTGCGATTATGTATTATTATGTGATGCTTTGTTTTGGTGAAATGATTTATCATAAGTCATATTACCGTTTAGTGATGGCAATGTCCTATATCGCCTGATCTAGTATTGCACTGACTCGGTAGCGTATCACGCTGTGCGCTCCAGTAAGGGGTTTAGTTAACCATAGTGAGCTTGGATTGTGTGACGGTTTAATGAAGTACAGCACTGTTACATATCGTATTGGTGGGACTATGTTAAGTCAACCGACGTGTCATTATGGTATTGTACTGCCCAGTAGATCACTATGAACTTCCGTTTTGGTCCGGTAGACTATCATGTTGTAAAGTACTGGTATAACGAAGTACCCTATAATCGGATATGGTTATGTAGTGGCTATGTGTCATAGCATAACATATCATTATGTAAAGCTATGGTTCGGTTATGTGCAACTTTGTTCGCTCAATTTCAGTGCAGTCGGGGTATCATAAACTCAAGTGTCCTGGTCTAGAGTAAAGCATTGGTTATGTTGCGCTGGTAAACTGTTGTACTATTTTATCGGGTATCGTTCTGGTGGACTAATCTACCGAGCCGTATCGTGAAGTCACGGTGCTGTCAATCACTATGAACTACTATAATGTGGAATACGGTGACGGTTGAATGCAATGGAGTTTCCTACCCTTACATTAAGTAATGGTCAGGTGAAACTTTGTATCATGTGATGATGCGATGTGAAGACTTTGTTGCGTCCGATGCAATAGTATTCAGTGGTATTCTGTAATGGTAATCTAGACTTGGCTAAAGTATTGTTTCATCATGGTCTAGGTATGCTGAGCTGAATTACGATGTCGTTGGATAAAGTAGTATGTAGTAAAGGTCTAGTCTACCCTACTGTTGTGGTGCGGTCAATCTGCGTAATGTAATATATTGTGCAGGTGAGGTGTGTTGTTCTACCTTGGAGTTAAGTGTAATGATGTCGCGGTATGGTGAATTAAAGTATGTCATTGTTCAGTGACGGTATGGCGATGTGTCTTGTTATAAAGTACAGTAATACATCGTCAGGGTTCAACATTGCATCTTACAGTGATGTCCGGGTATGCTTCTGTTGTCATCATATCGTACGATGACGTATGGGTATGCTGAATCAAAGTGTCGTTTACCTAAAGTACCGTTGGGGTAAGGTGTTTTCATGTTCCGTAGCATGGGTTGAAGTTGCGGTATGGTTACATCAGTTATGATGCATTGAAGTTGCGTGGCGGTACGATAAACTGAAGTAAGCTGAGCTAAGGTCGGGGTATGCTGAATTCAAGTGAAATGATGTAAACTGATGGTACGATTCTGCTATGTGGCATAATATAATGTTTTGTGTAGGTCCAGTTGTATGGAGTTATATGCCGTTATGGTCTGATACGATGAATCATGATATAATACCGTAAGGGTGATGTGAGATATCGTTCAATTCAGTACTGGCACGTATCGTTGGGTTCTGTCCACTAGAGTTATGTAATGGTGAAATTATGTCAGTCTAAGTGCATTGTTATAGTGTGCGCTTTTGTAAAGTAGAGGCAGGATAACGTAACCCGAAATACAGTATGGTTTCATACAGGTGATATAAAGTCAGCTAACGTTGTGTATAGTATCGTATTATGGTGGCAACGTTACATTCATTATTGTACTGTGGTGTTAGGGTGGAATTATGTGGGCTGAGGTTTCGTAGGGTTTCGTAGTGGTACGCTAAAGTTTACTATTGCCCATTCTCGTAAACTGATGGTAAAATTAGCTAACGTTGTATATACTGTAGGGTTTCGTAGTGGTACGCTAAAGTTTACTATTGCCCATTCTCGTAAACTAATGGTAAAATTAGCTAACGTTGTATATACTATCGTACTATGGAACGGCATCATAAAGTTACGCCAGCTAATGTGCAGTCGAGTCCTGGTTGGATTAAGTTGGGTGTAATATTGTCATGGTTCGATATAGCTTCATTGACTCGGGTTATGGCCTAGTTCAATTTACTCGGCTACCGTATTGCTAGGGTGAACTGTGATATCGCAGACTAAGCGTGGCTAGACAGTCTTTTATAGGTTGTCTAGCCACAACCTAATTTTTTTATTAAACAATTGACCACGGAATGCCTAATACAATCACTATTAATATCAATACCAATATTATAATTGCAGGTATATAAAACTTCTTAAGGTAATAATATTTAGATCCTTCTTCTTGTGTCTTTAGGATCTTTAATTCTCGACCAATATGTAAGAGCAACAAAAGTACCATTCCTCTTATTATTATTTCAAATACTTTAACAGTTGTTTCTTCTGGGCTCATACCCTAACCTATTCTCTTATCCTGCTACGCTTTTTTGCCTATGCATTGTTAATATACACCCTATATGATAATCATGATCCCCATCATCTATATTAGTGTCAACAGTGACTCTTACTCTCATTCCATGACCTATTTTATCAGTATCTGAAGTCTTAAGTTGTATAGCATTATCTCCAACTAACTGAATATGATTAGCGAATCTAGAGAACGTTATTTCCATCGTAAAGATATTATAATTACCATCACCTGCCGGCATTGGACGAATATTCTCAAACAATTTAGTTGTTGAATTCCAATCAGTGTCCCAATACGCAGGAGGCTTACCAAATTGTGGATCTCCCGCTTCAGGAATAAATATCAAACCAGGAGTAGTGGGGTCGGTTAAATCCTCATTAATATCTACATTGCTTGCTCCACCTGCAAGAGCAGAAGGCAAAACAATATAAGGTGCAGCTGGATTAACAAAATATCCCGTGCCTGTGTTTGCATCCGGGGTCGTCGTTACAATTCTAGGAACAATCTCTACTGTTATTTCATCAAATTCACAATTTTTCCAACTTAGATAACCTTCATGAATATAACTAAGATTTTCAATAGTATTAAAATCTAGATACTTAACATGCTGTAAACCATCCGCAATGTGATGATTAAATGAAAGTTTTTCTCCACCACCAACAAGTGCAATATTACTTGGGTCATCCCCTCGACTTGTAAAATGTACTTTAGTACCTAACGGTCTTGATGTTTGATGTACCCTCATTTTACCTGAAGTATCTCTTTTTTCTTCCTCAGTTAATGTATCGACAATAGATATCTTAGTTGAATCTATTTCATGACCTGAATTATTAGGACAAGCAACAGGTTCTATCTCGCCCCATATTTCGTAATACATATTCTCTGTATTACACCATACTCTATATTTGTTAAGTGTAGTGGGCATACTATATCTCCATTAGTATTTTAGCCATGCAAGCCAAGCAATAGTAAAATCTACGAAACACCGCTTGGTAAATTCTCAGGTACTGTTCCAGAAAATTGAATCATAAAGAAACTTACATAAAAATCACAACCATCATTCTCAGACTTTCTTCCTTGTAACTCTAGAAGTGCTTGTTCTGCTGGCCATCCTGTAGTCACTGGTTGTGAGAATACCTTCCAAACTTTTTTCTCAGAGTGCATCCTAATCCAATCAAATACTACTTGATTATTAGTTGAATCAAAAACTCTGAGATCAAAATATTTATCATTATCATCTTTAGAATATATAACTGCCTGAACTCCAATAGGAGTACCTAACTGATTTGTTCCTCTGAATATAAAATGAGTGCTTGGTGTCCAACTATCTCCAGCAAATTTAAAAAAGTTTTTATTATATGAACCAAAGCTAAGAGTAAGATCTCCTGCCCCACCTTCACCAGCTTCTGGAACACTACTAGGATCTACTCCACCTGAAAGTAAACCAGTATGGGCCGCAATAATAGCATCTAATTCTGTTTCTTCATCTTGAGTTAATGCATCATTAAACCATACCTCACAAATATCTTCATCGAGATTAGTATCAATATGATGAAGTTCTGTTGTTATAATAGTGGATGCCTGAATTTCTTCTTGTAGTATTGTAATGTCTACTTTATGATTTATTACAAAATCATCATATATCGAATAAGCATAATCGGTTAAAGCCATGTCAATTCCTCTATAATTATGATGGTACCTTCCAGATTTCTAATCTAGCTCGACGAATTGATGCTGTATCGCCAAGATTACTACAACACCAATCAAGATCTACTGTATGATTTCCAGCGGATAAGTTCTCATATTTAAACCCACTTGCAGGATGCCATTGATCACTACCTGCATCTTTAGGTTCCCACTGGTGTTCCATAATAGTGGTCGTATCATCAATTTGAACTTGCCCTCTAAAATCATTAGATCTATTGTTGTATTGCCATTCATAATACCAACTAATTCTATATTTACCACCAACTAGACCAGTAAGAGTCAATCTTACTTTTTGTTGGTAGGCATTATTGGTAGTCTGTTGCAATGTCTCTGATGATGTTTCAAACAATTCTTCAAATACACCATCTTGTCCATCGACACCGTCAGCACCATCTTGTCCATCTGCACCTGCAGGACCCGTATCACCTGGTTCCCCTTTTAATCCTGTGAAAGGACCAAAATCAAACCATACACTTCCATCATACATTATGACGTGTTTTGACATGTCCCCATTGAGAGGAGCAGGTAGCGTTTGATTAGATCTATTATCATCTAAAACAAGAAAATAATAAAGATCCGTTGAAGATGCTCCAGACGTTGTTTCAATCGACGTTATTTTTGCTTCATCTAAATCATCATATTCATCAACCTGAAAAGCTTCTCCTTGGGGACCTTGGGGACCAGTTGCGCCATCTGCACCATCCACACCATTAGCCCCATCAGCTCCGTCAACACCAGGAATACCTTTGATTCCCTGAAGTCTTTTAATATTAAGAACTAGATTAGGTTGACATGTCACTACTGATGTATTTGCTCTCATTAATTGAACTGTGATATAATCTCCATTATTCAAATAATAAGGAAATGATGCTTTTAAATCTTGTATCTCTGTCTGATAAAAATCCCCTGTTACTTCACTTGCAGGAATAGAAGTTGTGCCATTAACTTGTATTCTACCATATACAAGAGTCATAGTTGTTGCTACTAATGATTGGAAATAAAAATCTATATCATACCAACCATCTTCATAAACATATATTCTCTCAGTATTGGTATCATCATGTTTGATAACTGTATCATCGGTTTCTGCTTCAGTTGTATCTAAAGTTACATCGCCCCAAGTCGTACCTATATTATAGGTTGTTGATCTACGAGCGGATACTAAATTGATTAATGTTACATCTCCAGCAGGACCTTCAACACCTTTTATATTTCCTATTAATACCCATGACCCACTTTGTTTCTCATACACATCACTGGTATTAGTATTTAGATAATAATCACCATTCTCTCCAGTTGCTCCCGCAGGAATACCTGCTCCATTGTACCAAACAGAACCTGAAGGACCTGGTAACCCTGTATCACCCTTTATTGAATCTACTTTATATACTTCTAAATCCGATTTAAGTATAGCAGACGGATCACCAGAAGATATTACTTGAACTGATATCCACTCATTAGCATTAAAATATTCAACTACTTCATTAGATAATTCATCTGTTATTCCACCTTGATTAACATTAGTTAATATATGTGAATTATCACATTCTGAAGCTGGTAAGAACACTGAATCATTTTTATTTATTCTTGCGTTCAATGTACTATTCACATTAGTTGGTGGAGTACCATTAGGAGGTATGCTATACATAATATTATAGGCTACTCTATAATACCCTGCCTCATTGAAATAAATCCTATCTTGATTTGCTACGCTATGACTTAATCTAGAAGGCTCAGTTTCTGAGTCCTTTATTGGATACACTATATCTTGCCAGGTCGTAGGAAATGTAGTATATGTGTTCATTCGAACTCGACAATGAACCATAGCTGGTTGTCCAAATAATTCATACTTCTTATATGCGAGTATATTTGGATCCCATACATATGCTGCTGCTGTATCATTTGCAATATAGAGTTTGCCTGCTATACCCGTAGCCGGGAAACTAGATGATGAATTATAGAAGTAACTATCTGTTATCTTTACATTACCTACACCATCACCAATCCATAAATCTTTAGTATCGAGGGAGACAGCAGGCTCCCCTCGTTGAAGGGAAG